GTGCCGGATATTGTTGCAAATCAATTGAGCACCAAATTGGGTTCCCTCGGCAACAATACCGTTGCTGACGCGCTGTCGGCCATGGCGCAGTCTATCACGACTGACTACCGCAACGAGATAAGCCAAGCCATTGAGAGTATTGGGCAAAGCAATAGCTGGACACAAGGACAGATCGAAGAAATTGCTGCAGCCGTCGACAACATTATCGTACCTGACATTGTTGACACTCAGCTGAGTTTAAAAGTCGCACCTTTAGCTAAAGCGGCTCTTGCAAGCGATCTATATCAACTGGAGACCGCTGTAACCGAAGCGTACACCGCGGCAATTACGCAAGCGGTTGATAATATCAGCCAAAGTAACAATTGGACACAGGCACAGATAGAAGAGATTGCCGCTAACATCGACATGGTTACTGTCCCAGATATTGTTGATGCACAGCTTAATTTGAAAGTGGCACCCCTTGCTATCACGGCAATTGAAGACAGCCTTAACGCATTGCAAGCTTCTGTCACCGAAGCCTATAGAGCCGAAATCACACAAGCTCTTCAGGGGATAGAGCCTGGCGATAGTTGGACTCAATCGCAAATAGAAAATATTGCTGCGGCGGTAAGTACTGCTATCACCTCTGACATTGTTGATAATCAACTCAGCGCAAAATTAGGCGCTCTTGGCGACAATACCGTTGCAGACGCACTTTCGGCCATGACCCAGTCTATCACGACTAGCTATCGCGCCGAGATAAACCAAGCCATTGAAGACATAGGGCAAAGTAGTAGCTGGACGCAAGGACAGATCGAAGAGATTGCCGCAGCGGTCGACAATATTATCGTACCAGATATCGTTGATACTCAGCTGAACCTAAAAGTCGCCCCCTTGGCCAAAGCGGCCATTGCTGACGATCTATATCAACTGGAGAACTCAGTAACCGAAGCGTATACCGCGGCAATTGTCCAGGCAATTGACAATATCAACCAAGGTAGTAATTGGACACAAGCACAGATAGAAAGCATTGCCGCTAATGTCGATACTATCACCGTACCAGATATCGTCGATAATCACCTCAATGCCAAGCTTGGTACGTTGGGAGAACAAACCGTTGCAGATGCACTCCTCGCAATGGCTCAATCGATCACGACCAGCTATCGAACTGAGATAAATCAGGCAATTGAGAGTATTGACCTAGGCAACAGCTGGACACAGACGCAAATAGAAAACATTGCCGCTAATGTCGACTCAGTTAACGTTCCCCAGCTCATTGACACTCAGTTAAGCGCAAAAGTTGCCCCCTTGGCCAAAGCTGCGCTGGCTGATGACTTGAACGCATTGGTGGCGTCCATCACTACGGCTTACCAAGCAGAAATCATACAAGCGATTGATAGCATAGAACAAGGCAACCAGTGGACGCAGGCACAGATTGAGGACATTGCCGCCAACGTCGATTCTATCACCGTTCCCCAGCTCATTGACACCCAGTTAAGTTCAAAAGTCGCGCCCCTAGCTAAAGCTGCGCTAGCTGATGACTTGAACGCATTGGTGGCGTCCGTCACTGCAGCTTACCAAGCAGAAATCACACAAGCGATTGATAGTATTGATCAAGGCAACCAATGGACGCGAGCACAGATTGAGGACATTGCCGCCAACGTCGACACGGTCACGGTACCAGATATTGTAGATGCTCAGCTGAGTTTGAAGGTCGCTCCTCTGGCCAAGGTCGCCCTTGCCGATGATTTACTCGCGCTGGAGAGCGCAGTCACCGAAGCATACAATACGGCCATTACACAGGCGCTTGACAGTATCAGTCAAGGCAATAGCTGGAACCAAGAACAAATCGAAAGCATTGCCGCCGCAGTTGATGCTATCACCGTGCCAAGCATTGTTGATAATCAATTAAATGCAAAACTTGGCGAACTTGGGGATCAAACCGTTGCTGATGCGCTTTTTGCTATGGCGCAGTCCATCACCCAAACCTACCGCGCGGAGATAAATCAAGCCATTGAAGGCATTGATCAAATTAACAATTGGACGCAAGGGCAGATTGAAGACATCGCCGCTAATGTCGATACTATCACCGTACCAGAGATTGTGGATAATCACCTCAATGCCAAGCTCGGTACGTTGGGTGAACAAACCGTTGCAGATGCACTCTCGACAATGGCTCAGTCGCTCACAACCAGCTACCGAACTGAGATAAATCAGGCAATTGAGAGCATTGACTTAGGCAACAGTTGGACGCAGACACAGATAGAAAACATTGCCGCCAATGTCGATTCTATTAACGTTCCCCAGATCATTGACACACAGTTAAGCGCAAAAGTTGCACCCTTAGCCAAAGCTGCCCTTGCTGATGATTTGAGCGCATTAGTGGCATCTGTCACCGCGGCTTACCAAGCAGAAATCACACAAGCGATTGATAGCATTGCTCAAGGCAACCAATGGACTCAAGCACAGATTGAGGACATTGCCGCCAACGTCGACATCGTCACGGTACCGGATATTGTCGACACACAGCTCGCTTTAAAAGTAGCGCCTCTAGCTCAAGCAGCGCTTGTCGACGACCTCAATGCCTTGCAGGCAGCCGTCACCGAAGCCTACAAAGCTGATATCGCTCAGGCAATTGAGAGCATGGGACAGGGGATCTGGAACCAGGCTCAAATCGAGGAAATCGCCGCTGCTGTTGACAACATCACCGTCCCAGACATTGTGGCGACTATACTTGCCGAAAGGTTAGGTGATCTGGGAGAACAAACGGTTGCCGATACATTATCTGCTATTAGTCAGTCTATCACGCAGGCGTACCGCACCGAGATAAACGAAGCTATTGAGCAGATTGCTCAGGGGGCATGGAGCCAGGCTCAAATTGAAGAAATTGCCGCAGCAGTCGACAGTGTCACCGTGCCAGACATGCTTGATGCACAACTGCCCGCGAGAGTTGCTCCACTGGCTCAGGCTGCTGTTGAAAACAATCTGAACGCCCTGCAAACTTCCATAACCGACGCTTACAGAGCTGAAATCGCGCAAGCCATCGAAAATATGGGCCAAGGCAATCAGTGGACTCAAGCACAGATTGAAGACATTGCAGCGGCAATAGACCATATAGTCGTGCCAGGCATTGTCGACACACAACTTGAGGAAAAACTTGCGCCACTTGCCCAAGCAGCACTTGTCGATGATCTCAGCGCGTTACAAGCAACCGTAACTGAGGCCTATCGGGCTGAAATAGCCCAAGCAATTGAGAATATTGGTCAAGGAATATGGAGCCAAGCTCAAATAGAGGAGATTGCAGCAGCCGTCGACAATGTTACAGTTCCAGGCATTGTAGAGGACAAGCTTAACGAAAAGCTCGGCACTTTTGGCGAACAGACCGTTGCAGACGCGCTATCAAACCTAGCCCAGTCAATCACTGAGACGTATCGCACGGAGCTGAGCCAAGCCATCGATAGTATTAACTTGGGTAACCATTGGACTCAAGAACAGATCCAAGAAATAGCCGCGACTGTCGACGCGATCACTGTTCCGGATATGATTGATGCTCAGCTAAATGAAGATACATTGTGGCCCATTATCGCATCAAAGACTGCGGCACAGATCGATACACACATCAACGGATCCGTCGTTCCAAAAATAGCGCAGGAAGTAGACAAACAACTACCCGATATTCTCTCTACTGTTGTACAATTAGAGATATCTAATCAACTTCCACTATTTGTGAGCGGTGAGGTTGATAAGGCGTTTGGCGCGATAACCTCAGAACTACCGAGTTTAGTTGAGTTCAAGATCAATGAGGGTCTAAAAGATGAAGGCAGTATTGCCGCATACTTTCAAGACAATGTAACCGCGCTTGCGCAAGGTATTGTACAAGAGTATGTCGACACAACGGTGTCACCCTTTATCGAGCGCATAGTACCTGAATACGCATTGAATGAAGTACAAGCTGCGCTCCAAGAAGCAGTTCCTGACTTGGTAGACAGCACCGTTCGTACCGTTGTAGATACAGAGGTTGAAACATTAAAGTCGACCTTTATACCAAACCTGGTCACGTTAAAATTAACGGAAACCGTGCCACAGCTGGTCGAAGACCGCATGGCACAAATACTGACTCGAGTATCACTGCCAAAAAGACTGAGATTTGAATTTTCTCAGCAATCAACGCAGTGGATTGTACAACATGAGAGAAATACCAAAGATTTCTCGATTGAAATTTTTAACAGTCAAGGTGTGCGCATGTTCGCACATCACGAAATCATTGACGACATGAGTTTTGTGGTGAGTCTCACCGAAGCCCTAACCGGCTTCATTGACGTTGTGTTTTATTCATAATTCGACGTAAGAGGACAGTCAAAGTATGGCTAACTACCCTATTTTTCACGGTATCACGCTAGCAAATAGCGCAACATTTGAAAACCTTGTTATTGAATCCTTGGCTTCAGATCCGCAAGGCGCTTCTGAAGGCCGCGTGTGGTATAACTCTGCTGAAAAGCAATTTAAGGCATCGATCACTGACGAAGGCGGTGCGCTGACAACGATAGCTTTTCAAACAACCCAAGAGTTTACTGACTTTTTAGCAGCGCTTGCATCTCAAGAAGCTGGCAATTCAGGTGCTTCCAAAGTCGGTTACGAAGGCAAGCAAGGCAGCAATGCGAAGTTTTCAGCGCAAGCAAGCACGCTAGATAATATCATCGGCGCCATCATTGATGCTGTTGATGCAGACAAACAAGCATTAGCTGATTTAGGTGCGCAAAATGCAGGCCTTGGTACCAATAAAATTGGCTACGAAGGTAAAGCAGGTGGTTTAGGTGAATTTAGTATTGCACCGACCACGTTGAAGGCAGCCCTAGATGCGATGGTTGATCAAATCGACATCAACAAAGCAGCCAGTAAAGTCAGCTCAGAGGCTATTCAAGCTGAGTTAGACAAAACCCAAGCAGCAGCAGGGTTAAGTGAGTCTGGCGATTATACGCCTCCAACTGGGGCAAATTACCTAAAATCAGAAGATTTTACTAACGCATCTAAAGTGCCTTCTCTCGCCGCTGCTGACGAGTTGCTAGATGATGCAATAAAGTCGCTAACAGACACGGTACAAAGCAATAAAGTTGCCGCTGAGCAAGCCGATGACTTAAAACTAAATATTGCGGGCGGTGTAATGACTGGCGCACTCGATATGGGTACCAACCCAATCAGTAGCGCGCACGTACCTACGCAACCCAATCACCTAGTTAATTTAAAATACATCGATGGTATGCGTGCCGGCTTAGATGTCCGAGAGTCCGTACGGGTCGCAACAACTGCCCCCATTGCCAACCTCGGTGGTGATATTCAAGATAATGGCGATAACAGTTATCAAATTGATGGTGTAACACTCGTCAGTGGCGACCGCGTACTTATCAAAAACTCAGCAAGCCAAAATGGTACCGACTCACCAAGCGCGATTTATAACGGTATTTATGTCGTAACTATCTCTGAGGTTTCTGACCAAACGACCGAAGCAAAAGCTGAATTTGAGCGCGCGATAGACGCAGATGGTACGCCAGATGGCGAAGTAACTAATGGCATGCACACCTTCATTGAAGAAGGTGCAACCTATGCCAATGCTGGGTTTGTACTTGGCACTCCCAACCCAATTAGTCTAGAAACCACCGAGCTGACTTTCGTACAATTCTCGGGCGCAGGCCAGCTAACAGCAGGTGCAGGTATTCAAAAAGATGGCAATACCCTATTTTTGAATTTTGGGGCTGGTGTTAAGGAATCTCCAACTGATGAGATTGGTATCGACTTTGGCGATGGCTTATTTACAACTGAAGATGGCAGCACCGAGTCAGATGCGTCAGCGGCTAAGCTACAGATTAAGATAGATGGCGATACACTAGAAAAAAGTAATGCAGGCCTGAAGGTTTCAGCCACATTCCAAGACAGTGTGAATGCCATTGCCAATGAACTCAACGCCACCCAAATTGCTGCAGGCCTTGAGGCAGACGGTCGCTATGTTGCTGATTCAGAAACGAATTACTTAACAGCGGTCACTAGCTTAAAAACAGCTGATAAAGCGTTAGATGATGCAATTAAAGCCGTTGATGAACGTCTATCCAGCGAATCAGAAGCACATAACAATGCAAGACAAGCGCTACAGTTAGAGCTTGATAAAACACAAGTAGGCACGGGTCTAGAGCTGGATGGAAGCTATAAGCAAGCAACCGACAGCAACTACTTAAACACCGCGACGAGTGTACACGATGCAAGCCTACTCTTAGATAGCGCATTAAAGGCAGTCTCTAGCGAGTTAGTCGCTGAAAAGATTGCCCGTGAGAACGCTGACAACGCTATCAAACAAGGAGCAGGCCTATCGGCAGACGGTAGCATGCAAAGTGTTGATAGCTACACTTATATCAAGGATACAACGTCGCTATTTGGCGCTATCACCAAGTTAGATGTAGAAATGGCATCTGAACTGGGTGGCGTACGCTCTAATATCACCAATGTCGTAAACCAAGTTAATGATAATGTTTACTTCGAGCTGTCACAGAACAAACTGATGCAGCACAAAATCGAACACAATCTAAACTCTGAATATGTCGACGTGATGGTATGGGTGGAGCGCGGTGAAGGCGAAGATGCCCGCTTCTATAACGACATTACCATGGTCAAGCAAGAATCAGACAATGTTGTGATGATTTACCTAACTGAAGCGGCAAGAGTAAAAGTCTCTGTCCAAGCAGTTCGTAAACTTGCAGACCCAACAGCTTAAGTTTTTTCGGCCTACCTTGTATTAACACACATAAATGGGCCGACGTAGTTGTCGGCTCATTTATGTTGTACAACATATGAAGAAGGAGGCAAATATGTCAACCTTGTTTAGTTTTTACCGCGTCAATGTTGTTGCTCTAAAAACGCGCGAAGATGCTTTGTATGTATTGCACGATGCACTATCGGAGCTAAAGGCAGCCATGCTCAGTGAGCAAGGCGTGCCAATCAAAGAGCTAACGCAAGCCATTACGTTCTTACGCCGATTTTATGAGCGTATTGAACGCTTGATCCTTGACGAAGGACATTTGGATTATCGCAAGTTACAGCAAAAGCAACAACAGAGCGTGCTTTTACTGAATGCTATCCAAATCAATAAAACGGTGTTGAGGCGCAAATAATGACGGTGAAAGATGTCAAAACGGTACAAAGTGCAGGCTGGATAAATCAGCTACAAAGACAGATTGAACGCTTCTTACTCAAATCAAATAATGGCAAGGTGCCCGTCGATGTACCAACACACCTAGCACACAAGCTTGAGCACACCAAAAGCAAACAATTCATCGACAGTACAGATGAGATGTCTGCTGAAGACATGGTGGTTTTTGTTCAAGAGCAATACGAGTTATTGAGCTTGTTGCAGCAAGTTGCCACAAATTTTGATGGTAAGTGCCGCTTTAGTGGCATTGACATAGATAGGGAAACAGAAAACCCCTTCCGAACAGGCGCAGAGCAACCGTGTCCATCTTACGATACAGCCAAACCAGAGTACCCAATTAAAAAATAGGAGACGATATGTCTACTTCTGAATTGCGCGTGATGACGAATATGAGAATGTTCGGTCGTTCAGCGCTTAGTTTTGATCAAATTGATTCTTTTCCACTGAACCCTTTTCCTGGGCAATTTGCACTCGTCGAAGGGATCCTATACATATATTCCAAGATCGGCGTAACGCAAACTTGGTTTCCATTAACCAATAAAAAAAGTTCCCATGTCCATTTTCAATCAACTCCCGCTTTCGAATGGACAGTGTCGCATAACTATAACACCGATGAGTATGTGTTTATGGTGTATGACGACAACGGCAATATATTACATGCCAATCCAACCCCTATAGATAAAAACAAGTTTAAATTAAATTTCAGTCATGCGGTGTCAGGTAAAGTAGTGGTGTTTATCCATAGCGACTTGGCGATCCCTAGACTGGCAACTGAAGATGGCATTATCGAAATGCTAACCGTTAACCAAATTATTTCTGTTGCACAGGGCAAAGTAACAGCGGATAGCAATGGGTTGATGGTTGATGGAACCGATGTAGGGACAACGCTAACCGATCACGCGCAGCACATCGATTCATTTAATGGCATGTTTACCGCCGATTTCGATCACACCAAGGTCATCAAAGACTTATTACCTAATACCGATCAAGAAACTTTAGGTCGAGCTGATCACCCATTTGCCCAAGTACACGCCGCGACTATATCAGCAAATTCAGTCGACACACGCTCTCAAAGTGAAGATCCAGACACACAACAAGGAAAGTTACTTGCTAACCAAGTAGATATTCAAGCGCGGACAACCAGCGCAGGTGTTGCCCCAGCACAAATCATACTGACAGGCTCTAATAAGACGCAGTATCTATTACGCTACGACGAAGCAACTGGTCAATTAAAGTTAATAGATGAAACCGGTGCGCCTCTAGAAATCAATGGCCAGGCCTTTACTGGCGCACGTATTGATGTTGTACACGGCGCGCTGGAAAACCTCAATGTCAGTGCTAATACCGTTTTGGGTAGTGGCGCTGCAAACAGCGCTGAAATCAACGCCACTACCACTTTCAATGCACCAGTGAGCTTCTCGGAGCATGCAAGTATTGGCAATGGTGATGACAACGTTAATATTAATTGTGGCGCTGAACAGCTGCTCACTGTGATCAGTAAGTTCTTTAACTTAAACTCAGAAGGTAAGTTAACTGTTAAAAACTTGGTTGTGTCAGAAAACCTAGACGTAGCAGGTACACGCACCGAAACTAGCTCGACCAATGTTACCTCTGGTGAGCAATTTATCACGCTATTAGCAGGCACCACTGATGAACCAACCTTGGACGCAGGCCTAAAAATTACGCGTGGTAACTCGGCCAATGCAGCCATTTTATGGGATGAAACTCTCAATGCGTGGACACTTGGTGTCGATGGCGATATGCGTGCCATTGTTCGCACAGATGACCTACGCTTGCTCACCGAGCAACAACACCAGCAACTCACGACAGGTGAAAGTACTCACCTACACTATCACGAAGCGGATCGAGATAGAGCAAATCATACAGGTACACAGACGGCACAGACAATTTCTGACTTCGCTCAAGCGGTAGCACAAACTCAGTCAGTACAAAGCAAGGTTGATAATGTACCGGGAAAAGGCCTTTCAACTCATGATTTGACTGATGAACTGATCGATAAAATCAATAGTGCGCTGCAAAGTGTGAAAATGGCTGACATTGCTGATTTACCCGACTTATCAGGTGTAGGGCCACACCCATCAGATGACTTTACCCATGTGGAAGTAGCAAACTTACGTTCAGGTAAAACTGCTACTGGCGAAACCATGCATAAAACGTTGGTTTTCGGCGGTGATGAGCCACCACCAAATACAGATGCTGGCATTAACGACATTTGGTTTAACACTGCGGGTGATGCCACTGTTGTTGAACGGAAAACGGCCGAGGGGTTTCAACCAATTGTCACCATTGCTTCGGAAATGAATATGCAGCACTCAGATGTTGAGTACGTGATGTCTGCATCTATTAAGGAATACATTTTTAAGGTTAATGGTGAGCCACTCACGCTCAAACCCAAATTCCTTACCGTCTACTTGAATCGGAAACTCTTGCGTAAAAGTGAGTACACCATCAACGGGACGCAGAGTATTACGCTAAATATCGATTTATCGGTCGATGATGAAATTGAGGTTGTAACTGCTTAATGCGGTTGAATTCATAGCTTAAGGAGAATACCTAGATGAGTAATATTGATGACCTATTTGTGGTCAGAAAAGGCGGTGGACGCCAGTATTTAAAAGCCAATAAGCGTTACGTTGTTACCCGACAGGGTGCCGTCGTAGAACTGGATACCTCAGATCCATCTTATGCCGCACAGGCAGAAAACCAAGAAGCTCTGTTGTTGCTGGGTGATAAAGGCGATCTGCGTCAACTCGAAACCATTTATCGTAATTTGACAGTGCTCTTCAATGGCTCTGTTCGAAAAGAAGAGATGTATCATATTGAGGATGGTGCGATATCTTCAGTCAATGCCCCTAACGGCAGCTATGATGCCACAGGTTTAGCCTACCTTAAAAGTGTGCGCTTCAAATCTACGGCCAATACCACGGTAAACTATATAGTCCAAGGTAGTAATGACGATCACACTTGGCATGACATCTTCGAGGGGAGTGTTACGGTGCCAGAATCAGAGTCAGCATCCGATGAGGGATCTGTCGAACTGATAGCACCACAAGGCATTGCAAAATTTAGGTATTTTCGCGCCAGTGCGCAAGCAGGAGAAGATTTCCGAGAAATCGTTTTTGTTGTAGAGGAAATAGCGAAAAGTAAGTTTCTTCCGTTAGATGAGGCGGGTAAGCTACAAGAGCTCAATTCGGAAACATATGATGTGACCTTTTTCGTGCAGGGCGCCCCTGATCTATCAACCAAACTATTGACGTTTGTGGTACCTCGTGAACTCTATATTAGAAATAACTGGGGCGGATTTATTGGTTTTGCAGATACTCCACCGGCCGCCCCCTACCCTATCAAAGTACTCATAAATGATGTTGAAAAAGGCACATTTACGGTCGATCCTAACGGCACGACCAGTATGTCAAGCTTGACCAGAACCAAGTTAGTTCCCGGTGATAGAGTGAGCTTACTCACGCCTGCATATGTGGATGCAACCATGGCTGATCTATCTCTTACTTTGGTATTCGATAGACAAGAGTTAGCTTAAATACCGTGCTAGCGAGCGCTAGCACGCCTACTCAAGAAGGAAGTATCATGGAGAGTATAATCAAAGCTCTTTTTAACTGGGCACTTGTTGTAGAGCAAGATGGTTCAATTCGAGTGATGGCGGATGTGTTTTTATCATCAGCGCTTATCATCGGTTTGTTCTTTCTATATCGCTACAAAATGTCTCCGTTATTTAAACAAATTGAACAAGCACTCCCCGCTTGGGTTGAGCAAACCAGTACGTTCAACGAACTGACTAAAGCGCATAGAGAAACCGCTAAGCGACTTGAGCATATTGTTGAATTAATGAAAGATCTTGATGCGGATCAACTTAGATTTCATGAGGATGTTAGATCATTTATCAAGTCGCACCCAGACGCTTTAGAGCAGCTCTCCTCCGCCACCGTTAATCAACATAACGAAACGCAAAAAGAAGTACGAGACTGGCTTGATAACATCGTGGACAAAACCCAAAACAGTAGCCACCAATTAGCGACAATTCAAACTGAGTTGAGAAACATTTCAGCGCTACTAGTCGCCGCATCAGCCGCTCGTTACAACAAACCGTTAAATTAACCTCAGCCCACATCTGTGGGCTGCATTCTATCAAGGGAAAATACAATGCATGTAGCACCAAGTACACATCATAAAAAGCTTGCATTTAGAATGAATTCATCCAAGTGGATTGAAACATTTAAATCAAACCAAACTTTCTCACTGAATGAAATGGTCAGCTACGAACCTCCTTTTCATATTGAAAGCCAAGAGTTATTAATGTCTTTATATGACAAGTGGTTTAGTTGGTTGCTCGACTTAGAATCTGAACTTAGCCAAGTTGATCAATGTGATGGCACAGTAAGGCAACAGATAAAGATTGCCACAGAGCAACTCAAAAATACGCTACTGAGTGAATGGCAAGTAAAAACCAGCGCACAACATTTACTGTGGCAACGAGTCTATCTCAATGCACTTGATGCGTTTGTCAGCCAGATCAGTGCAATCTCTCAGCCAGATCCCGAAACTGTCTTTTCTTACTGCGCCGAGCAATTGCTAGGATTCATGCAGCATACCCTATTAATAATGCACGAAATTGACACAATTGTGAATCAGCCAAACAAGCGTCATTTCGTTTCACTAGACGATTATGGTTGCGCAGTGTATCGACAACAAGGCAAAGATCTTGTGAGTGCAAGGCTACAAGCATATCGACATAACATCGAAATCGATCAGCTTGGAGAGTGGGAGGTAAAACACTATAACAATATCGACGTACCTAATGATATGCATTGTCAATTACAAAGCATACTAGATCAACAGCCATAGCCATCATTTTGAAGTGTTAACGAAGAAGAAAAGTAAGCAATATAGGCTTGTGGATAAGCGATCATTTACCACTGATCCGTGTGATTACCCACCACTGATTTATCAAAAAAATCAGTGGTAAAACAGCTGAANAATTAAGCTTGCTGTGGATATTGACCACTGATCAATATGAAATTTATAAAAAAATCTGTGAATAAAAAACCTAATTCTGTGGAAAATTTGTGGAAATAAAATCAGATAAAAAACACAACCACTGATTCTAATGATTGGTAACCACTGATCTGAAAGGATCGAAACCCCTGATCTTAATGATTCAAAATTCCTTAAAACCTTTTATAATATAATAACTTACTAACAATCTAACCTTAACTAACCAGATCTAACCTATAGATCTAAGTAGATATAAAGATCTTTAATCTATATTAACCACTAGAAATTCAAAGTTCCAAACTTGCTGTTTTACAAAAAATAAGTTTAACAGTTGCGGTCAATAAAACGCTATTCACTGCTTACTAAATACGCACTGACGAACTAAAATTAATCAATAAGAACAGGGAAAGTCTAAAGTAGTTATTTTTAAATGTAAAAATTATCAATTAAAACATAATCTTATGAATTTAAATCAATAAAATAAGTGGTAGATAAGTAAGTCACCTTAATCATCAAAATCAGAGGTTATGATTAGTGCTAACAAAGACTAATCAGTCAAATCAAGGGTCTAAGTTGATTTTACTGATCAGTAAAATCCATTTACTACTCAAAATGGGGGATTTAAACGATCAATCAAATGAGTGTAATCATAAAAATCATAGGTGCTACACGATTTGAGTGATCAATAAAATGAGTACAATCATTAGAATCAGTGGTTGAGTTGATTCTAATGATCATAAAAATCAATGTAATCAATAAAATCAGTGGTACGAAAACCTTTAAAAATCGCTGTAGTATCAAATAATCATTGGAATCATAGGTCAGCTGATAATTGTGAGTAATCAATGAAATCATAGCAATCATAAAAATCAGCGGTAAAGTCTAAATTCTATAGCTCAAGAACAACGAAAAGTTCACCACTAAAATTTTAACTGTATGATTATTAATGAAAAGTTCACTTTAATATCATTGAGCAGGAGGAACGCAACATCATGCAAAATCTCACGGACCTCTGATCATAGTGATTATTTTTAACCTGAACCACTGATCCCTTTGATTATTTTTATAAAGATCCTAGTTTTTGTTAAAATTAATACCTCAATAACACATTAATTATCAAATGCTTATGTTGTATTAATCAGATAGATCAGAGGTTATGCCCATCGCTTGCGAATATGACTTTTTTGCGGCAAACTCAGTCCAATATCCCTACGCGCTGTTCTAAACTAATCAAATGAGGATCATGATAATGTCAAGTAAAGAGATCACTCGAGATGATTTTATCAAAGCTGAGTCTGAAAAAACTGCCCTCTTCGNTATGGTTAACCAACGAACTGAAATTGACTATGCTAATGCAGTTGAGTTTTTAGCGTGTATTCCTCGTTTTTTGCGTAAAAAAAAGAATTGGGCAAGATTTTCAGAAGTCGACACCGCTGTCGTAAAATTTGAAACTACCCATGACAATATTGATTACGAAATCCAAATGTCACCAGCAACCATTGAGCGCAAAGGTAAAGATGGTGATACAGAAGAAGTTTTTATATGGCCTGGAGATAGGGAAGAAAAAGTTGAAGCAGCGATCATGCGTATAGCATCCGATGGTGGTTTACTTCAAGCAAATGGTCGATACCAAAGAGATGATAATAGACCAGTTTATGGGTGTTACTTCTCTGTACATAGAATACAAAAAGAGCTCGAAAAAATAGGCAAGAGCGCTCATCCTGATGATATTAAAGAAGCCATTGAAGTGATGAGTAAAAGTGCGTTGCAGATCAGAAGCTTGTCAGGTAATGGTCAAGATGTTCAGGAGTTTAGCTCTGCAGTTTTTCCGCAAAAATATATCTCCGGCAAAGCCACTGGCCACAGGGACGATAAATGCTATGTAACATTTCATCCACTGCTCAATGCTGCAATTGAAGCGATGCGTTATCGTCCTTATCAATTTGCACAAGTAGAGATGCAAAAAGGACTATCTCGTTATATTCACATGAGACTGATGATGCGATTTACCTATGCTGCTGCGGGAAAAACATACTCCTTACGCGTGCGAAAGCTATTGAATGATTACGGAAAACTACCAGCCAGTGAAGTAATATCTCGTGCTCAACTAAATAACTGTGGTCGGGATGTTAACTCTGCATGCAATAAGCTAGTTGATTCTAAAGTGCTGCAAAAATTCACTAAAACAGCTATTCGTAAAGACGGGGAAATTGTTGATTACGAGATCACTTTTTATCCTCATGAAGAGTTTAATGCTGCTCAGTTACAAAATAATAAACTTAACAAAATGGTACAAGCGACCGGAAAAGTTCAATCTGAAACCGTGATTGAGCATAAAGAATTATAGTTATTGTACAATAACCAATTTCTGTATGAGCTCATCTTTTGCGTTCTGATCAAGGACTCACCTACCCTTTCTTGACTCACTAAATAGTAAAAATTAAAATGCAGTACGTGTTAGTTTGTCTTAAAGTGTGGTTCGGCTTTACATTCTATCATGACGAAATGAGACTTAAGAGTAGTGGTGCACACTGCATTGATTGAAGATTACTTATCGGAGGGAGATTATGGGCGAGCAGTGTAAGAATATGAATTTAGTAGGTTCGAATGCTGATCTACACAAAGGAACTACACTTCTTCGAAAAAACGCTAAAGACTGTGATAAAGTGAGCCAAGATGATAATGACTTTATTTCTTGGGTACTTGCTGATTTATCATTAGATGTTGATGTACCATCGCGTTATAAAATGAACCAATAAACTTAATTGATTATAAGTAAATAGTATGTGCTTGGGTTTTTAAATACCTGAGCGTACTGAGTTCAGAGATGGGCTATCTTTTAAAAAGGTGTTGCTTGTCGTAGTGGTTAAATTACCTCTTTTGCTACCCATTTTTATTCACCTACAGATCTCACTCTTTCCAGATATCGCAAAGAGTCTAAACAAACTAACTATTTCCCTGCTCTTTTCTTTAATTCAGATAACTTTCTTTCGCACTGAAAGAGTGTATGGCAAAAAGTCTTTCGATTGTGTCGTCATATTTATTTTAGCTGAGATGATAGCAAGCCAAGAAATGAAGTTATGCAGCTAGTCTTAACATGTGCCAAGTGACCTATCACCTCGCTTTAAGGGCATAGGTGCAAACCTTGGCATAACTATGTCGCTACGTTATACTTATACGGCTTTAGAAGGGGGAATTTATGGCTGTTACTTCGGTAAAAAAAACAGAAAATGTGCGAACGTTCATACCTAAAATGAGCAACTTTGAAATTAGTTCTAAATACGAAGGACTGAGTTTTAAAAAAGAAGACTTAAGCAAGTCGATCGCTGATCTAAAAGCAAAGTATGCGAGATAAATATGGTGTTGCACAGGATAGCTACTGCTATCCTGGATCTGATGTACTAATTAATAAGCTTAATATTACGAATGCAGATGAGTTATCAGAGGCCGAGTTAGAATTTACCGCTTTTAGATACAGTGAATACTCATCTACCCTAAACTCTCTTGACGAGTTTAATTTGAATCATCTAAAACACCTCCATTGGTATTTATTTCAAGACGTGTACGCTTGGGCTGGTGAAATCAGAACAGTTGATATTTCCAAGGGAGATACCCGGTTTTGTACTTGTTCTCGTATCGACGTTGAAATAAAAAAGCAGTTCCAACAAGTTCAAGCATTGAATATACATGCAGCTAAAGCAGAAATTTTGGCTCAACTCGCGGACGTATACTGTGAATTAAACATTATTCATCCATTTAGAGAAGGGAATGGTAGAGCTCAGCGTTTCTTCTTTGAGGAACTATTATTCTTTCTAGATATGCCTGCTAATTGGCCCGACATATCAAAGGATGAATGGGTCAAAGCAAATATCGATGGCTATTATGGAAATTTAAATCCGTTACACCACATCCTCATACTCGCCACTCAATAGTTTATTTAATGTTGAAATAGCATAAGGGATGAATGAACTTGGTACTATGACTCAATTATTAGTATTTACTGATTCACTCCATACCTAAAAAATTTGGTATCATAAAGGTTGCCCTTAAAGCATCAACTGCAACAATGTGTTTGGCGACGCTTAGGAGATAATACTTTTTGAGTCTGAGCTACTAGTTTAATGGTAAGTTATAAAACTCGTTTGATTAAGAGAGCTATTTTGAGGTGAGAAATCTTGTCAATAATGCCATTGCCGCGCTCAGTTATCGTCAATGTACTTGCACCCTTCTCTTCCTCTGGCTATCAATTCGAAATGACTTTACGTTGAGCTTGTTATAGTAGTCACTATTTTAACTGTGTTAGTTGGTTTTTGTTAACCTGATTGAAACTGGTTTAGACAAGCTTAATAGACGTGCTTATATCATTACTGCTTGTATTTTGAGGGAGCCACCCTACTTTGGCGTAATGCTTAGATCTTTGCTATGTACCCTACTCTCATCATTCTATGGAATTTCTATGTGCTTGGCGGTTGCTAATACCGGCTCAGTGGATAAGCAAAAGTGGTTCTATGAGATCAATTTATTGTTCGTCTATATGAACTGTGTATCGTTGAAGTTCTACTTTATGGCTCGGTCGAGTATGGAACTAAATATTACTGATACGTACTATCAACGTAGCTAGACTTAGGCTGAACTCTTTATTAAGAATAACGTACCAATGGTACATTTCCATTTCTTTAGTTCGTTTCTTTCGAGCACGCGGCTAACAACCATAGAAGTCTAACTACATTGATTTACCAATTAACTATCAAAAATTGGTGTACCATTGGTACACTTATTTTTGGAGTCAGTGCCAAATCCATTTAAATAGAGTTATCGTTTGAACGACGTCACCCAGTGTGTTGGCGCATACAAAGAAATAAGCAACGTACCATTGGTACACTTATTTTTGGAGTCAGTGCCAAACCCATTGAAATAATATTGGCCACTTAACGACTTCATCCCATGTGTAGATGTTTACAGAGAAATAAGTAGCGTACCATTGGTACACTNANTTTTGGAGTCAGTGTCAAATCCATTTAAATAGAGTTATCGTTTGAACGACGTCACCCAGTGCGTAGACGCATACAAAGAAATAAGCAACGTACCATTGGTACACTCAATTTTAGTGTCAGTGTCAAACCTATTGAAATAATATTGGCTACTTAACGATTTCATCCCATNTGTAGATGTTTACAGAGAAATAAGTAGCGTACCATTGGTACACTAATTTTTGGAGTCAGTGTCAAATCCATTTAAATAGAGTTATCGTTTGAACGACGTCACCCAGTGTGTAGGCGCATACAAAGAAATAAGCAGCGTACCATTGGTACACACTATTCAGGCTTGCTATAAGTAGTGGGAAAATAAACAGATAAGCATGGATAGCTTATCAAAATACACGATAAAAAGTTCGACATTGAGATCCATATCCCTTATAGTCTTGCGGAGTTTTATACCTAAAAACTTGAAATAAGTTTGTAAGATAGTGAGTGACACCCGACGTTTTATGCGTCGGGTTTTGTTTATGGGGTCAGAATATTGCTATGCTTTTTGACATCGCGACACAGTATCAAGGTACTAAAAACCAATTTATAAATTCCCTCTTGATATATCATTGTTTTTAGAAACAGTTAAGACAAAGTGATGCTACCTCGTTTAATCAAGTTATTTATTTTAACGTGAGAAAACTTTTTGGCCGATAACACCTCTCCCCCCCAAAGTACCTACACCTACATAGATAATGCAACGACAAGAACTAATATCTTAGAAAATGTAGATAATAATCTGGATGTTTTACTATGCCTACACTTAACGAGTTTGTATGACTAAGTGACCGAGCTAAATAAACAAGTTTAACTACTGGGTTAAGAACTAAGTGCATTTAGCAATACAAAGGGCGTATGCCAAAGATTAAAAAACCATGGTTAGAATAGGCACAATCTTAGCCGTTACTTTTTACCGTGTTATTGATACAACTTTTATAACGGCTGTTATTTATCTGCATAGCGCTGCTTAGTCGCTAAACAGTATACAGCGGAAGATAGCCCCTAAGTTAACAGGGTAGAGTAAGTGGGTAAAAAATTTACGTAAGCGATTGCCATTTTACAAATCCGTAGTGGCTTCAGCCAATAAGATTGTAAGAATGGNATGGGTGATGGTTGTGAAAAAACGTTTTAGTNTGCTTAAAATAAATAATCACAAGCAAAACGAAATAAGATTGCAATGCAAAACTGGCAAAGCTAGATATTGATGAGAGCCGCTCTATTAAAACCTGATAATACCAAGAGCCTGACTGAATACGCTTGATGAAGAGAGTTCGGGTTGTAATATGAGGAAAATGAGCATTTCGCTCGTAAAAGTCAACATGACTATTACAAAGCGATGAGTCACATTATGTGATGCGTAAGATGTGATAAAGTTTAGATTAGTAAGAGAGGGAGTTATAAGCCGTGTCAGCGCGACAGGCGCGCTGAATTAAATAGACTACTTTGATGTGAATCGGCCAAAAAGCGCTTGCTCTGTAATTGATGGTGTTCCTTTGCTGATGATCCAAATAGGGTCAATTCTTGCACCTAACTGGTCGTCTACTGTTCGGTCATTGATCCTTGCTCCAATGGTTCCGATATATCGAGCAAATTGACATTTATGAACTATCGCATCTATCGCACTATCAACAAAACGAATAGGCTCACTACGCTTGGAACCTCTTAAATCACCCATATCTAAGACCAGAACACCGCCTTCCTCGAGCATGTGCCAAGCATTAACAACAGCTTTAACTAAGAAGTGATCAACAAACGCATTTTCAGTTTTGTACCTTTTATATGCTTGACTCTCTTCATCAGTATATCTCTCATCGTGAAATGGAGGAGGGCAGAAATACAGTAAATCAGCTTTTTCTTCAAGTATTTCGTACTTAAACGATTCTGCTTGTGCATTATATAATTCAACTTTTTTGCTGCGTTGCTTCAATTGTTTATGCATTAGATTACCAGCCTGAATAACTCTATTATCAGGATCAATACCAACAAAGCGTTTAGGGTAAGGGCTGGCTTCAAATCCCAGTAATCTATCTCCCCATCCTAAGCTCATATCGATCACTGATTTAGGTTTAAAGTAGTGAAAAATTGCTTTCGCTACTGCTGGCCTGTACTGTGCGGCAATATAACGCCTTGTGCCTAGCGCCTTGCGTATAACATGTCTGTCAATGAAGGGCGTATCTTGATCCAAAATGTGATTGAATACGGCACGTCTTGACTCTTGGTCATTCCAACTATCTGTAGCGGAGCCTACACGACTTCCTTTGCATGTAAAGCGGATTGCTTGAAAGTACGGATCTGTCGCTCTGCTACCGGTGTTATCAACATCAATGGTTAATAGTGAAATAGGATGCTGGTAGCTCATACGCGCGTGGTTATAATTAACATGAAGTAAACTGCCTGCATCGAGAGCTTTTAGCGCCTGAAAGTCATCCCAAGCTTGCTCTTTGCTAGTCATGCGGTAGGGCACATCTATATTATTTTTCTCAACCAGTTCATTGAGTAAAGATACAAGAGCGGGTCGCTTTAGTTTTCGTTTCAGTAAGCGCCATTCATCCTTACCTATATTGATATGATTGTCACTACCTAGGTATTGTGGCATAAATGCTTGTTTAGTTGGTAACTGTGTTGTTACCTCGTCGTGCATTATTGAACCTTTTGTCCTGCGCCTGGAGATTTGTCTATTAGTGTGCTCTTGATTATTTATATCACTACGTTCACTGGATAAGTGACGGCGGCGAGGTCGACTTTGCACCTCATCAGTATTCAACGCACTTGTTTGATTCTCTTCTTGGTTTAAACGAAGAGAGCGACGTCGATGTCGTTTTTCCAGCGCTGAAGATCCTTGTTTATTATCATCACCCATAAAAACTCCAAGACTCAGTTTATTCGATATTTATAAGCTTAAACTTCAGGCTTTCTGTGTAAAAACGCAACGTATAGCAGACCTGAGAGTAGGGCGGTATCTTGCCACGGTAATGCCTAGGGTGCAATCGTTTAGGTATTTCACTTATGACCTTACTTATGGATCCTAAGGTACCTTTATTAATTTAAAAATAAATTAGCTTGAGAGTGATACAAAGGCCAACGAACTAAACACATTCAAATATCAGGTATCGGAATATCACAATGAACACTTAATAAATTAGCGGAGGATTGCTCTGCAGGCTCTTTCAAAACATTATTACCGCTTCGCGATTTAGGGGGGGTTATAAAGAACCCGAGCGAATGAGACGAATAGTGTTGAGCCTTGAGTAATTCTTTTAGTTGTATCGGACGTCTTTGCTGTACAGTCTTAATGACTTTATTCCAGTGTCTATAAATTGTAGCTCTGGAAATCTGGCAGTGGTTAAGCAGGACGTTGGGGGTAAGAGACGTTAAGGTGTAACCGGCTTTACATAACCTCAGCACTAATTCCACCAAGGTATTTAACGTAGTACTTGCTCTCGCTTTACTGACTTTTTTAGCGCTGATAGATTGGCGACGTTGTTGCTCTGCTGGACTCAACTTTTCTCGACTCTTTAGCTGCACACTTAAGGGGAGTTCTAATTCGTCGGTCAGTATGTCGTTGAGCCGTTTAAGTGTGTATCGGTATACTGTTTTTATTGAGCTTGATAGGTACGCGCTTAACTGCTGCCCAGTAAAGCCGATATACTTATCATTGATCTGAATAATCTTGTCCCATGCAGTTTGTGGAGCCATTATCCGACGATAGATATTGTACAAGTGGAATAGCGTTAAATCGCGTTTACCTTTAACCACTTGCCCATGTCGGTGTAAGTACACCTCCCAATCTTTTGCCAGTTTAGCCAGTTTGTCAGCCGCGGGATCTCGCGCAATACTAGTACAAACCTTGGGAGTTCTTATATGATGCGCTTTCATTGCTTTAGAGGCCGGTGCGGTGGCAGCGTCCGTTGTAATTGGCACTTTAAACCCTAGCTTTTTTCCTAGCATTTGTAAGCTTGTCACAGGTCCTCCTGTGAGATAGAGCACTTCTCGCGCGGTTTTGTTATGTTGGCTGCCCGGCATACGCATTAATCTAGAAGGGTCGTTTGATGCCCCATGGTCGACTTTCCAGTCGTTGTAGCCTAATTTAATGCGCCAGGTCTCAAGCTTTTTGCCTAACTTTGCGGCTATATCTTTCCAGCGTTTTAAGAGTGTGAAACGATGGGTTTTGTTCTGTACCAGCTCTGGCTGATCATAACGCCAGTACAGATGAACGCCACCTGAGCCTGTTAACACCCAGTTAGTTGGTGCTGGTAAATTCGATGCACCTAAACAGTCTGCAATTTGCTGATATATTTCCCATGATTGATTGGCTGTGAGTGGAGTATGACCTGCGGTATCAATTTCTAACCAATGAGCTGTCAGCCCTTTTATATTTTGTGTATTTCGCCAATCAAAAAACAAGTTGGGGGTTAGATAACATGCTGTTGTTTCTGTTTTATGTGTCGCTTGATACGCCCAAGCTAAATACTCTTGCCGTGAAATCCGCTTTTTTCGACGAGTCTCATAAGTTGGTTGCCCACATGGTTTGAGATCAGAAACTTTATTGTCAGACAGGCGTGCTCTAGCAAACCAGCGTAGCGCTTCCTCTTTACCAATATGCCAGTCTACGTCAAATTGTTTGTTGGACGATAGATAATAGCGAGTTGCGCGCGCACTCGTGCCTGCGTAAACGGAGGCTACAAGAACCTTGTCACGTATCATGGATAAGACCTGTCTGTAAGATATTTAATATGCGATGAGCAAACTATCGCGTCTCTGTATTAAGGTCAGTATGCTATTCTTAATAGGCACTAAAAATCAAGAAGAAAAAGCCGTTTTTTAAGGACTTGTTGTATNTATGAGCGATGTATCGATTGCGCGCATAATTATTGTTCTAATTGCTTGTTTTTAATTATTGTACAATATCTTTAAGCCGTACTAAATTATATCCCAAGCTAACACATCATACTGCTAATTTAGGTCGTTGCATCCCATCTCGTTGTGATTATTTATGAATAGGCTGTCATGTGTTTATTTTTATTGTACAATAACTTCTCATTTGAGCACATTACATTTGTTTATCGTAGAATTAAGTAGCACAAGTATGATGTGCTTATGTTAGTAACTAGGGTCTAGCATGACGCTATTAAATAACATGTTGTGAACTGTTATTCAGATATAACGCCTAGGAGACTATATGGCTGATAGCTATGAGGTATCATCACTTTTACCTGATGACACGTTGCGCCAGATCTTACACGGTTGGGGGTGTCCAGCATTNGCAACGCCTTCGAATGCGAATGTAGCAAATACAGCACAAAGGCAGTATTTTGTACATTTATTTTGTGGCCGCATCCCTACTCAAAGTGAGGTTTTACACGGCACATTTATTGACAGAGTAGGAGATAGCCATCGCGATATGCCGCTTACGCTGGAGCAGCGCTATTTAGGTAGCTTTAATGTTGCGACGGCTGTTGGTGAGAGTGTCATAAATAAAAGTGTCAAATCGACAGGTCGTATATGGCCAGAGCAGGTATCTATCGCTTCAAGTTATACTGCCTTGTCACCGCTTCCCGTTGCATCAATGGCTACGCAGTCTTGGATGTTAGATTGGTCTTTTAAATCAACTAAAACGCTCGTGCTGTCAAATGGGAATCTCGGGTGGCTTAGCCAAGAAGCGCTGTCTGGAGGGTTAAATACCACTGGGGCGACTTGGTTTTATATTTCGGAGAGCGAAAACCGGCCTAGCTGGAAAACACGAGTTGTACAAAACCCTCACTCATTGGATAACACTGCAGTGATAGAGTCTTTGCATGTTGATATGCAAACCAGTGCGTTACCTCTAATTGTCGGAAATGTGGGTGCGATGGGCACTAACTCAGATCTTGAACTGATTTCAGGCGCAACCGGATTTAATTCACATATCCGGATGGCTGGTTTACGTATAATCACAACTTAGGAGCACAATGATGGCGATAATGTTAAATCCCATGCTTGTCTACCAGTCAGAGTCGATGAATGAGGCGACGCAGGGCGCGTTTAAACAAAGTGATCCAAATATTGCATTGACACGACAATTAGAAAACAAGCCGGCCATACTGGTGATTACAGACGAGAATGATACGGTATTACTTACAACTGTAGGTGAAACCCATTGGAATATGTCTCAAGAAAGACAAGGAAATGAGCATGATTTAAGCGGGTTTTATTTTTATGAACAAATGTCAGAACAAGCTCAGCAGCCCGTGCTGAGCCAGTACAATACCCCCATTAAGCCCGTCCTTCCTACGCTTGTGTTTACGTCTAATGCGGTGTCAGCGGAGCGGATCCTAGCAAAAGGAGTCGCGACAAAATCCTATTTAGTTGTTGATAATAAAGAGTACTTTAGTAAAAAGGTGACTTTGGGGTGGCATGATGCTCTATTCAACGAAGGGCAATTTAATCGAGCGCTAAGCGACTTACCTACCTTAGAACTGAGCATTGGAGAGATAAGTGCGTATACAGACGTAAGACTCACCGAGCTTGAACTTGACCCTGATAGCNACACAGTACATGTTGCGGGCAAAGCGCTCCATATTTGTTTTAGAAATTTGTTGGGTGACTGGACGCAAACAAATACAGAGCTTAAAGCGTTGTTGTCTACCATAGCTGAGCTGGGTGTTGACCAATCAAGCATTGATGCGCAATTGGCTGATACTAATCTGTAATATCAGTTAAGCATTTTTAAAGAGTAATACCAATTTGACTTAATACTTGCTCAATTTGAAGGAGTAAATCTGACGCTAACAGCGTTAAAAGTTTCTTATTTAGAACAACTAAACAAGAAACTTTTGCCTGGTTATCGACAAGGTCTTCTCGCCTCAAAATAGACTACTTAATTAAGAAAATTGGTATAAACCTGACGATAGCTGCGTTAAAAGTTTCTCATTTAGCGCAGCTAAATAACGGAATTTTTGCTTTATCTACATAGATCTAAATCTTTTGTCGACAGCAGATTTCGGTAGCGGTGCTACCAAAAAAGCTTTCTTGGTTCAAAACAAACCTAGTAGTTAGGCGGGTATGTATAGAATGACATTTAGGGCTGAGGGTAAAGGCCAGTAGCACGATTTTAGGGGAATACGGTGATAACAAACTACTCAACGGTTTTAAAAACTTTGTTGTTTTTAAATCACTCCAAACGCAGATTGATGCTTTTTTCAGGGGCATTACCAGCTTTTGACATGGGACTATCAGAAGAGGACATGTTGCAGGTTTTAAAAGCACGCAGCAGTGATTTCATTGCGACGTATGAGTTAATTCCAATTTTATCTGGTAAATCTCTGTCTTACACCGATTCGGTAGAGTATGGAACGCCTAATTGGAACAAATCTGCATTAGTCACAAACCTTTTATATAGCCAAGCTAATGATGAAGCGTCATTATCTCACAAAGTGGCTAGCAAGCTTTATAGTGCGAGCGAACCTTTGCCAATACCAACATGGTTTGCTGTTCTTGAGGGTGACTGGGAGCAGGTGGAAAATGTAACCGGTGGCATCGAGTTTTTAGGCTCAGTTGGTGTCGGCGATACTGTTTCTAGCAAGGACTTGCTGGTGATAACTGAGAGTTCTGATCCAGGGCAGGCGCCAGATCCTGTCAATATGTTACCTGTAAGAGTCCCCTTATAAGGAGTATATTCATGACCGCTGCCCACTACTGGATTAGCAGCCAAATGCTAGTAAACTGTCTCAGTGAATATCTGCCAACATTTAAAGGCTCAACCTGGTCTAGTGACCACAATGAAGGCGCGTTGTTTTTACTCGATAGCAGAGAACCTGAAGCGCTTGCAGCATATTTACGCCATCAAAATGGGCTAAGTAAAACGCAGGTTAATAATATGCTCACGCAACCATCGAAACCAATGGGCTGGCGTGGTCGCGCACAAATAGCTATCGATAGTTCTGGTGGCATTACGTTTTCTTGGCCTGATGCACAGCGCTACCTTTGCTACCCTCCGCAATTGGAAGAAGGGGAGGTTAAGTCATTTGCTTTTTTAATGAGTAATACTAGTGATAGGGCTACGTTAGATAGCCAGCTGAGCGTTCGATCTCATATTTTTTTCGTGGGTTCAGTTGGTGCGAAAGGAAGTGGTGCCGAGCTGGAAATTGAAAAGGTCGATGAATATAAAAATGGTCGACCCTTGTATGTACCAGATAATAAAGTAACTACACCATTTAATATTTATAACACGCATATTGACCATCTGAATGCACCACAGCCGCTGTCTTTAATTGGAACAAATGGTATTCGTGTGGCTAATTGCTCAACAAATCCAAGTAGCAATTATTGGCGTCCATTTAAGGTTGGAGGTGTGTGGGGGACTACGGCGGCCTCTGGTGGCAGCTATGTTAAAGTTGATTTCAAAGAGCCACAAAAAGAAATTACAGGCTTGTTTGTTGAAGGCCAGCTTAATTGGCGTTATCGCTTACCAAGGATAATCAAGGTCTTTTATACATTGGCCGATGGCGTTGAGCAAACAGGTCCCACATTCGATAATACAGGTTCAAATGGTATTGTTACCCTTACATTTCCAGATCCCCTAAAAGGCGTGGTCAGCATGCGATTTGAACTGATCGAGTCACTTGCTAAAGACAGAGNCTATAACCGTTGGTCAGGTCGTTACAACTACTACTATCACATCGCAATAGAGCAAATGGTTGTACTAGGTTGTGTTTAGCACGAACTTGGTTGCCTATTTCCGTGTTATACCAAGAATGGAGAGATTATGGTATCCACACATTATTGGATAAATAAGCGCAAACTAGGAGCTGATTTAGCTTCATACTTACCTACTTTTACAGGTACGGCTTGGGGAGGTACCTCAGATCAGGGGGCGCTCTTTTGTTTTGATGCTAGGCCTGTTGAAGCACTAGCGGATGAGTTGAGGTTAGAAAATGGTCTTAATGCGGCTCAAATCAATGCTATGTTAGTATCTGGGTATAAGCCTGTATCGTACAGGCAGATGCCTGAATTGGTCGTCAGTGACAACGGTAAAATATCATTTATTTGGCCACAAGAAACGAACCAAGCGATTTATCCACTACAGTTAGAAGCGGGGCCCGTTCAGTCATTTTTTTTACTGATGACAAGGGTAAGCCCGTATGCTTCAGTTGACTCCAACTTAAGTGCTAGGGCTTACGTATTTTTTGCAGGCACAGTCGGTGGCAAAGACTCTGGCGCCGATTTGGAGCTTGAGGAAATCTCTGAATATGAGGTAGGAGGCGCGCTTTTTATGGAGAATAATAGCATTGATATGCCATTTTTCATCCATCAGCCCCATGCCGATAAAAGTACTCATCCACAGGCATTATCTTTACCTGGTACTAATGGTATGACTACCAGAGATTATCAAGGTGTAAATAATTCAGGGCCATTGTATAGTGGAGCGCAGCGTGGTGTGTCAACACCACCTTATTCTGCGTTTCAAAGAAGCTTGTGGCTTTCAAGTGCTTTAAATGGTCATTTGCAGGTTAACTTTGAAACCATTCAGCGCTCTATTTCTGGAGTGTATATTGCGGGACAGATAGGGCGACGTAACCGTTGTCCAAAAAAGATAGAGTTTATTTGTATTGATGCTCAGGGCGTATGGCACAGTGTCCATACATTTGTCATTCAAGGTACACGAGGTATTGAAACTCTATATTTACCAGAGCCGGTAAAAAATGTGAAAGGTGTGCGCCTGAAGTTTAATGATGTATTGAATCCTGATTCACATAAAAACCGTTACGGGCCTGGACGAATTTTCACCCGTACAATTGGTATCAGTGATATTCGTGTTCTAGGTGTTGTATAAGGTTTTGTCATGTTTACTAATCCATTGTTGTAGCGGGTTAAGGTCAGGAATACAGAGGCTCTGGTGCGTTTTGCGCTCGCTGAATATGTAAAGGAGATCTGGTGGTGTCCCAACATTATTGGGTTAATAAAAAAAAGCTAGCGACAGACTTAAATGCAAACTTACCAACGTTTGATAAAACACTTTGGCATAATGACCTGAGCCAAGGTGCGTTGTTTTGTTTAGATTCTCGACCGGTTGAAGAGCTTGCAGCGTACTTGAGGCTTAATAACGGCCTTAGTAAAAATGACATCAATTTGATGTTGAGTGCAGGGCACAAACCTGCTGCTTATCGAGATATGCCACGGCTTGAGGTCAATGACGAAGGTATTATGTCATTTAGATGGCCACAGGAGACAGAAGGAGGCGTTTTTCCCTTGTATCTGCACACTGGCGAACTACGATCATTTGTATTCGTGATGACCCAACTAGATGGTGTCGCGTCTGTTGATGCCAATTTAAGTGTGAGGGGATACGTATTTTTCGTAGGAACAGTTGGAAAAAAGGGCTCGGGTGCTGATCTCGAAATTGAACACATAGAAGATTTTGCAATGGGTCGGGCGCTTTTTTTTGAACAGCATCAAGTTCCATTGCCATTGTATATTCACCAACCGCATCAAGATGTGTGTGAAAAGCCACAGCAACTGTCTCTACCCAGTACCAACGGATTAGTTTCGAGCGATTTCACTGGGTTTCGTAACGCGGGTCCACCCTATAGTGGCGCACGTTTTTGGACATACACTTTGCCTTTTCATGCTTTTCAAAGTGGTGGTTTGTGGCTTTCCGACCAAGTGAACGGCACGAGTTACTTGCAAGTTGACTTTAAAACGTTACAACGTACCGTGGTTGGGTTACATATTTCAGGCGAAACGCAAAGACGCAATCGTTGCCCCAAGCAAATTGAGTTTTTATACTCTGATGCAGCTGGTAATTGGTCTAGTGCACACACATTTGTTATCGAAGGCGTAAGCGGTGTGGAAACCCTTTATCTACCAACGCCTATTCACAATGTTAAAAGTATTCGCCTTCAGTTTACAGGTGTACTCGCACCTGATTGGCATAGGAATTGGTACGGCACTTACGATATTATTTACACGTACACCACCGGCGTGAACGATGTACATATTTTAGGTATTGTATAATAGTAAGTTGTAGTTTAGTGGTATGTTGAGTGTAATTTACATTGTACAATACTAGTTGGTGTATATTTTAGTGCATCAGCACGTTTACTTAGACTTGAAATTTTATGATGTATGGCTAGAAACAGTCCACCGAACATAGCTTGCATTGATGAGACACAGTTATTAGGAGATCAGATGAGTGATCAAGGTGCACCAAGGTTAGAGACCTTATTAAATAAGCAAGATCTACAAGAGATATTACATGGTTGGGGGAGTCCTACTTTTTATGCAGGAAACACCAATCACCAGCGTGGAGAAGCTTCAAGGTATTTTATTCATGCTTTTACTGGACGCATGCCGACCCCTGCGGAAATATACTATGGTACCTTTGTTAATAAGGTTGGGGATTTATATAGCGATGTTCCACATACATTTTATGACGCTTATATTGGTTGGATTGGAATGCGCACAGATAGCTATACGAGCCACCCTACCAACAAGGCATACTATTACAGGGCCGGTGGTGATTTAGATATCAGTGGCCGTATTTACCCTGAAGGCGCATCTATTTCGACTGCTCACGGTTACATATCGGCAAGAGTGCCTGTGAAGGCTGAGCATGATACCTCCATGATGATGAGTGCGACCTTTAGTGCTGATTCACAAAAGCAGTGGTTCGTTGGCAATACAGCTGCCTTAGAGGCTGCGCATGATGATAACCGTTTAGTGCATGGACTGAAGCCGACTTGGTTTTACATCAGTCAAAGTGAGCATCGTCAGACTGTAACTGATCATGAGGTGCGCGACACACAAAACCAGCATATTGCAACGATTAGCACCCTAGCACATTATCACTCTGATTCTAGTTACAGAACACGTCAGGGAATTGTTTATGGCCGATTTGGCTCTATTGGTAGTGGCGCTGAGATCGAACTCGTAGTCGGTGATAACAACAATATCCGCACTGTACGACCAGTCTCAATTAAAATAAAAAGCAATTAGGAGAAGGCTATGTCTTTGATTATTCACCCACAAGTTTTGCCTGCAGCAGAATGTAGTGGATATTACGCGCAAGCAAGTCTCTCCCAGAGATCAACTGACATTCACATGACTCGAAAAATTGAAAACAAACCAACACTACTGATAGTGGTTGATGCGAGCAATAACATTTTAGCATCAACGGTTGGGGTGACTTTATGGGGAGTGATGGAGCGCTCTGAACTATCATCAACAAAGCATGGTATCAGCTATACTGCCCGTACTTCAGATGCTGATGATGTTACTGCCTTTTCTGAGACTGTAAGTTTACAACCGCTTATTCCCCCTCTGCGTTTTAGACCACATCAAAATTACGATATTGCATTAAGAAACACAGGCACTATTGCTAAAGCTTACTTGATCAGTGACAGAAATGAACAATATAGCACGGTAAACATAGAAACCTGGCCTAGTGAGATGTGGCGTGGTGATGAACCGTTTGACGTAACAACCAGTGGTTATAAATATTTAGAGTTAACGGTTGGTGCTGAGCAGTCGGATGCCACGTTGCGATTTTCCTCTTTAGACGTTGATCAAAACGATCAAGTCATAAAGTTGATTGAGCCCCATATCAATGTGTATTTCACTAACTTTTTACGTGATTGGNCCAATGCTAAAGCGGAGCTAGAAGCGCGATTAAATAGTATTGAATCGGTAAGCACGACGCAAAGCCCACAAGAGATGTTGGACGCAGGCCTTTAGCCTCACATAGTAATTAAATTTTTGGAGAATATATGTCTACATTAAACACACTGATTAATGATGAGGCGGTTAAAGAAATTGTACATCGTTGGGGCAGCCCTGCATACATTGACACGTCTTCAGAAAACAAAGGTGCACGTAATTATTACTTGCATGGTTTTGTAGGTAGAGTGCCTACCCCAGCAGAATTACTTTACGGCACCTTTGCGATGAAAGAAGGTGATGTCGTTACTGCGGATGCAACTGAAAAATATGGTTTCTCTCTTGATCTTCGCTTTCCTCACCTCGGGTCTATTGAATTGTCCTGTGACCATACTGACAACCATTCTCGAGCTGTATTTGGTCAGTCGGTTCGAGCTAGCGGCTTGATACTGCCGGAGGGAGTGCGGTTGGAGTCAGCGATTGAAGGTATGCAAACGCTGCCACCTTTGGAAGGAGTAACGACATCGTGGATGATGGACTTTTCTTTTGACGGGCAGAAGGAATATACCTGGAATGCGGGTAATCGCAATGGTGTTATACAGGCCGGTAGAGAGAACAAACTTACATCTGGTGATCTGCCCACGTGGTTTATGATCAGCGAATCAAGTTCTTTACCAACAATGCAAGACTATAAAGTGTATGCGCCAAAGAGTGCCACAAATCCTGATGGCACAAAAGTAACAGGCTATGTTTCACACATGTTTTATGATTATCAACCTGAAAGAAGACCGATTATTGTTGGTACAATTGGCCTGGTTGGTAGCGGCGCCGATTTGCAAATAGAGCAGCCAAGACGGGGTTATGAATTTGAAACTATTACGCCACTTTCACTGCGCATCATGATGCAATAGGAGTATTTTGTATGTCACTTATTATCCTACCACATATCTTGGCTGCATCTGAGCAGCCACAGTATGCTACCCAGTCTCAGTTCAAAGATACATCGGAAGATCTTAAAAGAATGCGGATTGTTGAAGGTAAACCCGCGTTATTGGTGGTGTTAGATGCAGATAAGCAGGTATTAGCATCGAGTGTGGGGTATACCCAATGGTCTTCGGGCAGACCTCAACTGCCTCTAGCTGAATTCGGCGTATCATATACATATCGAAAGGCCGCTGATAAGGGAGATCCAGCTACGAACTTTGATACAGAAGAGAGGCGTTTGCCTATTATGCCAGCACTGCGCTTTAACCCCACCTCTAAATTTGCAATTGATATTCGTAACAGTGGTACCGCAGCACAGGCATTTATCATCGTTGATCAAGACGAAGTGCGTAGCAAGACAGACATTACGGATTGGCCTAATGAAATCTGGGATGGCTCTGCACCGCTGGATGTAGCGCAGCTAACTTATAAATATTTTAATATGGCGGTTGGCTTACACGATTCACAGGCTCCGTTGCAGTTAACACGATTGGATATGAGCAAAAGTGATGTGAATTTACCTCTAGTGAGTAAATTTATCGATGTTTACTTCACCAATATGTTTCATGATTGGTCAGATGCAAAAGCACAAATGGAAGCGGCACTTAATCGTCTTTCCTCTGTGGATACACTCAAAAGCGGTGCTGAAATAGAGGCTTTGGGAGAGTGATAGTGATGGTAGGCATTACCTACCATTTGCGTCTGACGGCTAGGAGACATTATGCACGTTACTTTACGATACAAAGGGATCACGTTACGCGACAGTTGGAACGGTGAGGAGAAGCCAGTTTCTCGCTACCGACAACATTGGGTGAAGGCAAAACAGCACACTACAGAGTTTATTGGCTATCCACAAGAACAGCTATTGTTTTTTGGCGATGCTAATTATTCAGATCTGGCAGTCAAAACTGCGCATACGGCCAGGTGGAGTGTGCTAACTAATTATACTGGTGAACTTCAAGAGCCGGTTTTAGTTGGCAGCTTTCAGTCGCCCAAAGTTAGCTATATATTTATTCACACAACGGTTAATTCAGATCCGTTGCTGTTTAATACTACGTCTATTAAACCTAAATATGTGTTTTTTGACTCCATTGCCAATAGGGATGCACTTTTATATAACACCGCACATATAAAACCAGAGTATCTGTGCAATGTATCTCAGGTTCAGGAAGCTGCGCTTCTCCATGGTACGCGTAGAATACGGCCTAAAGTGCTTATCAGTCACCCCCAAGTAGCTTCTGAAGCGCTCTTAACCAACACTGGTTTACCTGAGCAAAACAAAGTTGCTGTTGCTGCTGTAGAAAGAAGGGCGATTGCTCTACAGCCTTTGCGATTTACTACTAAGGGTAACTTACTGCTGGCTCGATTTGGTTACCATACTGAGTATTTCAATCAAGCAAACATGGAGTCTGCTCCCTATATTATTTCGCGTGGTATGGATACGCGCTCAATATTTGCAGATGGCTCAGTAGCTGGGCATATGATTCAGTCTCTTGGCATGGATGCGCGTGCATTATCGCGTTTAGACGAAATTAACGCAGCTGCTACGCTTATCAGCCAAGGAGTTGACTCAAGGGCTCTAGCTAAGGGTTACCAAGCAATTTAGACAGAGAGATACACTTTCTCAATATCTGTTGTACAATAGCCGCAGCGAATGTAGACTGCGGCTTTTTTGTTGCCGTAATTGATTAGACTGCGATACTGGCATACTCCAAACCTAGGGTTATCCGTTTATCGATGAGTTTTGAGGCATTAGACGCCAGTATCAGCTTACTGGTTATATTAATTACTAGCACGTTAAGTACAGTGGTGAGAGTGTTGGTTGCCTATTCGGCGCCTTTACACAGGCTATGATAAAAGGAGTGATGAATGAAAAGCACTGAATTTAAACGCCATAGAATAGAGCAAACGAATAATGACTTGGTGTTAGTCAAAGGGTTTCCCAGCCGTGAACAACTAACAGATTGGCTGTGCAATACTGCTGCGACAGTGTATTGCTTATTCCCAAGTCAGTTTCAAAGTGAACAAGCTCAGCTTCAGCTGCGCACCCACGTTAGGAACGAGGTCGAAAAACTCAATGTTGCGAGTGTGCGCTGTGTAGCGTTGACGATAGCAGATGACTCGGTTGGGACGAGTTTAGAACAATTCGATTTTGAAGCTGCTTGTGATTATGTCATTGAGATGCTGACACCTATTCAGCCGCAATCTAGCCAGCCGATGACTATCCCTTCTTTTGAGTAGTACTCAGTAAAACACGGAGAATATGATGATTTTTATAACTATTTTGGCTTTTACTGCGCTGTTGATCGCAGGGAATGCGGCGTACTTTTCTATCTTAGGTTTAGCCGCGATGTTTTCTGCCAGCTATTGGCCAGTGGTATTTATGGGGGCGAGCCTTGAGTTAGGTAAACTCGTTGCTGCATCTTATGTTTATCGCGCGTGGGATGACGTTAGCAGAGCCATGAAAGGGTATCTTGTGAGTGCGATCTTGGTGCTTATGGCCATCACTTCATTAGGAATATTTGGTTTTCTATCACAAGGTTATGGAGATTCACTCAAGCAACTGAACGAAATAGAGTTGCTTGTCGAGCAAAAACAGATTGAACTTGCCATCGTTCGTGAGGATATTGAGCGTATACATACGGAAATAGGAAATGTACCGAATACCTATGTGACCAAAAGAATTGAATTGCAGCGAGAACGTCGACCTGAGCTGGAAGTGTTAGCAGAACGAGAGAGCCGCTTGATTGAGGTGTTAACTCAATTAAACAAACGCATACTTGAAGCCAAGTCACATGTAGGTCCGATATTGTATGTGGCTGATATGTTTAACATCGATAAAGACGAAGCGGTGAAGTATTTTATTTTTGCCATTATTATCGTGTTTGATCCTTTAGCTGTGATTTTAACATTGGCAACCAATGGTGCATTAGCGCAAAAACAGAATGAATCGAAACACAAAAAGTCGGAGAGGGAGCAAAGCGAAGTGCAACAGAGTAGTACAAGCGAGCCTACTACCTCTGATCTCTCGACTAAATCTGTGAATGAACAAATCGCTCCAGTATCTCAAAAGCGAGCGCCAGATATTCCGCCGCAGGTCCGACAGATGGCAAAGCAACAAGCGCCTAGCATTCAGCAAATGGATGCCGCATTAGCACAAGCCCAAGGCAAATCGAGTAGCTTGCAAATAAATAATCAAACAAAAGAGCAGCCTAACCTAACATCAATACAACGAAACGATAAAGATGTCGTTGTACTGGGGGGAGCTAAAGTGCACAAAGCTGTTATTCAGGATATGGAGCTTTCGGATCAGGAAGTTATCATGGGGCTAGTGCAAGGGGTATCGGTTGGTGCGCTTGCATCACGGTTAGGGTTAAATGAAAGTGCTTTTAAGAGCCGGGCAAGCCACTTGGTTGATAGATTGAAGTCCTCTGGCTATCAGATCAATACGGACCATTTGTTTGTCTAAATGTGTTAGGTGGCCAACATCGATGATGTTTTTGAGACATGACAGAGAGGCAGGGAGTCTAGTTGTACAATATTAGACTACCGAGCAGTATAAAATAGATTGGGATTTAGCAAATGCTTTACAGTGCACTCGAATAACCGTATCCTTGTACCCAAGTTGCTATATTGTACAACTTAAATCAAACATGAGACTTGAGATATCGCAGCGGCTATTTTGCTGTGAACATAATGAGATAAGAACAATGCACTATTGTATTTTTGCTTTAAATGACAAGCGCATCGTAAATAAAGGACTGATAGCGCAATGCGTATATACGTGCCTGCTTAATTTTGCTAAAAACGTTTGAGGGAGGCAAGATGGAAAACCGATTGCCACCTAGTCAAACCAAGCAAGTACCAGCTGACGGCATCACTGCTAGACTGAGCAGTCAAAAAGCAGTCATGCTAAATGCACGAAAGCAATTACAAAAACACTTATCTAAGGTGTACCCCCAACACTTTGGTAAAGATCCTCGGCCTTGGTCATTGGCTTTACATACGCAATTATTGCGTAAACTTGAAGGGGAGTTTTCAGCGCAGGTGATCAGAGACACGTTGGCATATGTGGCGCGCTCAAAAAGATATTTAACATGTTGCGTTTTGTGGGGCGTTGGCGCTGCTCGGGTTGACTTGCATGGTAAGCGAGATGGGAAAATCACGCGCCGAGAAATGATTTATACTCTTAATCAACTTGTTGGATTGACTAAGCAGCATAACGCGTTGCAAAGTGAACGCTATGCACAATGGTTAGAGCGTGAAGTAGTGCTTGGGATTATGCGAGCAGAGCTTACTCGTAGCGATCTTACCCGCGCTAAGATCCGCAACAAATATGCTAGCTACTTGTTTCGGGTCGCGAAAGAAGATAGCGCCGCACAGACATACGAATTGCTGGCTGAAAATGGGCGAGATCTATGTGAGCGTATTGCTCCGCGGCCCTATTTATCTGACTCACTAGTCAAAGTTCACGCAGCTATCAATGACAAGCCCAAGCGACTATCAAAACCGAATATTGGCAAGTCAAAAGGGGGGCTTAAGAAAACAGTGGGCAAACCTACGATACTGATTAAGCGTAAGCGTCGAACCACGACCTTAGCACCAGAGATGATAATTCCAGTCGGTCAAAAAGTAGAGACTAAATAAGATGAATACTGATAATTCTTGCACGTCATTTTATCAATATGGCGATAGCATTGGCATGTATCAACCGACATGCGGTGATGTTACTAATATGAGCTTCAATTTACCCCTGGATCAACACAATGACTCGCTAACACAGCTGAAGTTGGTAAGTGATTTGTTTAGTCCGCCACAAGCCCCTTCTCAAGATAAAGAGCCTGAGTCGTCACTACACTTTACTTATTTTGAAAAAATAGTCGGTTACTGGCAAGGGGACTATCACCATTTTCTATGTGCTACTCAGCTTAATGACCGTAGTAGCGATTTATATTTTTCAGACTATAACTAAGTAACGATAAGACCAGCTCCGTAGTGTGGGGTACCACTAAACAGCGATTGAGAGGCTAGGGGCTCAGCCAACAAAAAGTGTACTTTATCCACTTTATGTCCAAATATGTGGCGGAATTAGTGTCGTTAATTAGGACTTTTGTGGACATTTTACTAAGCTCCCCTGTTAACTATCGGCAATATGAAGAGCCTAAATTTTGGGTTGGGTCATTACACACGAACTTTGAAACTTTGGCTGCGGCCACTTCGTTGCCTGTTGCAAGTTTGCGAAGAAAAGATAGAGTAAGAAGCCCTAAAGTGCAAAACCGTTTACGTGACGTACACGCTATCTTAAACATCGTCTCGCCCTGTGTGAAGCTATTTTTAGCTGGTAAGACAATGATCTGTTTATCTCTCGTAGTGGCCTTTTTGTCGCGTCGATGGGCTAAATCGTCCGGAACCAGAGGTCTTTTTTCAGTAGATCTCGGAGTTGGTAAAATATTGCACTATGTACCAGTAGCTCGCTATTGGAAGTCGATTCAACGCAATTATCGCTAAAACGCCCTGTCAAAAAGTTATATTTATCAAAAAGTTATGTTCACTATAAACCCAGCTGTTTCAGTTTGATGGTATTTGTTTCATGGTCGTTTTTACCATAGACCTTAATCACTACTGCCACGCTATCCATCAGTTTGGTTGCTGCCATGCCATAATCACCGGTTTTATCGAGAACAAAGGTGGCCATAAAATGTCTCAAGGCGTGGGGGTTTATGCCATTTTCAATAAACCGCTCTGGCCAAAGTGCTTTGGCGGTCTTAGCTGTCCACTGTTGGATCACTTTGGCAAGTGCCTTACGTGTGTATGGCGCACCACGGTCGCGCGTTTTGCTGTCTCTGGTTTGTATAAATACCGCATCACTCATGGTTGGCCAGGCCAATTGCGTCCTTATGGCTGCTAATCGATTTAGCAGTTTGATTGTAAATGGATCTTCTATTTTAGCCTCAATCATAGTGACTTCAAGACTACGGCGATTTTTGAGCCAATTGCGGGGAACTTTTAAATAATATGTGCCTGCATCTTTATACAAAACGGGTGTTTTCGCTTGAGCTGCAAAAGGTGCATCAAGCCATTGCATAGCGCACCAGTTTGAAATGCGTAATGGCGTTTTTATGCTAAGTGATAACCACACTGCTACCTGTAAAGGCAGTAACTGTCGTGCAGGTTCTGTTATTTTATCAGCAAACTCTACCATGGCTTCAATCATTAACTGTAATTCTGCCATACTCTGTGATAAGTCTGCATCCGGCCTATCGAGTAACCAGTGAATATTTCGACTGCCACTGCTTTGCTTATCATGTCGCCTTTCATTGATTTTATGTTTTGTATCTCTGATCCAAGTACCAATTTGTCGATGTAAATATATGGATTGACTCAGCCAGTCGTCGAGGCCATCAAATTGCTCCGTGCTATGGCCATCGTAGAGTATCCAGGTACACTTCGGAGCATGATACCTGGTTAAATAACCTGAGTTTGCCTCACATAGGCCATATAGCGGCGTAAGAAAAGCTAATAGCGTGTTATACACTTCACTTCGAAAACATGCGTGTGTGTAACCCTCAAGGAGTTCAACACAAGTAAGCATGCTAAGGTCAAGCTGCTGAACTTCAATATCATGTGATGTCACAACCCACCGGAAGAAACGTAAGACTTGAGCGCAAAAATTTTCAGCGCTGCTGTTGATGCCATCAGGGGTTGTAGTCCACCGCCCTGCGCCTTGTAGGGGAAGCGCTTCGCGCTTTCTCATCGTAAAGCTAGCTTGTGAAAGCGGCGGCGCCACTAACTTATTTTTGAAATCTAGCAGGGCGTTAATTTGTAACTGCAAGTGTGCTGGTAAGGTGTCGATTTCGGGTTGTTGTTTTGGCAACGGTACCTTTGGTTTAATGTGCTTGCTTAGCGAGCGCTGCTTATTGATGCGAGCGCATTGTGTGAGCGTGCCCGTATCCAATCCAAAGAGCGTTTCTAATTTTGCCAGAGCTACAACATGCTGTGTCCTTGGCTGCGCGTCGTGACTCGTCCAGCGTTTTATTGNCCCAATTGGAATACCACTGTACTCATTGATTAACGTATGTAGTTGTCCTTTGTTTTTTTTAGGCCAATATTTAGCGGCATAGTGCATTAAACGTTGCCCCGTATTGGCTTGTTCATCTAATACGTGTGGATTAATGTGTTGTTTGTATGTGGTTGCCAATTGAGTGAGGCGGCTGCGATAAGTTGTGATTGAATTTTTAGTAAAGGCATGGGCTTGTAAATGCGCGGACAACCTCGCTTTAAGTGATGCTAAAGTCTTTGCACAGAGGCAGGCTTTGATAATTGTCTGCTCATCAATGAGCATATCATGGCGTAATAGGTTCAAAGTCGATAGCAGATTCAATGCTCTTCGGTCACCCCGTGAGCTGAGTTTGCTTTTGAACGATTGATATTCTTTTAACGCCATGAGAGCAACTTATACATTTATACAATAATGATAAGTGTAGCTTGGGCTACAATCACTAATCAAGCATAACACACTGCGGCGCAGGTATTTTGTCGACAGATAAGGAGCATTTTACCATTGTACAATAGTTGGGGTTTCGTTGTACGTCGTATCCATATTAATAGAAAAGCCGCTTTGAATGTATGGCTCGCATATACATACGGTGACACGTTGCTTGCGTAAATTTAGACTGATACCGAGAGAGAATATAAGGTTGTACAGCTAACCTATGTGCATTGTTTTATTTCATGTATTGTAACTGCCTGCCTTATAGTGCTTTGCGTTCAGCACCAAAATAAAACTAGATTGGAAGCTCTCTTGCAACTTGTTGTACAGCATCAGTCTTGATAAACTAGAACCAACCATTTCATTGTACAATTGTAGTTGTAACTTACCTTGTACAATTATATGAACTAATGAGACGTGAATTTAGGGCGGTACCCTTAGTGAATACTAATCTGTATGACACAAAGCAGGCTGTTGAGTTTGATAAATTAACTGAGTCTTCGACTCATCACCACGAAGCAAATTTTGCTAAACAGTCATTATTTGGCTTTCAGGCTGCTGTAAAAGAAGAAATAGAACAACGAATTGCTGCAAGTAATACCGATGGCGCAGCAGCACTGGCAATGGTGAGTACCTTTACTAAAGCTGCGAGCACCAAGCGTGACTACAGCCGTACAGTTGAAGAGCTATCCACTTATTACCTTGTTGATGCAATGCACTCACTGATATGTGATGAAGTATTGGTGGCCGACCCCGAGCATGGTTGTATCGTAAATCTCCATAGTAGCAACAAGGATGTTGAAGCTGCTTTGAGCGCGTTACAAAAAGAGATTAATCTTGATCAACTTTGTGAAGATGTGACTCCAGATCTGCTAAAGTATGGCGACTACACACTACGTCTTATTGCTGATGCCAATGGCGTGAGCGAAGTGATCGATGATGTTACACAAAATGATGTAGTGGCATTATATCGTCATGGAATGCCAGCCAAATTCTTAGTTCGAGAACAAGAGCGTATCCGTATCACACCCGCAAATTCTCACCTGCATTTTGCACTTGGGCGAAATAAACTTCGTGTCGACCTAGGCGATGAATTGGGAGTATCGGTGCGAGATAAGCAGCACCTTGCCACCAAAATGCTACCTAACTATGTGCGAGTGGGTAAACCGCTGCTTTTTGGTGTACAGTCAAAACTAAAGGAGCTTCAACTACTTGAAGCGCTGGTGCCGGCAAGTAAGTTGCATCAATTAAGTACTCGGTCTTTGGTTGGGGTGTCGATCCCAAGCGCCACGGAGCCTAAAGAAGCCTTTAACATCGCCAGACGTTATGAAAGTTTATTGAATCAGAAAACCACGTTTAACGGTGAGGCGCAGTCACTGACAACGGTGGGAGATATTATGGCCACCGCAGGGAAAGCCAAAGTGTTACCTGTGTTTGGTGATAGGGGGACGCTGCAGGGAATGGATGTACCGGACACCGTAAATATTGATGATTTACTCGCGTGTATCCGTGATATTAGAGCAGCAGTATGCGCGTCGGTAGGAGTGCCGATTGAATTACTCTTTGGTGGTGAAACCTTACAATCTCAAGGAGAGTTTGAAAAACGTCATACGCGTTACTTACGAAAGGTAAAATCAATTCAAGGTGCCTTGGCAAATGGTTTAAAACAGCTTGCAATGACGCACTTAGCGAAAAAAGGCATTCAGTGTTCTGTACAAGAGATCCAAGTTCATTTCAGCCGTCAGGGAGTGGGCTTAGAGGCGCTTGATCAGCTCGAGTCAACAGAACAGGTATTGTTCTCTGTATCAAATTTACTGGCGTTTATGCAGGATCTGGATGATTCGGCACATTTTCAAGATAAAGTTGATTTCAAAGCCGTATTCGAGTGGATCAGGCGTCAATTAAATATGGTTGGTGTGCTAGACCCGTTTTTGGTTTCTAGAGAAACCGATGAACCCCAAAGCGTTGTGCTCGATAAACCAGCAAAAAAAGCGGCTTCAGGGGTCAAGAAACAGCCCGTAGAAGCAAAAAAAAATCTCCAGCCTAAACGCAAGCCATTAGAAGCATTGCATATGGATGAAGCTTCGCTAAGGCAGTTAGTAGACACCGCAGTTCAGCAATTATCACAAAGCAAAACAGCAAATAATGCTGAGCCAATACAAAGTGAAACATCAGTAAAACGCGACGCTAGAGTGAAGATGAGTAATGAGAAGTGATGAGGTTTGCAAAGCCTGCTGAGCGGGTACTGTTATTGTGCGAAGTGGGTCAGCTTGACTTGATTGATGAGGATGGGAGGGCGCCAGAACAGATCCCCGAAGATGTTTTGGATGCTTTTATTGAGCGAAGAAATCGCTTAGTTTATGGCGCCAGTGACTTTGCTAGAAGTGAGTGCATAGCGCATGGCTCAGTTGTAAATAATGCTATGCTGATGCGTGTTGCTAGCCGATTTCATGGTCGTACGGCTGGAAAACGAATGCACAAAATTTTGGGACGACATTTAGCTGTTCGGATCAGCGGGCAGGATGAAAAAAGCCTGCTAATTGTTCGGGAGCGTTTGTTAAATGCAGTGTCGTCCCTACGCAGCCTGCTATACACTGGGAATGAGGAGTACCAGACGTTAAGTCACCACATAGAGTGGCAGCAGGTGACGGATGTCGCCATCCCAATGCTGCTCAATATTGAGCAGAAATGGTTGCAATTAGACAGCTTATCAACAAAGGGTGAAGCTAACTTACCCTTGCAAGAAGACGAACTATGTATTTTGCTAGCTTTGGTCCATCCGGTTGAGCTAGGAAAAGCGTTCAACAAAGCCAACTGTACAGTGGATGCTGTGCAGTGGTTGCAAGATTCACAGCACCATTTGTACAACAATGATTCTAAGCAAGACATTGTACAACGACTGCGTGAAAAATTAGAGTTTAAATGAGGCAGCGCATGACAGAGCGTACACTATTTATCGACGCGTTCGATACGTCTAATGTGATCTACCAGATCAGTGAAGCGTCTGAACATACACAAGGTTTGCAAGAAACATCACAGGTAGATGGAGTAGGCATATTGGCGCGTGTTGTAGGGCCATTTTTTCTAGTCGATGGTACATCTCGCAATGGCCGTTTTTATACGCGTGAATTATGGCGTACTGCTATCGAGCGCAGCCAAGCTAAAATATCATCAGGAACTATGCTGGGCACAATCGGCCATACGCAGGCACTTGATGATCAGGCTCTATTGGAAGGAAGGGCATCGCATCGGATCTCTAAATTATGGATTGATGAGAAAAACAGCATAGGAATGGGTGAAATATTAGTGTTAAATACCCCAGCTGGTCGAGTACTGAACGCCTATCTTCGAGGCGGTGTGCAATTTCCTGTATCTAGTCGGGGTTATGGAGGCTATACGCCATACAAACGAGACAATGCCCCGGTGATAGATGAAGCCAGCTTTGTACTTGAAACCTTTGATTTCGTGCAAGAGCCAGGTGTTGCTCAAGCTATTCCCTCGTTGGTCGAATCGCTCGATGATGAGGCCACGAAATTACATCAGTCCATTCTTGAGCTGGCCAATACCAGCATTCATACGAGTGTGGATGAAAAGAATGAGACCCCGTTAAAGACTAACCCCGTTAAGGATACTGTAATGAGTGAGAGTGCATCTACTATTGCGGCTCTAGCGAAACAGAAAAGCCACGTTGAAGAGAGTCTGGCAAAAGCTTATGCCGAACATGCGACACTGCGTAGCAAAAATGATTCGCTAAATGAGCAGGCAAAAACACAGGCTGAGCATATTGAGTTACTGGAACAAACACTGGCGGAAGTTCGCCAGCTCAACTCGAGTATGATGGCGCAGTTAGAAGACTATAAAAAGCTAGGTAGCGTATGTGAAGTTCAAGCAGCGTTAAGCAAAATAGGTGGGCAATACTCGACTGCACGAACACGAGTAGGCTCTTTGTCTGAGCAGTTATATGCAAACTTTTCCGTCAATTATGAAGACAGCGTAGTGCTGTCAGATAGCCAAGATAACACAGGCACAAGTCGATTAAGCTCGTTGTTTGAGTCGACACAGTAATACAGCTTACTCCTAATATGAATGCTCGTTATATCCAACGAGTGCTGTTGATAGTTTTTTATGAATTTTGAGGACAATACCATGTTACAAGAAACCGTAACGGGCCAAGCAATTGAGCGCAAAGCAGATCACTACTTCACGAAATACAAGCCTTTTGTCGAAGCATTAGAAAGAAACTCTTTATTGAGTAAAGTGCGTGCAATTAATACAACGGATGTCTATGCGTTGGGTAAGCAACTTGAAAACTTCCAAGTGTATAAGCAGCTTTGTGAAGAAGATGGCACATTATCTCAGTTGGGTAAGATCCCAGATGTTGCACTGGATGTGCTTACTGTCGCCTACGGTACTTCACCTTTATCTGCTATTGCGTCAATTCAACCAATTGATGAAGAACAAGGCACCATTTACTTCAAAAATATTGTATCCGGCGACTCACAGCTTAACTCAGGTGATTTATTATCAGGTGTGTCTGCAACGTCAAATGTGATGGGTGAAGCACTTGGTCAAACCCAAGCAGGTGAGAGCGACTACAGTTTCTCGCTAAAAAATGCGCCTGTGCAAGTAGGTTCTGTACGTGTTGAAATCGCAGAGTTGAATTTAGTTGCGCAAGACAATGGGTTAGGTCAGTTAATTGGTTTCGATATTCAAGGCACAATTGATTACGTCAATGGTACGGTTACTTTATCGACAAAGCATGCGCCAGAGGCGGAGCATACCATTACCGCTGCATATAGTGGTGATTATGACGCGGCAGATGACATTCCAAAAGTAGGGATGAAGTTTGCATCTAAAACGGTTCAAGCACGTTTATGGGCGTTAAAAGACACGATTGGTTTACAGCAGTCCTATGCTTTACGCCGCCGTTTTGGCATGGTAGCCGAAGATGAAATTGCACAAGACCTCGTCGCTGCCATTAACTCAGAGCAAATGAATACGGCTACGCGCATGTTATTAGCCAAAGCACAGGGGGAGGTGACATTTAAGAAAAATGCACCCAGTGGTATTAGTTATAATGATCACAAACAAGGGTTTAAAGATGCTATTGCGCAAGCTGAAGCGACTATTTTAAATAATGCAGGCAGAGGCACTATTTCGGCAATGGTTGCGGGACGTAATGTCTGTGCATTGGCAGCTACTTTACCTGGCTTTACTAAGCTTTCTGACGGCGCTGCTGTAGGTCCACACATTTTCGGTATTTTAGATGGTATCTTAATTGTACGTGTGCCTAATCAACAGGTGATGGATGCTGATACGGCAGTCTGTGTTTATAAAGGTAAGTCAAATTTTGAAAGTGCATTGGTTAGCGCGCCTTATATGCCACTTGTTGTTACATCGGCACTTCCGCATGGTGTTAACCCGCTGGTTAACCAAAGAGCGGCTGCAGTATGGTCTGCAATTGATGTGCTTGTACCAAGTTTTATTACCAAGATCCGCTTAGTATAAGCTCGCGATACACATACTTCATAAGGTCGCATGTGTTGCGGCCTTTTTTGTTTTTACGCATTTGCTTTATTTAAGCGAATTTAAAAGTTGGTGAATGAGATAAGAAAATAATGGCGCTGACTAAAAACAAACCCGCACATAGTTGATAAGGCGGGTTGCTCAAATATAATGCAATTTGCGGCAAAAAAATCTACATACCTATTATCCAAAATAACCGCATTACTTTAGATAAACCATCATGGTCTGTACCTTGATGTTAACAGTATTTTATGTTTATTATCAATGGTTTTATTGCTAAATATGTAAAAATTACTCTGTATATATTAATGATAAATTTAATCTAAGTTCTGCGCTTAACGGGTTTAAATTCCAATTCACTTAATAGTGCATCAATACGCTTGGCATCTTCTATACTGAGGTTTTCATCATATTGAGATATTTTAACCATTGAGTCATATGAATTTGCCAGTTCCTCGTCTACAAGACCCATATCACCCATATACAAGAGCATTTTACGAGCATCTGATATTTTAGCTGGTAATGCTGAAGCCGCATATTTTATACCCAGCAAATCTAACACAGCCATGATTTGCGCTTTTGATGCTTGCTCGTTTAAAACCAGCATATGGCGTACTATCCGGATCATTGCACCGTGACCTTTTTCAGCGCGTGCTATTTTACGGATCTTTTTCTTAGTTGTGGTAGGTGTGTACGCTGTGAACTCCGTGTCATTAGACGCTTCGCTGGCCGTTGTTTTTTCTTCCACTGTGGTTTGTGTTAGCGCATGTTGCTCGGCGGCATCTGTCATTGGCACGTCAACATAGCTTTTAACTATGTAGGCATTTTGAATATCCGCAATCGCATCGGGTGTTAGATCACTGCCGTTACTGAGTGGATCGGTTTCTGTTGGTATTGATTCGTCAACAATGTCGATNGGTTTTTCGCGGCTTTGCTGNCCAAACATAGAGGAAAGAAAAGCGTCGGTATCTGGCATTAGAAAAGGGGATGCCTGCTGCGCCAATGTTTTTAATAGCTCCGGTATTGGTAAATCATCTAAAGCAATCAATGTCTCTGACAATGAAGGTAGCGGGTTGTCAATTGTCGCTTGTGCTTTGCTTGGGAATTTCTCAAACTTTTTGTGATATTGGCGGGGCATTTTTTCCCATTGCACCTCGGTATCGAAAACGCTGGAGGCGGATTCTGCCCAAGTTGTGAGTTTATCAAGGTCTTTGCGTTTTTTATCAGACCCCTGTGCTTGTTTTGTTAGCTCGATGATTTGCTCTTCTGAGGTGGCAAACCAAAACGCATAATGAAGCTTAGCGGCAACAAGTAAGGCTGTATCGTTGGGCTTAAGTTGTGAAAGTCCGCTGTGCATTGCGGGTAAGAGGTCGTGAGCTATCGCTAATATCCCGTTAAACTCAGCTGCTGATTGCGTCATGTTGTCACCTTTATGTAAGCATGATGGTTTTTTTAAAGTGAAGGTTGAAGCAAGCCAAAATGACTGCACAACAGTAACTTTCAGTTCATTGTACAATAAAAGTCATTTTAGGCAACTTTTAAAAAAGGAGGTATCGATAAGTGATGATATTTTGTCAAAAGTGTTTGAATAACAGCCAATGTGATAGCTTTGTATTCCCTAATGCGTGACATTCTAACACGCTTAGCATACGATTATACAATTCGTGTAATGGTGCGCGGCAGGCTTTTTGAATGGAGCGAGTATGAATTTAGAAAATGCAAATTATATCGTTATGCCCAATACGTCGGCTGTACTCGTTTTGCCTGTAAGTGGGGGAGAAACAGCAAGGTTTGTGGAAGTTGAAACAAAAGCTGCTCGCTACTTTTCCAGGGATAACTGGTTGTTTGATGCAGCGTCATTTCTTGAACAAGACTCTCTAGCACAAAGGCTTAGTAAATTGGCAACATTCAAGGGCATTGCTACTGAAAAGTTTGAAGGTATATTAGAGAATGTGCTGGCATCAATTATACCAGGAGCTGAAGTTAACTATATGGTTTTTATAGAAAACGAGCATTTGCTTATTGCACATACGGATAGCGTGATCCAAAACCATTTAGTTTAATAGACTTTCTAAATATCTTATAAATACAGGTGATTATTGCATAATCTAGCCTTTAACGGTGCAATAGCCATTACTGTGGGAGCGTTATTTCTCATTGCATAATGAGTAAGTGATCTGAGGTACTATGTTAAATGATATGCTTGACTGGGCCCGAAATCGTTGGGGTTACGTAGGACTGGCATTAGATTCAGACGGGTTTGTCGTCATTAAAACGGTAGATGGCCGATGTGAACGTTGGTTATGTACAGGTATTAATGCGCATTTTGATTTCGTCGAGCAAGCGGTTCAGTTAGTTATATTTGACTCGGTGTCTAATCTCACATATCGAGAGTATCAGGTTGCATGGCGTACTGAACATGCCGTTCGTTGTCTAGATAGCGCTGCAGACGAGCAAGACATAGATATTGGCGAATTAGACTATTGCCCAAAATGCTACGCCCACAAAATGGTGCAGTTTTCTCAGGGTCGAGCCATGAAGTTATGTAGTAATTATGCAGTGTGTTCAGGGAAGTCAAAAACCAATGGTAGAATTTATCCACTAGAGCACCTTAATGCTGATCAGCAGCTCTTTCTATTGTCTCATGGCAATGATGATTTAGGTTATCCCGCAGGCGCAATTCGTGCGTCTATGACGCGCAAATTGGGTTTAACTACGGGCGAAGAGTTGTCGCAGTCAACGGTAGGGTTGTCCCTCGTTGAAGATAGTGACCTTATCAAAACGTCTGAATTTACTTTACTTAATTACCCGTTTAGTCACTTTAACCGAGTGCAATCGACGCTACTTAAAAATCAGATACATACGAAAAACGTGAACTTGGTACTGGGCACTGCAACCAGTAGTGGTAAAACGGTGTGTGCCGAGTTATGTATGGCGCATACACTAGCCAAAAGAGAAGTGGTTGTGTATGTGTCTCCGCTTCGCTCATTAACCCAAGAAAAATACGATGACTGGTCACACACATTCGGTGCTCAATACAAGATAGCGATATTGACGGGAGACTATGCCTTATCACCAGATAAAAACGATGAAATAAATCAAGCGGATATCTTGTGTATCACCTCTGAAATGCTGGACTCTCGGACTAGAAAATATGGCAGTGAACGTAGTGCTTGGATCGACAGGGTTGGCTTATTGGTGGTTGATGAGTCTCACATTATTGGCACGGAACGTGGCCATGCTGTAGAAGCTGGTTTAATGCGTTTTACTCAGTTTAATCAAGCGAAAATTCTATTTATGTCTGCTACGATGCCCAATGTGGAGCAGTTTGCACAATGGTTAAGTGTATTAAATGGTTTGCAAAGTGAGATCATTAATTCTCCTTGGCGGCCAACTCCCCTTACTTGGCATTTTCCGCGCTATGTAGACAATGGTAATTACAAACAAAGTAGAGACAGTCGCATCAATGAAGCGCTCAAGAAAGTGACAGATGCTGAAAAGTCAGATGAGAAATATCTTCTTTTTGTCCATGATAAGGCAACCGGCGCAGACCTATTAAGAAAGGTCAGGGCGCAGGGTATTGACGCTGAGTTTCATAGTGCCGATTTGAAAGTAAATGTCAGGCAACAAATTGAAAAAGAATTTAAAGATCCGCACGGAAAACTACGAGTTTTAGTATCCACCTCAACCCTTGCATGGGGGTGTAATGTGCCAGCACAAAATGTTGTAATTGTGGGCACAACTCGAGGTTTGTCTCCAGTGGAAATAGAAGATATTTTACAAATGGCTGGCCGTGCAGGGCGCAGCCTTCCAGCTGATTACTTTGTTGTTGCTCCTGATGGAAATAGTTACGCCCAGTCTAGTTTGGATAGATTGTCGTTAAGAATATTAGATAGTGTTGCTGAGTTAGATATGTCCACTGCGGGGTCGGTAATAGATATCCGCCACGCAGGTAATCAACAAGATATCAAAGCCGTGAACAATGAAGCGCGCCTTCAGAGAAGAAAGCGTAAAGTGAACATGCGACAGGTCAAAGACCATCAAAAGGTTATCCTGGCTCAAAGCGTCGAAGAAGCCAAAGCGTGGATCGCACACAATGATCCCCAGTATCTAGCACGCTATCATGGGCACTGTTATCTTATTTGTGCGCAGCCAAAAGTTTGGGAACATCGTATACAGCAAGCTAAGCCTGTCCATAGTCAACTGGTCAATGAAGCTACCCTCGGCTTTCATATTCTCGCTGAAGTAGATGCGGGTACGATTCATAATCAACTAGATTTGGTTAACTGGTTTGACCGTTCTTTAGCGAAACTGCAAGGCTTGGTTGAGCAAAAAGTGGTTGAGAGCGTCTTGGGAGATTTACTGCGTACACAGATGCTCAAAGGACATGACGAACAGTACGAAATAACTGAGATTGGCAAAGTTTCATCGCGTTGGTACTACAAGCCAGAGGATGTTTTTCATTGGCATACGGCGTTACGATTTGTAGACCATGCTCAGATTTGGGATAACGATGATGCGTTGGCCTGGGCTATCGCTGGGGCTCCTTCTTATAACACAGACTACATTCAACGTAGTCAGGCGAAGCTAGTCGATGACTATATGAAGCGTTTGCAACGGGTGGTACCATTTGCGTCGGAAATGGCATTGCCAGCGGATATGGCGACATACCTCAGTGGCAAAACGGTGCAATACCAAAAGATAAACGGTTTTAAATATGACCTTTCACGTGTCTTTCAAGCCTTAAGACAAATCGCTAAAGCCTGTGCTATCTCGCGTCCTGATGGATATTGGCATATGTTAGAAACCCGATTTAGATATGGCACAACGGCTGATTCCGCGAAGCTGCTTTGTGTTGAGGAAGTGGGGGTGATGAATATCCGCAAGCTTGTGAAAGCGGGAATTGTAAGCTTGGACGATTTTATTGATGTAGAGCGACGATCTGAGGTTACACGGATTTTGGGTCATAAAAAGTTAGAAACCGCACTGGCTTCGGCGAGAAAGATCATACGAAGCCAATATGGCGTAGAGTAATGTGCTTGCAAGCAGGCTACGGTTAGTAACGTAAAAGCCTGCACAGATAATGCAGTTTGAAAGTGACACATCAACTGGACTTGCTCAGCGATGGATCTCTTTTGCGATCCGCTGCATCAGTTTTGGTTTGATCACTGCACCAATGTTTTTCTCGATAACATTGCCATTGAGCATAAAGTGCAGAGTTGGTATCACATCAACGCTCGCATTCTTTAACGCATCGCCACATTCGTCAATATTCACTTTCACAATAGTAAGATGTTGCGTCAATGTGTCGGGCAGCGCCTCTAGTGCGAGTCCCAACTGTTTACAAGGGCCACACCAAGGCGCATAGTAGGCAACCAATGTGTAACCTTGATTGATTAGCGTATGGACATTTTCATTCGTTGCATATTGTATGTTACTCATTACAAGCCTCCAATTCAGTCATTAGTTTTTGCATATTTGTGGCTGAATTTAATACTCATTATCTTTTAATACTTGCCCAATCTGAAGGCGTTACTTCCAAGAACCTGCTATTGCTGCATAAGCTAACCTTTCCTCCAGGAGGCTGAGGCCTTAGCGAGAGCAGGACGCGCAAGCGGTGTTATCGCCCAAACTATATCTGGCTAGATAACCTAAGCTAGGCTTAATAAGTTGTCTTCTCACAGCGATTATCCTTTACTGCTGTGCTAAATTTGTTTGCAATAGGCTATCTATTGATGCACAAATTTGCTTCGTATTAAGACATAACTTATGGCTTGCGTGATATTATGCCTATTGAGCTTAGGTGTTTTCGTTGAGTAACCCACTTGTTACCCCGAGTTCAGATTAAATAAATAAAACCACTTCGCGAATATACCTATATTTTAATAAGCAATCTAGTGTATGAATAATACAAGCATATTGTACAATATGGGAACTGGATTTTGGTGACTTGAGAAGAGTAAGAAGGTGGGCAAGAGGTTGATATCGTTTCTTGCCCTTAAAAAAGGTTACATTAAACAGCTTCACGAAGACTGATTACGACTTCATCCTTTTCAGAGACAAAATAGAGCTTTTCAGCTTCTTCAGTTAATGCCGATTTTTCAAAAATAGCTTCGAGTAATGGCAAAAAGTGTGCATTAATGATGTCAGGATCTAGACTTAAAATCATTTCAAAAAGTCCGCCATCGTTTCTGTTTTGTTCATTTGCTTTTTGTAACAGCGCTATCATTGAAGTCATTACTTTTGCTTTAGGAAGTAATTGCTTACAGGAGACTGGTGTTTTGCTTGCGACAAACTTTTTACCCTCAATGGAAGGCTGTGTAGAGGTTTTGAGTAAATCCATAAGTGAAGACTGTGCCTCTTCAATGCGAGCGTCTAACAGGTCACGAGCAGCAGTTAAAGCCCCAACTTGGTCAATAGCCGAGCCAACTTTAGCCTGTCTTAACTTGGCATTATTTCCGCTTACATTTGCAAGTTTGATGGTAGGAGCTTGGGCGATAGCTTTGGCGCTAGCCGAAGAGCCATCGATATTACTTTTCTCGTGCACAACTCTCTTAAATTTCATAAATTAGCCTCACTGTTAGCCCCGATTTGATAACAGCCTAAAAAGATTAAGACTGACAAAAACTAAACTTTAATTTAAAAGTTTTATCATAACTTTTTGATATAGCTCTAAAATATTAATACCAATGCTCATTTAATTAGCAACTAGCTGTGATTTGTACCTAATTCACTAGCGAGTCTTCCTGATACACTATTTATTGCATTTGCATTCGATGTAAATCACTGCAATGCAACCCATTACGCTATATCCTAGACAAATCTATACGTTACGACGCTGACTGTCAAATCAAAATAGTAAATTTTGGCCTCCGAAGTCCTGTTTTGGTGCGCTTTCTCGTTCGCTTGGTTGCAGCAATTGCCCAACATGAAATTATGCTGAATATGTTCGTAAGTATTGAAAATAAAGAGTTTGTTGTACAACAAATTTAATTATAAGCAGCGTTGTCGCCGTTGTTAATTTAGTCATTAAAAGCGGTATTTCAGCCAACTGTATTAGATCATTCTTCGATAAATTCAGTTGACTAATCGTAGGTGGTTGATAATTGTACAACTTGCTTGTTGCTTTAAGGTGCCTGTACTATGTTGCAATGTTTCTATTCTTGTTACAATTGATTATTGACAAGGGGGGTTAAAGCTTGGATACTCCTGCACACTAATTAGATTTCTTGTAACATGCGGAGTATATTCGTTTCCGTTGTACATTAAATGAGACATATAAAGACACCATAAGATTTACGCTAATTGTTAAATAGCACATTTGCAATGTGAGAGAGAATAGTAAATGTTCTTACAACATGTGACTCTGCAATATGATGATTTTAAAGCGTATATTTTAAAGGTGATATAAGTGCTTTAAGTAGACCCAACCGAAAAGCTACTCCTGCTTAAGGAGTGGCTTTTTATTTAAATAACTACAGGCATATAGCTCAAAGATTTAGAATCTAGGATGGTACTTATGGATACGCAGATCCAAAAAATATGCGCTAGCTTGGCGCAGGGAGATCCCGCTTCATTGATAAAAGGACTTGTCATTGGTTATGATGAGCAAGGACAGTTGAGATTATATAATGCTGATATGAGCGCAGAAGAAATTGTAATTGCAGTTGAAATGGCAAAAGCCCGGGCTCTGGGGCTAATATCAAACAAAGAACTACCCAGTGCGGTTGCTAACTGCTTGGCTTCAAGAGAGTTTGTAGGTGAAGAGCACGCTTTTTCATCTTGTGATAGCGCTTGCAGTCGGCGACGTCAACGTCGAACTTCTAATTTAGAAAGCTAGATGTTACTTAGTCGGTTATAAAGTAGGTTTTCGTTTTTGCGCTGCGAGTGTTTAAGCGCACCGTGGTACAATGGAGAAAATCACATAACTGGCCTTTACCAATTTAGTGACGTTAATCTGTTATCGAATCGATAGAATTAAATTGTACAATATCTATCAAATTATAATGCAAATGTGACAATATAATATCTACTACCTCTTCATGATTTGGTTGTTAACTGAGACATGTAGATATTTAGGGGTATTTAAGATGGCAATTTCAAAGACAGAGTTGGCTGATCATGTGGCTGACGCAATGAAAATTAGTAAAACAGACGCTCGTGGTTGTGTGAATGCGGTGATTGATGCGTTTTGTGACGCTCTGCAAGCAGGACAAGATGTGCGAGTGCAAGGATTTGGAACACTAAAGGTAGTTCAACGTAATGCGCGTTTAGGGAGAAACCCCTCAACAAAAGAGCCTGTTCCTATTGATGCGTGCAACACTGTACAGTTCAAAGTGAGTCAACGACTCAAAGAGCTTCTACCGAATGTAAAATAGTCTATGTTGACTGGTTTTTTGCCTGACTATATGGCGGAATTTATCTTGGCGGTAGCAGGGCGCTGTTATCGGCAAGGTTTTCTCGCTTGAAAGTAGAAAGCTTAACTAAGCTAATTTGAATTAGAAAAGCCGACACAGCGTCGGCTTTTTACTAGCTAGATGACCTCGACCTCATCGCCGGTGTCGNTTGTTTCACTCCCTTGACTCTCTTGATCTGCGCTTTTTATTGCATCATCAAGTAGTGCATCAAAGTCGACAGGCGCCAGAAGTAGCTGGGGAAAGCCGCCATGTAACACTTGAGAGGAAATGTGATTTCGTGCAAACGGATAGAGCTGAGCTGGGCAGTATGACCCTACTAATGCCATGATCTCTGTTTCCTCATAGCCCTCAATTTCAAAGATCCCTGCCTGCTCTACAGTGGTATTAAATAATTGTGTATCACTATTCGTGGCTTTAGCTTTGCACTTCACAGTGAGTACAACCTCATAAGTGGTATCGCTTATCCTATTTGCTTCAGTATTTAAATCAACGCTAATAGAGGGTTTCCACTCATCTAAAAATACAGCCGGTGCATTGGGTGCATCGAAAGTTGATTTTTTATGGTAAATTTTTTGTAGTTCGAATGACTGCTCAACGGCAGTTGTATTGTCTTTATTAGTCATGTCACATGTCTCATTAATTTACACGCAAAATAAATGCGTATTATGGGAAATTTTATATCGCTTGCTCTTCAATATAGATCAATAACAGCATGGCAATCTCTCGTAACGCTGTAAGCTCTTCAGATATAGCAAGTCTGTGCTCTTTTTCAACAAGATCTCGACACAGCGATGGTGCTGTGAGCTCACCTATTACTTGCTCTGCCTCGGCTGTAGCAAGCTCTTGCTTTGCTACTTGTAGCAAGGTAGCTTGGATCGAATCGGCCATCACTTTAGCATAGATTGAACCATGTTTCATCAGAGGTTCGAACTGTTCGTTCATTTTTACTTCCAAACACGGAAGGTGTTTTTTTTTGTTCAAGTTCATTATTTTTAGCTAATTTATCTGAGAACGCTAGTACTGAAACCTCAATGCACCCCAAGCTCAAAGAATGCGAACTCAAGTTTTTCAACGGTGATAATAGCGCTACTATATTATTGTACAATTGAAATGTGAAGACATTTAAGTCATCATGCGAATGAGACAAATATAAACTCTACATATTGCTATTTCTTTCTGGCTCACATTATGAATGTGGCTGGTTGCATATCAAGTATGTGTAATAGTTTGATTTTATTGTATTAATGGAGAAATCAAAGAATGAGTATGAATTTACCCCGCTGTCCGTATTGTAGCAATCCTAGCATTGTTGGTGAGATAGCAGGCAAGCTTGCGGCGGTATGTACGCAATGCAATAACGGATATGCTATTGTAGCAGATGACTTCGCTAGCCTGACACAGCGAGCGTTTCAAATGGCAACAAAAGGACAAGTTGAACAAGCGATAGGTGTTGTACAACAACACTTAAATAAACATGTTGACGAAAGAAGCTCGGCATTGCGTGAAGCGGAAAATGAACTTCCAGAAGATAAGCGTAAGCTGACAAAAGAGCAGCAAAAGAAGGCTGCAGAATTGGAGTCTCAACGCATTCTTCTTGCAGGGATTTTGCAAGGCGGCCAGCTATACAAAGAGCTGCTAGGAAAAGCACTTGGCATTGTGAAAGAAGAGAATAAAGCCGTCTAATTGGTGGCTGCTTTAGTGCTGGGATCCCTGGCACTACTCAATATTCCTCCCCGTTATAAGTAAGCATGCTGCTCAAAGGGTGAGCGTCAGCGGATTTATTGGCTTTGCTAAAAACAGTTGCGGCCCAAGCAAATAAACTCTATCCTAATAACCCATGCGGTGTTTTATAGAAATGCGCCGAAAATTAAGTATTTGACATGTGTGTGTTTTGACAAGTATTGCTAGGTTGTTTTGACTTATGCAGTAATACAGCGGCTTCACCTTGCTCTGGGCTGGTACTATTATTCTTGGACAGTGATTTAGGTAATGTCATGATTCAATTAATAAAATAAAAAATTGTCTTGTTGTTTGCTTAGCCCTGATGGGTTTGAAAAGGCGTAAGATAACGGATTTAAAGCGCACGAAATAATTGGTTTACGATAACGTAAGCCGAGTAAATGAAACAGGACTTGTATTGTATGTATAATGATATTGCTCCGAGTAAAAGAAGCCCTAACGAGTTGCAAGAACACAAAGGGCAGCCGTGTTTTAAAGGAAATACAGTGGCTCCTGAATACCTTACTTCTCTGTTGTCATTCTTCTATGAGTTGGGGGCGCAGCACTCCCAGGAAGAGCAGCGTATTCAGCTTGCCGACTTTAGAAATGAGTTAATTATCGCTGAAGATACCATAGAAGAGTTAAGAGTTTCGCTTGATCTGTCGCGTCAACAAAGAGACTCTGCACAAGATTGCCTTGACATAGCCCGTTTATCTATCCAGCAGTCATTACTCATGATGGAGCGTTTATTATTAGAATTAGAAGCGAGGCAAGATCTGGATGAGGCTTATTTTTTCCGTAGAGAATTAAAAAAGATATCTACACATCTGTCTCAACGTATTTAGTATTGTACAACTACGTTGTTAAATGAGCATTTGTTATAGTGAAGCGTCATTACGGTATAAACTGGCTCAAATTTTCAAAAATTTGGAACGGTACATAAGTAAGTGGGATCTTTTTTAAAAAATAAGTCCGGCTATCAATTTTTATAAATAAAATATTGATTTAGTTGGATTTATATATGCTTTTATTTGATTTTAGATCGTAAATTAGTTGCTTAATTTATAGATATGGAACTTACAAAGCGATCCAAATTGAGCTGTTTTAGCTATTTTGAACACTTTTATACAGAAACTAGATACTTATAACCGATCTGAATCTGATCTTTGCTAAAGTAAGCTTGCTGTTCGGTACTCAAAAGTGGCCTAATTTTAATGTACAATAAAAATTTCAGTATACAGATCTAAAGTTGCTCTGCTTAATCTAGCTTTGCTGTCTCTGAAAAAGAGGCCTGATTAGTGGCCTCTTAATGAGTTTCGTTATTTTATCTTTCAGCGATGTAACTAATGCGCACTTTGTCGCCGATTTGAGGCGCTGTTACAAAAGTCGCCTTTTTGGTGGCTTCGTCAATCGTAATCGAGTCTTCAAATACAGCAAGGCCATTCACAAACACTTGTGCAGATCCAACCCGAGGTGATTTTGCAATATCAAAAGACACTACTGCACCATCTACTTGAGCGGATAGATCTTCCGCAGAAACAATATCCTGAGCCATGATACGCGATGTATCATCTTCTATGGCCTTAATACGGTTATCTTGTGTGGTTAAAGCAGTCGTTACAGTTGCTGCAAAGTCGGCGTCATTTCCCAGTGCATCAGCTAATTCTTTAAGTGTATCAAGCGCTTCAGGTGCACTATTAATGAGATCAGATACTTTAGAGTCTACGTAGGAAATACTCGCTTTTACGGTACTAAGTGAAGCAATATCATCAGCAAATTTTACTAAGTTTGCTTCAAAGCCTGGGTCGACTAGCTCACGACTAATTGTTGCAGGCATAATTTGTGAGTTTGCGCGTAACTTACTCATTGGATGAGTCTCCTTAATGGGTTAATGTATTTCTCATCTCAAGCTCATACGCGATTCCAGAGACAGCGTTATACTCACTGTTATCAGTTGAGTAATTTTGCTGACAATTGAATTTTATCACCGTCATAAACTGTGACAGCTGGGTCAATCAACAGGATGCTTTTGCTATCTTGTGTAGCGATACTGTATTGACTTTCTTTATCCAAGAGCAAGCCATTCAATGTTACCAAAACATGTTTAGTACTGTCGATTTGTCCGTTTAGTGCAATGTGAATGGGTTGTCCATCAGGCTCGGAAATTGTGTATGACTGCTGAATTTCCGTGCTTGACTCTCCGCTACTGCTTTGATCTGGTTGGTAAAACTGTTGTGAAACTGAAGTGCTGTACATTTTAAGCCCTTACTTTAAAACAGATACTGCATTATCACTATTGGCTGCTACCCATAGTGCTAACGAATCAGTTTCTTCATGAGCATCAGCAAGCTCGATTGATAGTTTAACCTTGACTTCATTGCTACCAACCGGAATAGGAAACCTATATTGACCTGATTGTACAATATTTATCTCCATCGGCACAATGCTGTTATTGACGAGCTGACACATGTCGAACGGTGTGTCTTGTGCTATGTTTGGGTCTTGCATAGCGATTTTGATGCGCCCTGTTGCCTGCAAATTTTTTTTATTAAAGTCGACGTACACAAGCAGTTCGCTTTTCCCAAATGTTGGGGTGACAACATGTAGCGTGTGGTCACCAATTTGGTTCGATACTGATTGATACTGTCCATTTTCCTGGGGAATGTTTACTGTGATCATTCTGTCGCTCCACTCTCATTTTCACTGAATTTTGCCGAGCTTCGCTCAGCGCTTGGTTGGGTAAAGTGCCTGTGTAGGATGAGTCCATTCACATGGCATAAGTATTTGCTTTTTACTCAGCCGGATCAGGCTGATGTGGGATGGATATATAATTTCATCTGTTTCAATACAAACGAAGTGAGTGCCATTACGATGCGGCATACACTGATGGAGTACTCGGCCATCAATACATTGAATATCATGTAAAAGTTCTACACAGCTTTCAAAAGCATCACTATGAAAGTTTATCCAGTTAAATAAATAGAATGCAAATGGAGAATGCGTTGCTATTAAATCTTCAAATACCTCCGTAGGATCTTGGGTATCATAGTGTGTGAGTTTGGCGGTGATATATTGTTGATTCATAAAGCCTCCTCAGCAAAGCCGACCTGTTGTGACAGGTATTGCTGTAGTTTAAATTGACGGCGAAACCAGCCTTTTGCATATTTACCATTTCTCGGTCTACGTGCGATGATCTCGGCATATTGCTTGGCTCTTAAGCTTTGGTACTCAATGAATAAATTGTCTCCTTGGACTCTGTTTGCCTGTTTTAACGCTCTAAGTGTGTTAGGCCCAATAATGCCATCTACATCGGTCTTGATCGCTTGTTGTAATAGTTTTATAGCACTTCTCACCCCCATGTTTACGGCGGTATCAAAAACTAAAACCGCCATTTTTTCAGGCATTAAGTGGGCTTTACAGGCTTCAAAGTAATCTCTTTGGTATATCTCTTTCGCTTGTGCTTTGGTCAGTGCCGCTATATCCAAATTAGGATAGGCATTTTGAGAAATCCCGTATTTTGTTTTACCGCCACTGTCGTCAGGGTCGTCGACAAAGCCACCTTCAAACTCTAAAAGTAAACGAAAGGCTGACTCAAAAACGTGTTGATACTGCCGTAAGTGATCTGACATGTTAACTCCTTAACCAAACACCGTTAGTACCTTTAATTGAGCTGTTTTGGCATAACGGGCAATACTATACGAATGGCACTTTAAAAAGGCGCCACAACAGGGTCTCAATCACTACTCACTATTAAGTTGTTATCAACTTCAGTCTCTTATATTGTCTATTGTACCTTGAACGGCACATTGAGTGCAGCAAAGAAATTACTTTAAGTGACAGTGAAAATAATGTTAAGGCAATACTGTCACGGTATCGTCGCCTGCTTGATTGTTCGAATTATGTACTGATACTTATGTGTAAGTAAGTGCTTCCTCTTTATATTGATAGGACTTTTGTTGTTAGCTGGTACTTACATTTGTTTGTGAGTGAATACAAACTTATTGGTTGCTGTTTTTTGTGTTTATAAAAAGTGATTGCACAATCAATTGTTGCACTCACTTTTTATATGGCGTAAGCTATAAGTCATTGTCGTACAGGCGTTCTTGACTCAAAAAGTAAAGTGCGCGCAACTCAATAATCCGCTAAGGAACCGAAAATGAAAAAAATAATGGCTGTAAAATTCGCATGGAGGTTTTTATGAGTTTATCTGCAAGAAGCTTCAGGCTAGCCCAAATTCCGGTCGATAGTCGGGCTAAGATTGTTTCTGTTGCAAACCGCAAAGGTGGTGTGGGTAAGACCACCTTGGTGAGTTATTTAGGGGAAGGTATTGCGCTTTGGGCTGGTAAACGCGTCCTTCTTATAGATACTGATAAACAGTGCAATCTAAGTGGTGCTTATGGCGTTATTGAGTCGACCACAGTTGATGCGGCGCACGCATTTGCCGGTTCTGCGCTCAGAGCCATTCATCAGCCCATAATTCACCCTGAGTATTATGATGAAGATGGTAATCCAATGCCTTTTGCTGCTCGCAGTAGCTCATCAGAGATCATGAAAGAAGACAGGCAATATGTGTGTCAGTACGGCACATATATCCAGCATGACTCCCCTCATTTAGGCACTGTGAATAAATTGGGGGGGATGCTAGATATTGTGCCTGGTGATAGTGAGGCACTCAGTCATATCCACACTCATGCAGAAAAATACCCGGCAAGAACACTTTATGAGCGGTGGGAGTCTTGGTTGATTGATTGCGACATCCTCAATTGCTACGACCTGATCATTTTCGATACCCCACCATTGGATGCGGAATTAAACGAGGCGCTTTATCAACTGTCGGATCATGTGATTGTGCCAGTAAACCCATCCAGAGATACGCTTGGCTCATGCAACACCGTCACTATGTCTTGCCTCGCGGCAAATAATAGTGATGGTCGCATGCGCCTAGTGACGACAATTGTTAATCCATTAAATTCAGGGAAGTTGAGTAAACGAGAAGAAATTTTATTAGAGCCAATTTTCAATTACCCTGCGTTTGGTTGCTTTCCAAAAAATGAGGTATTTCCTCGTAGTCGGTTAATTCAGGAACGTCGTGATATTTCTGTGCCCCCTTATATAGACCCGGAAAGCTTTGAAAAGCTCAGCGCTGAAGAGAAACGAGCTGTAAAGCCGCCAATGTCATCGCTTATTTGGAATAAAAAATCAGATCCTTCGAGAAAAAAGCTGTTTTCAATAATTGATAAGTTACATCAACGCATTTTTGGTGAGCCTCTTCCTCCTGAGGATGATAATTAAGCTTTTAGGTAATTCGCTATGACAAGTAAAAAACAATCAAAACTCGGTCACTTGCTTCAAACCAAAGGAGCACGAGACAAAGCTGCCGAAAGAACGGCGCAAGCACTTTCACAGGAAATGGATGCGGTTAACGCGATGTATTTGCAGCAACAGCAACGATCTTATAAATCTGTGAACTCGAACGAGCAAGGGCTATCAGGCGCAACCGTAGAAAAAACAATCTATAAAGTGCCGGTCATTGAGCAGTTGTCTCAAGTGAAAAAAATGTTTGAAGAGAACGGTGGTGAATCTTTCGATGTAGAAATACCGTTGAGTTTGATTAAACCCAGAGCAGACAACCATCGCTTAAACGGTACATTAAAGTTATCTTTTGATACTTATATGGAATTGCTGCCTTCATGCCCTGATAATTGGCAAGAGCTAGATGCGGCTGAGTATGTAGAATCGTTTTGGGCTTCACCGCTGGCAATGTTAGTGGCTAAAGGTAAGTTGCACGGCAAAGAGTTAAGCGACGCAATGACGGGTGTGCAGGACTTATTTAAAACTGCGGTGAGCTTAAAAACAAAAGGCCAGCGTAAGTCTATTGATGGCTTTTTAGCTTACGACGAATTTGGCGCTGCGTCACATGTTGTGATCATTGATGGTGAGCGGCGTCTGCGTGCTGCCCATTTATACGGACGCGAGACGCTAAGACTACGTCTGGCTGTAAATGAACGTGCTGCTGATGGCCTATCTCAAGATGCCTCAGATCTAGACGTTGAGCTGGCCACTCTCGCAACTTCATACGAAGCGAATAGTTCGTCGGTATCTTTATCTTTGGCAGATACATTCAGGCATTATCACACACATTACAGGGTGCTATGTCAAAAAGTGGGTAAAGATGTTGCCGATGCAATGTCTACAAACACAGCAAAAGTCGCGATGAAGCTGACTTCTGAGTCAAAACCACAAGTTGCACGTTTTTTGAAGTTGGTGCGNCACCCGCAAAGCGAGCTGCTGTTAGAGATCTGCTCCGTGCATAAGCCGGGTCGTGAATCTTTAATAAAAGTGGCGAATGACGCTGTAGCATATGCACAGCAACATGGTATTAGTTGTGATCCTGTTCATGTTTATGCCTTCTCGGTTGCAGATGAAAAGATTGATTTTTCTATCGATGAGGTGCCTCAAGCGCTTGTGGATGAAGTGATGGAACTCGTTAATCAAGTTACGGGTAAGCATGTCATTAAAAAGAGCGAAGATGTTACACGTCAACAAGTGGCACAACAGTCAGAGAGCGATAAAAAAGAAACAGTTAAGAAGCTGAAGAAGTTAGGCTTTCCAACACCTGAGTCGGATAATGCGTTACGAGACAGACAGCTAAAAATGCTGATTGCGGTTTGCGCGCGGATAGATCCTACACTGGAACAAACAGGCGAGCTACTGGAATCAATGGCTGCATCTAAAGGTTCAAAAGAAGACATAGATACATACCGCCAAGGTTTATTAAATATCGTCAGTCAGTCTATGCAGCATTTAGACAACCTAGATATGTCGGGCGAGGATTTATCTGGTTTGATCCGTAAAGCGCGCACTGAAGGGGTCAACTGGTCTGAATTATTCCAAGGCCAGAAAGAGGAGCGTAAGCATGGTTAATGATCGTAGCTCAAGTAAACTTGCTATGCTGGTGACGCCTAAGCCAAAACTTGACTCAGTGAGTGACGGCTCCGATCGCATTAATGCTAGATTTCCTAACAAAATGATTGAATTAATGGATGCGGCAGCGCAGCAAAAAGGAGTATCACGCAGCCGCTGGGTATCTGAAGCAATTATTGAATTCAAACGTATCCATTTGGATACGCACCTTGAGTTTTTGAAAGAGATCGACGACAAGGCGGAGCAAGAAAAAGAGCGTCTGGCGATTTATCAAAACTTGGCGCGCATGACACTGGAAACCAAAATATCTACCATAGGTGGACGCTCATTATCGATTAGGATGATCCAACAATCTATTCCAGCGCTCAGTGCTTTTCAAGAGCTACTACGCGTTATTGACTTGGCCGACAATACGCCGATTGAGTCGGATGATGTACCCACCACACTCTCTTTAGCACCTGTCAGAGACAAACTAAGAACAATCTTGGGACATATGGTTATTTGGGAGCGGTTGATGAAAGAAAGTGATTTGTCGACTTTGATTGGTTCTCCGTTAAATCAACAATAGCCATTGTTGGTTTTTGCTGCTTAGTCCTTTTCTGCTTGCCTTTCATTTGCTATTGTACAATAGTAAATGAAAGGAGCACCCCAATGAATACACAGTACTCTGTCGTAACAATTTCGGTTACAGACTTGAATACATCCATTAAACGCTTATCAAAAGCACTTATCCGTCAGCGATGGAAAAGTGCATATAAGGTGGCGGATATGATCAGAGATAGACTGTTCAATGACGAAGCATTACGTGAAATTACGCAGTTAGAGAGAAATATATCCCCGGATAAGTTTGAGGTTACTCTTAATATTCAAGGGCCTAAAAGTAAAATAGCCGAAGTGGTTGCCTACGCAAAAGTAACGGCTGATCACGCTGGCTTGGTCATTGATACCGACTTGGATCTGACTCGTGTGACGTTATTAAGCTGAGACATGCTAGGTGTTTGCATTAATGTGCAACTGGCTTAAATCCGCGTTTTTTATTATTGTACAATATTCTGGGTGTGCTATATTGCGCCCAGCTCTCTACTGACAAGTAATAGGGCTTAGCAATGAGACTGGGTTATATTTTTCAACGGATATCATATACCTGTTAGTAATGGGTTACGCGCACTCGCAAGCGCTTAGCCGGCCTAAAGGTATCACAGTATCTAGACACAAAATTAGACAAGGAAACTTTTAATGAAAGCGTTAATCACGGTTATCACGCTGCTGCTAACTGCACTCCCCGCACTAGCCGATGAGCCTATTTATGCAAGAGATATTGATTGGGGGACAACAGGAGTAAAAGATAGAGTAGCCAGTGCGATTTCGCAATTTAATGCACATTCTTCAGAGCGTAAGGTGCTGTCCGATAGTTTGGAAAGCTTCACTAATATGCAAGCTGCCGAAGGACAAACGCTCAATTTTAGTAGCGGTGTATCTGCCACGCTATCGGGTGCTGCGGTATTTCAAAAGACGAACTATTCTGCAACAGGGTGGATGTCACTTAACATCGACCACTTGGCAATGACCTTTAGCGTGCCCATTCAGTCATTTGCATTTCAGGCAGTGGACTTAGACATTGGCAGCGCCAATTTGGAAATTCAGTTTGAGCACACCGATGGTAGCGTTGCGCATTACACCATGCCGGATAAGGTTAATGTTCATAAGAACTTAGTTTTTTGGGGCGTTCATTCATCAAAGCCCGTTAAAAAAGTGACTATTTCACGTACCAGCGTGGGTGATGTGGTTTACCTAGATGACTTTATGGTAATTTCCGAGCAATCTTTTCGAGATCCCACTTCATTTAAAAACCCACAACTTACCAGAGTAGGTATATGCGCTGCAGATCGTATTGATTATACCGACGAGTTTGGCGCAACCAAATTGAAATCCGATCTAGGCCAGGTGCAATGTATTGGACGTCTTAGAGCAAATAAACTTGAAGTGTTCACAAACACTTATTCTGCTGACCGGTTTTTAGGTGAGATCGCGTCTGATAGATGTTTTATTCGTAGCGAATATACAAATGTACATTTGATACGCAGTACCCCACACTGGGAGCATGAAGAGATTGATGGTAAAAAAATTTCTACCATGACAATCAGATATACACATAGTGGTCAATTTCCACACCAACCATATGGCTATGCGAGAAGTATTTGTCAATTTAAAAACCCAGCTCAAGACAATATTATGCTTCTAGGCAGTTATGCAACTACTTACGCAGATAAATTTTAAGGGCAGTAATATTATGTTAAATAATCGATTAGTTATATATATACTGTGTGCTTTTACTGCTTTTACCGCCTATGCTTCTCTTTACCCTGAACATCCAAGTACACCATCCCCTCGCGGGTTCTGTACTATCACAGGTTCGGTCTATTCTGGAACAGAAGTTGGTGAATATGGTGGGTTGTGGTCTACCATTACTGACAATAATTTCACACCGGCTAAAAAATATGCCCCTGGGCAACCTACCATTGCTTCACCAGATGTTGCGAATACCCCGACACAAGTAATTTGTAAATTGCCAGTATCTATTTCAAAAAGCTCCTACCCAGATTCTCCAGGAGAGATATACATTGGTGCTGGTTGGTTTGCTGGCCGAGTTGGTGATATCAGCTCACTTGTTTCATGTGATGTTGTTGCCCGCAGAAAAGGTCAAGAAGTATACAGAGAAACACTGGATATTAGCAATGAGATAGACCCAAGCTATCGTGGTTACGACAATGGTTACGCATATAACATCACCAACTTAAGGCTAAAACCATGGCTACCCGATAATGAGTCCTCAGGTGTGGTACTAAAGCAATATGGTGCGAAAGTTACGTCGCAAGCATTTAGAGACGTGGTATCGAATAAAGAAGCGCAAGTTGATCATACTTACTTTGATTGCACTGTAGATAATGACTACAGCCAAGCGGACGCTATTACTATTAACTTATTGCCTGCCTATCTATATTAATTTATTCCAGTAAAGGTGACTTGTTGTCACCTTTTGCCCCTTTATTACAGCTATTGTGCTTTTACTTCATCTGTTACATGATGAGTAAGGCTCTGAGGATCATTCATATAACATTTGTACTCATTTAAAAGGTTACGCAAATGAGTATAGTTTTGTGCAAACAGTTTTTTGCGGGTGCTGAGGTTTATACTCGGTAAATGAATGGGCATGCCGTTTTCTTTACTCAGGGTTGCCCACCCCAAAGGGGTTAAATTGAGCATACCTTTTATATTCAAACTATCATGTTCAATAAATACCGCTATGGCTTGTTGTCCCAGTGGTGTTGAGCTAGGGTAACTTTCAAAAAAGCTCGTAATTTGCGGATACTCGTTGATATGCAGCTTGCGATTAAGGCAAATGGTTTGTGTAAGAGGCACATTAATGATATCCCTTATCCCAGCAGGCTTAACTCCATCAGCGAACGCGATAAGTTCATATGTATGCTTCATTTTAGTGCGGCTGATCGCCCCAAGTATTTGTACATGCTCCATAATATAGGTTCTCAAGTCTCATTTAGATTAAACGACTCTTATTCTAACTGCGAAGTAGGCGGTTAGCTACTTTCTTCTTTTTTAGTCACGCATCATGTGGAATTTATATTGTACAATATAAATTGTATCGCGTTGTAATTGTGATAATTATAAGGCATATTGCTATCAAGATGAGACTAGGTTGAAAAAAGATGACATGTACAACTGATGCGGTATTGGTGTATTTAGATGTTGAGTGTGAGGATGCTGCACAGCGAGTACGTAAATTTTGTGAGTCGTTAGGTATAGATGAATCGGAGCCAAATTCGCAGTTAAGGGCTGCACAACTGGCTGAATATGAAATAAAAAAATCCATAGCTAAAATAAAAAACAAATCTCGACCTGGTGTAAGAGACAAAGAAAAGCTCAGCTCTTTGAATAACGAGCTGGTGCATTTGCTACATGCGATGCCTGAAAGGATCAGTGCGCTGGCACTCGAGCGAATTATAGAACAATTTATTGTGGAGATTATTCATATTCATCCCATTGCGGACGACACTTGTATTATTGCGCTATGTATGAAAAGGCTTAGAGAAAACTATTTAGGTAAGTATGATGGTCGCCTTGCCTATACTATTGTACAACAAATTATTGATTGTCTGCATGCGTCAAGTGGCCGCATCATGTTCCAGTAGTATAATGTTGCTGAGGGCGGATTAGAAAGATAAAAGGTATGATGTGTTAACTTAGTTAAATAAGGATAAAAACATGTGGTTTCAAGCTCTTACAGCCGCAGGCGGTTGGATTTTCGAAATATTTAAAGGCAAACAGGATATTGTTAAACAAGCTGCACACGCTAAAGCGCAGCGCGTAATAAGTTGGGAAGAAGCGATGGCTAATGGTGCGGCCACCAGTTGGAAAGATGAATGGTTTACTGTTTTGTTAAGTGTTCCTTTTATTATGTGTTTTATTCCACAACTTGCGCCATACGCTCATCAAGGCTTTATTCAATTAGAGCAGACCCCCGAATTTTACCGCTATATGTTCGGCCTAGCTGTAGGAGCCTCGTTTGGATTTAGAGGCTTTGATAAATTTGTAAGAACGAGAAACATACGTAATTGACGTTTGTCAGCGTGAACAAGTTCATTTTTGTGTCGCAAATATAAAGCAAAGTGGCACTAGTAGTAATCAGTAAACTGGAGTTAAGTCGATGTCTAATAAAGAGTTGGTGTTTCCCAATGGTGAGCCTTTTGACCTGTGGGGAGAGCACTTAATACAGTTCCTTTTAAAAGGGGCGAAAGTGCGTGTGTATTTAGTCAATGGTATCTGTCTTAATGGTAAAGTCCGTCGGTTTGATAAAGGTAGTGTGCTACTTTCCTCGCATAATAAAGAGCCCATGCTGATTAATCGAGAAAGTGTTGCAACGATTGCCCATGACGATCACAAAGTAGCCACCTGTGAATAGTCGTGACCAAGGGATTGTGACCATTGACCCTGAGTTCTGGCGACCAAGTGATACAGAGTTAAAAAGGATGGAGCAAGAGCAGTTGTTGGTAGTTTCTGGTCACGAGGATGAACCTATTTATCATTTCAAATGTGTCAGAAGTGGGGCGTGTTGCCGAACGAACCTGTGTGATAGAGGTGAAATGAACACCGAAACCAATCAATGTACCCACCTAATTTTAGATGAAACGCTACAAGAGGGCGTAAATCTCTATCGCTGTAACCTCTACTCATTGTACAATAATAAAAATGATGGGTCTGCGATGCAATTTGGTAAAGGTTGTTGTGCACCTTGGAGCGAAGCGAGAGCTAAAGTGATTGAACAATATCGTTTAAGACAGCTTGCCATCACTTCGGTAACCAGTTAGCCGTGGTTACATGTGTGAGATAGGTAGAAGGTAAGGTTCTACTTTGCGTTTGAGAACGTTGAGATGTTTATTTAGCTCAACGAAAAGGAAGCGCAAGATGACACAAAAACACATATCTCACCAAAACGAGCTCGGTACAAACCGAGATGATATAGTTAAAGAGCAGCAACGTCTGCGCTTTACCAATGAGCTGTTAGCAGAGGAAGTTCGACTCGCAAAGGACGCTTTGTCTACGGCGCTGGATAAGCTCGGACTAAACTGGTCTCCAAGATCAAGAGACTACAGTGTTTTACATGACATTCTGGGTACACTGCCTCTGGCAAGCTACGAGCAAGCGTTAACCGCAAGTGAAAGTCAGCGTATTGAATTACTCAATAGGCATGTAAAACTGAAACAATCGTTCGAAGAGCAAAGCCGAGAAAAAAATGATTTGCTGATAGCATTCACCTATGCACACCAAGAGGCGTGTTATTTATGTGAATATCATCACAGACTAGCTTTGATCGTCGAAACTGAGTTGGGTAATGCCTGCTGGTTTTTACAAGCAGAAACCAAAAGTGCATTTGCTCACTTAGCATATAAAAAAGCGCCAAACTCAACGCTTGAAAACAGTCAAAGAGTCGCTGCATTAATTATGCTGGCAACTTCATCACATCAGTGAGCCGACGTTTTTAGGATGGATTGTGCGCTCTTAAAGCATGCAGTTAGGTTGGTTTTACCTTAATTGCAACTGTGAGAATATTGAACTAACAAACGCGTTGTTGGTACATAAATGAGTCTGTGAGATTGAGCCTTACAATCCTGCACCTATAGGAGATGCTAACATGGCATTTGATATTACTACTGTATTGCAAAACACAGTGACGTTTACGTCGCAACCTAACAACCATGGTATCTATAGTCTTTCACTGACACTAGAGAACCAAGATATTGCTGGCGACTACTTATTCGATGCAATTAAAGTATACGCAAGTGAAAATAACATATCTCTCAAAGAGGATATTCGTAACTCATACCTAAAAGTGTACTTGAAACACTCGTATGCTAGCGGCGAGCTTACAAAAGATGATCTCGATACCGCTGATTATACAGCGCAAGTCGCTCTGAAAGATTTACATCAAGCGCAAGAAGGGAGTGAAAAGTACGAGCCTATTACAATTGGCGGCTTGCCAGCAAATGCGCGTTTTAAATGCGCATTTGAACTTGTACTGAATGGCGAACTGCAAGGAGAGTTTCTATTAGCGCCAAGCTCTGAAATGCAGCTAGGGGGCTCGAATGTAGCGGAGCCAGAAAATGTCGTTTTATCAATCACAGAAACCGCTAAAAGTGTCGAAGTAAAAGTCAGTAACGTTTCAGCTGAGGACAACACGCACTTTTTACTTGAAGTAGTTGACGACACTAAGAGTGCAATGCCAGAAGTGCCTTATGAGCAAAGCGTGGTATTTTCTGGAGAATTTGAATTTCAAGCAGACAGTGAACCAACCTTTATGTTTACTGTTGGTGAAAACAACATGCGCAGTTATGTAAATTACTCTGTCCACTTAAGAACGATAGAGAAAGTGGATAATGCGCCCAACTCAGCTTCAGCTTCGGTAAAAGTAGACGCTCAATCTTTTGAACTTCCTTGGCTTGCTGGTTTTGTCGACACGACGGTCATCAAAGGCAAGCAAATTGAAGATGCGCTTGTGAGTAAGATAGCAACTAAGCTAACAGCCAATGAAGATGCCCGCAAAGCATTGCGTACCGCGTTAAATAGTGGCGCATATTCACTCGTTGCATCGCAGATGTACGACCTGACTCGTGACGTGGCGGTCGAAGAATTTGAAAGTGCAAAAGATACCTTTAACGAAGTAAGGACGAAGTTACGTCGTATTGCTCTATACAGTGATATTGACCCTGATTACAGCGAAGTTTTGGACTTGAGCGGTTCTACCGGAGATGCCGAATTTGATACCTATGATGTCTTTATGTTTGTGACCAAACAGGGTTTCACCAACGGTATCGAAACCCGTTACTTTACTTGGCTTGGTAAAGCTTTTTACTTAGGCCCAATTGTTGAAGGTGGCGTTATTTCAGACAAAAAATTCCAAGTGTCAGTGCGTGGCGATGTGTATCGTGACCGTGCTGAGCTTATTTTCTCATAACCTGCTTTACAATCTGCTGGGCGTTTATACGCCCAGTTATTATAGAGGTGATCTCCTATGACTTTTGATCTATTGTCGTTTTTAAACGCTACTAACAATGTAGTCACGACGGCACAAACACAAGCGGCAGCCGATGGGCTAATGCGCCACGCCATTGCGCTGGTTGGCGCGCAAGATCACATCTCGTTGCGAGATGCGTTAAAAGACCAAGCCAGTTTACCGAATACCTACTTGTCTATTTATGTTGCAGCCAAAGATGAATTAGATGGTAACTCAGTTTCATTCGATCAAACATATGCGCAAGGTAACTTAAATCCATACAAATTTAATGGTACTCAGCTAACGTATAAAGTCACTTATCAAGCAGAGGACCGTTTTCAATACAAGGATTTATTTGTCGATGGTTTGCTCTCTGGCACTGACTATTACTATGGTATAGAACTTGTTGTTGACGGAGTATTGCAAACAGGTTGGCTTCAAGGTGCTTTTACTACTCATGGGACAGCCTATTCAGCCCCAACACTGAGTGACATTGCCTTTTCAAATCCTAGTGACCCATACCGGTTAATTTATGACATTGAAAGTGTCAATATGGCTGGAAAAGACAACTTATCAGTGCGCTTCGAGGTAATAAACTCCGTATTAACAAATACAGGGCCACGTGAATACATCGTTGAACGAGATGAATTTTTTGGCCCTAACGGTGAAAGGTTCGCAATTGAAGATTTGCCTGGTTCAATTTATCAACGTTATGTTGAGTATGATATACAAATACGCTTTGTTTCAAAAACGGATTCTCCAGTTGGTGTATCTGCGCCATTGAAATTAGCACAAAACATACAAATCCCATGGTTAGATCATTTTGTCGATACGGTTATATTAGACGGCGGCGGTATAGATCAAGAAATCTTAGAGGATGCTGCTAAGCGTATTGCTGAGTTAACACCAGCACAAAGAGATGCACTTTTGGCGCAACTCAGCGAAGGTGATATTAAAGATATCGGTTCAGCGTATAAAGCGTTATTGAAACAAGCAGCTATTGCGACTGTGCAATCACTTGAACCTGCGGCTGATGCGATGCGTAAGCAGCTCATGGATTTATTATATGCAGCCAATGATCAAGGTGTTCAGGCACCAGGTATTTATATCACGCTTGATCTAAATGATAGCGACGCACAACGCGTATTTAAGATGATCACAGCGCCATGCTATGTGAGGGAACACCATATAGACAGTGTCGTGCGCTTCTCTGAGGGCGTATTTTATATTACCGAAGACAAAGATGACCAAGGTGTTGATACAGGCTTAACACGTATTGTTTATGTTGGACAAGCTGCGTTTGAGCGTTTTTTCTTGAAGTTTAGTAATCGATAAATCTCGCTCAGCCGGACTCTTTATACCAATTTGCTTAATTAAGCTTTTATTTTGAGGCGAACAAATCTTGTCGATAATACCGCTAGCACGTCATACTATCGCCAAGGTAGCTGAAAAGACGGTGCTATTTAGTTTGTTCTAGATAAGCAATGTTTAACCTATTAGCGTCAGATTTATTCCTTCAAATTGAGCAAGTATTAAGGCGAATTGGTATAATATTAGCGCCTTTTTTAGTTGCAACTTTAGTGTGAGCAACCCATTGGATACTGTGCGCATTGTACAATATGCAAATTCACAGCGAATTTACTGTGTTGCTTTTAACTTCTCCATGAGACCCATTACATGTTTAATTCAGATCCACTTTTCTTAACATCAGCGCAAAAACCAAATACACACCGAATTGGTAATGTACTTCATTGTGATAAGCTCCCCTACCCCACCAATTACGTCCAACATGATATATATTGTGTTGTATATGTTGGTGATGATGTTCAAGACATACTCAAAGCACGTTACACCATTAATTTACTCATTGAGAGCGGGCGTTTAACTGAAGATAGAATTAGATTAAGAAAAGCACTGGGTGAATACAATTTTAATAGAATGATTGATGGCTTTTTGCAAGAGCAAATTCACACATCAAAGCAAGGGTGAATTGTACAATATAAAACATACCATACTGTACAACTCATTCATGCTCATTGCTAGAAGCCATTACCTTACGCTACGATAACATTAAACTTGGCAATTAACTTTTCTAAATGGCCGATGCTTCACTTGTTATAACAGTAAGCGCCACCCAAGGTTATAAAGTCATTTAAAATCAAAGCACTAATAGATAAAATAATTAACAAAGCCAGCTAAATAAACTGCCTATTAAGCTTAGAATATTACTCTGGCACTGCGACAAATCACACCCTAACAGACGCCGATATGAATTAAAATGTAGTCTTGGCGTCTGAGCATTCATTGATTAAGGGTAACCAACAAGCATATTCACTCTTTTAAGCAAAGCGTTTTACTTCACGCACCTTACGACCAACAATATAAACGTCGCTCTGATAAAAGCGCACTTAACGTATATTTAGATTTCTATTACTCCTTTTCATATTCAACAGGCGGTACCATACCGGCTATACCAACCCCGACATTAATCGCTGCGTTACACAACACTTTTGCTTTGTCCTCATCACTTAGGGCTTCATAAGCAGCAATGAGTGCAGGTCCACCTTGGTAAGTAGTATTAAGCAGTGCTGCTATATTAATGTCTTCTCTAACAAAAGTCGCATTAAAGTGTTTTGCGTCCATCCTAGTCCACCATTCATTACAAAATTCTTATAGCCCTTGACCTATCATTTTAAGTGCACAGTTCGTCATATAATGATATTGGGCTAAATGTCGTTAGTCTCGAGTCAACATTCTAAATGTAGTGCACCACTAAACGCAAGACGCGTTACTACAAGTATATTGAAAATCGCACCTTGCTTGTGAGTACATTAAGTACACACGCAGAGCCGTTTTAGTTAAGAATCAAATTGTCCAATACTGGTGTAATGTCAAATACCTGCTCAACAGCAGGGTTACCAATATAAAATTCATCAGACGGAAACTCAAAAGCTTGATATGCAACGTTAGACACTGTCGCTAGTAGGCTTGCTTGGATCTCATTTTCTGGTAGCCATTTGTTATAGGTTAATATACCTGCATCATTCGCTACACCAACAATTGCCACACTCACATTGTAATTGAACTCATCAATGTTCATACCTAGCGTATCTGCACAAGTGACAAGTAAATAGGCTACTTTGGCACTCTCTTTTAACGGCAGAGCATTGCGTAACCCATTAGCAGTGTTCAAAGCCAATGTTTCAAATGCTCTAACGTGGGTGTCTTTTAGAAGACTGTTTAGGCTTGTTCGCTTGCCTCGACCATCAGTTATGCTGGACTTGCTGTACCTTATTGTCATACAACACTCACTCCCTAATAAAACGTACATTTCTTTATAGGCGCCTTAGATTGCCTAGTATTACAACGACTAACATTTCCCCGCGCTATAAAACATTACACTCAAAGTGTGATTGATTCAAGCTCAATCTGTTGCGTCATATACAATTCTTCACTTATCGATCTGAAAACGTGTTTTAGCACACTTCTTGTTGGAGTTGTGTTGATATATAGCAAATGTAGGCGAATAAAAGCATTTGACGCAATTCACATTTTAGATAAATCACCACGTCGATTATCCTGTTTTATATAATTATAAATCTTGATAAATGTATTTAAAGTGCTATTAATTCAAGGTGTTATTTTTAAAACCAGCAAAACGGAAATAAAAAAAACCTTACTAATGAATGATTTAATATTATTTAAATCATACTTAAAGCCAGAATAGAGCGACGCATTCTATGGCGTTTCAACTGTAACGGTTGTATGATTGCAGCAGCTTTTTGCACTTTAAGTGTTAAGCAATGTTTTTCGTTCGGAGCCACTAAAGTTGACAGAACTATACTATAACGATCACCAAAATCTGGGGTTAAAAAGCCCAAATGGACCGTCAGCCCGCCTCAATGAAATGTTGGATAAGAATAAGAAACGATGGAAAGAGCCAGGCCACGGCAGAACCTCTGTGGTTCGAGATGCTGCTGATATCTCCTTCTCAGCCGCTGCAAAGTGGTTAAAAGAGGATGTTTTGCCTCGAAAAGCTGAAGATAGAGTGCATTTTGCTCAGATCTTACAAGTAGATCTACTATATTGGGAATACGGTGAGCGAAGAAAAGTTGAACGAAAACCGGTAGATATTTTGAAGTTTAGTGTCGTAACGCACCAAATGATGTCCAAATTAGGGCTTTCTCACAATGAAATAAAAACCGAGCAACTGATATTGATTCAGGAAATCGCACTTGCATTCTCAGATAGGTGTGGAGATACCTACCCAGATGAACATATCATAGAGCGACTTTTCAAGTTGGCAATCGGAAAAAATTAATCAATACATCATAATTGTACAATATCAAAATTTGACTGACCCAATTCTCTTATTTTCCTGCCACAACTTGTATTGTACAATTACAGCTTCATCCTGTTAAATATTAAGCCCCTTGGCTTTTTGATAACGGGCACTAACACACTTAAGTAAGCGCGGGTGTGACATCAGCGTTAGAAACTCACCCATTAGTGAGCTTCAATTATAGTGTCTTTACAATCAATTGGAGTACTTGGTATGTATCTTGAAGAGTTAATTGACTACGTCATGATCGAAACCGGTGGATTCATTATGGGCGACTTAGAAATGACCCAAATTGACAGGCATCAATTTCACCTCATCGTGAAGCGTGCCTTGGGTATTTACAACAAATATTGCCCGCAATCAAAACGCCTTATCATTGACTGTGACAAGACATATGACTTTACTACGTCACCTTTGGGCAGGCCAAACTGGGTTTCTAGTGTGACTCCAGTAGACCATGAGAGCGCCGTAGCAGAGTTAGTTTATGGCCGCTCAATCATCAATAAACCACCGGTTTGGGAGTACCAAGAGCCAACCCTTTTTATAGCGGGTTCAGCAAGAAAATACGACGTAACGGCACTCTATTTTCATGACATTACTGATATCATGTTTGATGAAAACAATCGAGTAACGACATGCAATTTACCTTCGATTTCCTATGACGATGTTTTATTTTTAGACCTACTAGTAAGCTACTCTTTACTTGCCATTGGCCGCTCTAGGCGCGCCTTTACATTGCAAGACTTTCCCGTCTCAATGGACGGAAAGTTACTCGTATATGAGGGACGGTTGATGCTAAAAAACACGAAGCGCAGACTACAAGAGCAATCTCGCTGGCATCATGCGATTGGGTGAGTNAGCGTAAATACCAAGACCTTGTTTCTCTGTGGTAATTTGATAAGATGCTTGAAAATTGTACCTATCAACGTGTTTTTGACTAAGACAATTTTTGATCGCCAACTTGAGACTGGAAGTGTGAGACACTGAACTATGACATATAATGATTACGATTGGTCTATTGTGCCCTTAGAACCTGTTCCCCTTACTATGGGCCACATTAACTTATTAAATTTAGCTAGGCATCAAGCAGATAATACGCTGATTATTTTACGCCACCATAATAACTCCGCTTCCCCAAAGCATTTATGGACACAAGCTCAAAGCCAAGAAATGATCGAGCGATGGTGCGCCTCTCAAGTTTATGTACCAGCTTTAAAGTTCGTTCAGCCAGATGCACAAAGTAGCAATAGCGATTGCATTGAACTCATTCAGTCTAACACCAGTGGGAAAAAGGTATTGCTAACATCAAGCCTGAGTGCATGCGATAAATTCAATGAATACCAGCAAAATGGAATTGACTGTCGCTTTGTGACCCCAGCGAAAGATAAAGCAGGCGCAATCATCGACTCCTCAACAGTACAGCACGCTTTTTTAGGTGAGCCGTCATTGATTAACTTGCAGTATGAGCTAAAACAATGCTTAGATCTGGGCATTTTGCATTATTCAACATACCAGTGGCTGTGGCGTTACGCACTGAACATACAACAAAATACGAATACCAGAATGGCGAGTTAACGATGGATCAGCTCACAAACAGAGGTAAACAAGGTGCCTGTAGGTATTACGTGGCTCGGACATCCGTGTTGCAAGCGCTGAGTGATTGTGCGCCTTTACTAAAGCAGCATGAGTTCGAATTAATTGACATACTATACAATAGAATCATGAACTTATTTGATACAGACCAATATGCCTTATATGAACAGGTTGCAAATATATTGTCAGTAAAGAAAAACACCTCTATTACAGCGTATCTAAAAGAAGCAATAGAGGCGACAGTCGTTAGCTTTACACATAAAAACTGACAGCTTGGTGAAGCAATTACCTTTTGCAATAAAAATGGCAATAGGTGTTTAACAGCGATGATAAGCTGTTCAGTGACAAAGACTCTTGGTATACTCTATTGTACAACTGAGACTACACCGACACCAAGCGGTGAATAATGAGAACTATGGGGCCTGTATGATGTCCACACGTGAAACATGCAATACACAACTTTGCGCTTTACCCGTCCATTTTGCGGACCTCTATGTGTTAGCTTGTCAAAGCAGCCTATATAGCGAGTAAACTATGTCAGGTATGTCGTTTAACCGCAGTGGCTACAAATCACACGTCAATATGTTAAAAGATGTGGTGATTGACATGGTCGAGTCTGGAAAATTTCAGTCAGTCTCGATACAGCAGCTGGATAATGATCAAATCATTCACCCCAAATTACTTGAAGATGACGCCCCGTTCTCGTGCTTACTTGAAGTACTGCCTGAGGGTAACGCCATGCTGGCTGGCAACCAGTATAGTTGGCGCGTTATGTTTAAAGTTAGTTGGAATGAAGCCAGATTATATGTGGCGCCAAAGTTGCAACTTCCCGACACCGCAATGCTCACAGAGGTACAGGGTCAGTTTGAACGGTTAGTGGGTTGGGATCATGTTGGTGTCATCGGGTCTGATATTGGTAACTCAGGGATCCCATTTGTTGATAGAACGTACCTGAGAAAAGCAGCTCCAGCGTATCCAATGGGGTATATACTTACGTTAACCGAGCGCGGCTTTGTATTTTTTTCATACGAAGAAACTTTTGATGATGCAACGCAAATAAACAGTAATAATGCAAGCTGGTTTAGTTGGCTTTGTGTACAACGCCCTGTTGATCCAGAATCGGGCGAGCCGCTGGTAAGTGAAATGTCGCCAGTATTCGCAGCATATGAAATAAAAAATGGTTTTGGTCATGTAAGAAACAAGTTTGTAGTACGTGAGGCCGACGTATACGTACCGACCAAAAGCCAACCGGCTTGGCGATTTAAGCACATGGACAATGCGATTTTGCCTCATCAAGACGCTGAAGTTAACTATTTTACTGATGATAATACCGCAAAAGTATTTTTTCCCCACAATTTGAATACGCGCCGTTATCGCTACAAACATGTCCTCGATCTGATTGCCTACAGTGAAGCTCGCTTATTTGGAAGTTTACAAAACGTTGAATTTTCTCAGGTATTTTACGAGAAGCAAAGTCGCCGCTTTAAAACTGTGTTGAATCACGCCCAAGATTCGACCGGCACCATTATTCTGATTTATATCAATGGACCAGAGATAAAAGAGCATGTTCGCTCGGTGCATGATGAAAGTTACAACTGGTTATTGGCCACAGGATAGCAGCATGACAAACCATGAAACGTATTGCGATATAAAGGGCTGGTAAAATATATGTACCATCAGTTTAAACATGGCTTAGTGGACTTGGCACAAGTACTTGATTTCTTGATAGAATCAACAAGTATGTATTTCACTTATAAAAAAATGGAAAATGGCCGCGTACTTAACTTGATGCCGCGTGTCACACTTGATGCCAATGCAAAAGACCAGCCTTGGGTCGTGCGCTTTGAGCTGATTAACGACATAGCGCTGCGCATGAATATTGTGACGCCCATGCAGTTAGACCCTGACGGCTCTCTATATAATAGAAACCTAGGTAGCCTTAATACAAAAGACACAAGTTATGCTGTTGGCTATTGGCATCAAAGGGAAGGACTTAAAGGTGATGCTAAGTATTCACGGCCTTTTTCTGTGCTTTTCACAGCCGATTCTCATGGCTTTGCTTTTGCAATTTGGGAGCATGCGGTCGTTAACAGTTTAAACCGTCAACTATCTTGGCTAGTCGTACAAAAGCCTGTTGAATGGCAAAATGGCATTGCTATTCCAACTGAGCATAACCCGGTGATTGCATTAAGCGGTATATTCAACCGCTATGAGTCAAGCGTTGAACAGATGCTCGTACGTGAGCGCGACATTCCAGTCCCCGCGCCTGCACAAACAGCGATTTCAGATCAATACAATCGTTACAGCGCAATGCATACAGTGAAATTAAAAGAAATTTCAGAAAGTAGGGATTACTTTATTCAATTTCCTAATAATTTCTCAACTGAACGATTTAGCTATGATGGTGTATTCGATATGATTGGCTTTGCCAATACGGATTTAGTCAGCGCCAATGCCACTCTACCTCTTGAGGTATTTGGTGAGCGCAGGAACTATCACACCATGGTAAGTACATTAGCCGATAATAACGGCGTCAGCGTTATGTTTCGCATTACATAATGCGCTACATATTGAGATTTTGTGAAACACAGTAGTGAAACACCTTAATTATTGTACGATCGAAGCGTTTTAAATTGTACAATAGTTAGAACCGCACTTTGCAGAGGCAAAGTAGGCATTAATGAGACCAGTTTGCATTGGCCCCAGACTATCCGGAGAAATTTATGGGTTTTGTCAAAAAAGCGGAGTTTGCGCCTTATTCAGTCGAGCGTGGTGGATACACGACGTTAAAAAGCCTGATCACAGCCGTAGTCCGAGATTTAGTGAATTATTATGAGCATCCAACTGCTGCCGATGAAGCACAGAATGCGTTTGAACTTTTATATCCCGCAGATAACCCAGATTTGGGTGATCCGGAGTCAATTGATAGCGACGTATTTGTTGTACAAGCGACGGGGTTTGTCGATCCTTTAGCTGGCGCGGATCCAACTTTTAAGGCACAAGGTACTGAGATCATCCCTCAGCCTTGGATTATTCGTTTCGATACTGGTGTTGGCAAACAATGCACCCCAGCACATAACAATCGCCGTGAAGACCGCGACAACGATGCGCCTGAAGTTGGTAACTTACATATCAATATTTCTACTCCACTACAGTTGTACAAACCTGCAAGTGGAGACTGGCAAATGTACGACTATACGCCACCTAACCGCGGTACAGGTGACGAACCCATTGTCGTTGGCACTTTGGGCTTCTTGGGCGAACGTGTTCCCGTTGTAGACAAGCAAGTTGCTTGGTGTGACCCAAATGATAAGCTGCGCCTAGAGATTGAAGACAAAGGCTTTTTCTGTCGTCGCCCGCTTTACAATATTAAAACAGAATTTGAAACTAAGTACCCTGACACAGCTCAGGTAAACATTGCAGGTACGCCTAATATTCCAATGTCATATGCCCTGTCCGTTAGTGAGCATGGTATTGCATTGGCTATTTGGGAAGAAGCGACAGATCAATATGATGCAAAAGGCCACCGCCACAGCTGGTTTGTTTGCCAACGCCTCGTAGACAAAGAAAGCGGCACACCACTTGTAAATCAAGCCGATTCACACTGCCCACTAGCGTGTTTGTATGGTATTCAAAACCAAACTCAAAATATTAAACGTTATTTTGTGGTTCGAGAATCAGATGTGCACCGTCCATCTGAGGACTTAGATGCAACCAAAAACACCCAGGACAGTGTTGCACTTATCAATCCTAACGAACAAATCTCTGTCACAGAAAACTACGAATATGTCGTATCCGTACCAAGTGGGATCAACACCCAACGTTATTTGTATCTTGAAGAGATGGACATGATCAGTTACTGCTCAGCCGATATTATTTCTCAAGACGGTATTGCTGAGTTGTCCATGTACGATGATGGCAGTAAAAAGCGATACAAAGGGTTGCGCTCCACGGGCAAATATAACACCGGCGTACGCATTCTCATGCGCTGGTACAACACGGCTATCACAACACAAGACAACGTGGGTCAGACCGACGTTGTGCCTGGCTCTAGCGCTGGCACTTACTAACAGGAGAGTTATCGATGCCACTTACAATAAATGGTGATATTTACACTTCGAATTTACCAGCGAGCTTGGCCAATGGTGGAGAGCATTTCGTCACGACCGTTACCCGTGATGGCTTCACTGATGTCCGTGAACTTGTCAGCAACTGGTTACAAGTGATGGTCGAAAACGGCTATAAACGGATCACCCGCACCCCTATCGAGTTTGACCCAAATAATCCTCAGCCTATTATGGCTGTACTTGAATCAACGACTGCGACAAATTCACTCAACGATGAAGAACCTTATCGCATCAGGGTATACGCAGATACACAATACACTTGTGAAATTCAAATGGCGACGCCACTACAACTGGGTGAGGACTTTGAAGAAGCCATTCCGAATTTGCGCGGCTACACTTGCGGTCATGTTGGTGAATCACCACACACTGTTCCGCACAATTACCGTGATGTGATCCCACTAAACAAATCATCGGCAGCTAACGCGACGACAAAGCCGCCGCAGCCAAGCCACGGCTTTAACGTATCAACGCTCTACTTTATTGACGTGCGCGAATTTGAGGGGATGCTTCGAGCTTACCCAATGTCATACCGACTATCCATCACAGATAGAGGGTTTTCTTTTGCGTACTGGGTAGAATCAGACGACCAATCAGCTGGAGACTCGCCAACACAAAGTTGGATGGTGCTACAAAGGCCTGTGGATCAAAAGTCTGGCAACAACTTGCAAGATGCAGATCCGCTGGGCTCTCGTAACCCCATTTTTTGCTTATACGGAATCTATAATAAATACATTTATGATAATTTTGGTACCACACAAGATGGTGAAATCTACACCATGGACATGGATGGACAGGTACCTTTAGGTAGAACGCAACCTGTATCTTTAAGCTCGCTACCGGGCATTATTCAAAAATTTACGGTACGAGAAAAAGACGTATTAAAGCCAACATACGCCGAAGATGCGACGCTGAACACCCGTGACTCAAATGCTTGGGTAAACGAAGTGCAGCAGCAAACTCGAGTTGAATATCGAGCGAGTTCAGAAGCAACAAACGCAGGCGCATTTACCTTAGCAGGTGCCAAATACGTTATCCTTTATCCTAATAGGTTGAATACAAAACGTTTTCGCTATCAGCATGACATGGATATGGTGGCATACACATCAGCCGACGTAATAGCACCACAGCTTACTATTAAAGTTAATGTGTATAACGAAGGTGATACAAGCGCCAAACGTTATCGCAAATATACCGCATTAACACCAAACAGCAGCCATAATACCAATATGACTGTATTAATGTTAACTGAAATAGATTGTGACGCCCCAGACACCGGGGAAAATCAGTAATTAAACAGCTTAATAATCGTTATTGAGCATTCGCCATTTTGTTCAAAACTGTTGTACAATACAAACACACTGTACAACAGTTACAGAGCTAACTGTAATGGTGCTGAGACTAGAGACAGCGAGGAAAATGAGTCATGTCAGAATTTTCACCTTATTCCGTAACACGCGGAGGGTTCGCCACACCCCGGGAAATGTTCTTATCTATTGTACAAGACCTAACACGGGAAAATAGCAACCAAGTAAAAGCATTTGATATTGTGTATCCAAAAGATACCTCAGAGCTTGACTATCAAAATCCAGATAATCCAATCAATGATGTGATCATTGTGCAAGCAACTAAACATGTCGATGCCTGTGCAGAAGACGAATCAAATCCTCAACCTTGGGTAGTGCGCTTTGACACTCGTTCAGAAATTGGCCACGGCATGGGTCATATCAATGTGACGACACCACTGCAAATTGATATGGACAAAGATAAAGCTCCAGCCATTCCTTATATTCCGCCAAATACATCGTATGATGAGAGCAATATTTCTAATATCCAAACCCGAGGTACCTTAGGCTTTATTGGTAATCGCGTACATGATGGTAATGGTACTGTGCCACAGTCAAACCGTTATGGCTTTATTAACCGCGCGATTTATCATACCAAAATAAAAGAAGACCACAGAAAGGATCCATATGGTAACTTAATGTGGATGTTGATTAACAAGTCGAGCAAGAACGAAGAACCAACTTTTGGAAGCCGTAATAAAATTCCACGCGGTGCATTCGACGATAGCAACCAAATACTATATCGCTATCGACTTGAGTGGTATGAGTTAATGAACCCAGAGGGCGTTAATATCAATGCAGTAGCTCCTAATTTTTCCACGAGCACATCACCACAACCTCACATTAGTGCGAATGGAAGTCGTTTAGATGGATTTGAAAGCCCAGTTTATGAGCGTCGAGAATGTACCCTTTATTTCCGTGCTCCGGTAGGTAAAGACGCAACAAACCTAGATGGCGATACATTTATCACGACGAAAGTCGAAGGTGAAGTGCCTCCCAGTTTATTGAACCTAGCAATCGAAGACTCTAACCGCGATGAATTAGGTTTAGTTCAAGAGTTAGAGTTAACATTTCCTTTAACCAATCAACCGGAACTTGTCTATCACAAAATATCGGTCGAAAGAACAGGATCTCCTCATTCGGGGGGTTACAGGTATAAGTCATCATGGATCGTTGATACGGAGCGTACTAACGATGTAGAAATCATTGCAGAAGCGCCGCAATCACTAGGTGACTCTAGCTTCGATGATGAAAATAATAAAGGCCTTGAATTCTATGACAACTTAAAATGGGATCTACGACCCATCACAGACCAATCGTTTGATGTGACTGGTGAGGCCATGGACCCTAAAGAAGGCGCTCGTAACGTTCCGATGTCTTATGCACTCACAGTGAGCGATCATGGTATTGTGCTGGCAACGTGGGACCAAGCAGTAGACCAATATGAGACAAATGATGGTCACCGTTTTAGCTGGTTTGCAACACAACGCTTGGTAGATAAAGACACCGGCACACCGTTAGTTGACCAATCAAAGAGCTTTTGCCCATTGTTCTGCATTTATGGTGTTTATCATGAGCGTGTTAGCACCAGTAATTACTTTATTGTACGAGAGTCTGACGTGCATCGCCCTTCTGAAGAACAAACAGCAGGCGATGATAGCCCAGATTCAAATGCCATCATCAATACCTACGAGCAAGTCGCTGTATCGGAAGATTATGAATACGTGATCACGGTACCTTCAGGCCTAACAACACAGCGCTACCTGTATTTAGAAGAAGCCGACCTTATTGGTTATACCTCAGCTGATGTTATTTCTAACGGCGCCCTATCAGAATTTAGCATGTACGATGAAGGAGTATGCTCTATACCAAACGAAGCACACGTAGATAGAGAGTCATGTATTCAAGGAAACGGTGTATGGGAAGAAACATCGCGTCTGTACAAGGGCTTGCCTGCAACAGGTAAGTTTAATACTGGTATGCGTGTTTTAATGCGTTGGTATGGCGGTCGCTTAGGCAACCTTAACAGCAAACAACAAAACTAATTTAGGAGAGGACGAGGATGGCTTTAAATACCCTTGTACAAAGTAATGTTAAGTATGGTTACAGCGACCTGCGTTTCGTTTTGTTTGAAATCGCAGAGTGGCTCAATACCGTTGGTTGGGAAATTAAATATCAATTTCCAAACGCAAAAGAAAAGTTTGATGCGCAAGGTGGCTACAGTTTTGTTGCTGTTCCTCGCGGTGATTCACAAAACATGTTTGATAGTGAACTTATCGCACTAAAAATGGCTACAAAAACCGTCAGTGGCTCAGAGTTTTCTTATCAAACAATTGAGGCGCATGTCACACCGCAACTACAGTGTGATTTTTCAAATGGCCAAGTGATCCAAGACGCACGAGGTGTGACTTCAGGTAACTTAGGTCCAGACTATGACTATACCTATACAGAAGCAGGTGTTGAACACCGTGCTAACACTGGGGATGGTCTATTTTTCGACACTAAAGTCGTCAAAGGTCGTCTAAAAGCACATCCAGTTTCGTGGCGCGCATCATCTACCGAACATGGATTATTTTTAGCTATTTGGCTAGAGGGTGACGAGCACCGAGATCCGCCAACGCAAAGTTGGTTTGTGGTACAGCGCCCTGTAGACCAATCAGATGGTCAACCATTGAGAGAACCAGATGCGGATGGTAGCCGAAACCCAATTTTCTGTATGTATGGTATTTCTAACGAGAGTAATACTCGTTCAGCAGCCCACCAAGCTGCTTATGAGAAATATGCACAAGAAAATGGCATTCCATATACACAAACTTTGGGATCAACATCGTCTGGCCCGCAAAGCTCTATTACGCCCTCTCCAGATGCGACCAAGCAAGGTGCCATCGCACTAAAACGCTTTGTGGTACGAGAAAAAGACGTTAATGCACCTGGTAAACAATACGATGCGTGGCGTAACGACCGTGATATGAACGCCATTATTAATCTACGTCAACAACAGGCGCGGATTGAAATGCGTGATATTGGCGTTGCAAGTATTGAGAAAGCAGGCTCTCGCTATGCAATCCTGTTCCCTTCAAAGCTGAACACGCCACGCTTTAGGTTTAAGCACGAGCTAGATATGGTTGCTTACACCTCAGCTGACGTCATTTCATCTGGGTTACCTGTAAATGTGCACGTATATGGTGAAAAAGACCCTGAAACGCAAGAGAAGCTGTATCGAAGGTATATTGCTATTCAGCCAACAGGGCCATTCAATACCAACCTTATTATGCTCCACCTAATTAAGTCTGGTATTCCCGAGTCTGAAATTAAAAAATAATCGAGCACTTGTTTGAAGGGTGCAATGCCCTTCTTTTTGCTGTTTCTCGCAGAGTTTGCGTATATTTATTTATATAATAACTTAGGTTTGGATCGCCTGAGAAACAGCCCTTCTTCCTTTTCAAACGGCTAACTCACCGCCCCCATTAATTTATTGTACAATATTTCAATCTCACTACTGCTTCATTTCAACAATCGCGGTACAATCCTTATATTAAGGCGATGCCAAATGAGACTAGTATGAGGGTGCCTCGTGAGTGTAATAAATACCATAAAAAATGCGAAATACCGTGCATTTATCAATGCGCTAGCGGACAAAAGAGAATGGTTCAGTGTTAAGTCGGAACAAAGAGTACCCAGCGTTATACCCGATAATAAAGGGTTGTTGTATCTTGCAAACTTTAATGAGAATTACGTCGTTGCCGTCACGCCAATCAACCATGATATGGTGTATGTTGCCGAAGTAGCCTCACCAACTCGCGTGGTTAGCGGTGTTATCGCTGGGAGCGAGCGCGTATTAGTACTCAGTGCAAACGGCAAACTGCATATATTCAGCCCGAACCTTATCCACCTGCAAACAGTAAACTTACACGACAATGTAACCGACATCATTTGGGCAGATGGTCTTATTTGGCTAGTTGGTCCAGATATGTTCCATATAGAAATTCAACAGGTTTTATCGCGAGAAGAAGGGCTACTCGAGCTCGTTCCCTATCGCAGCGTACCCGGGTTACCCGGTATTCGCCATTTAGTATGGTTACCTCAAGCACAGTCGGTCGCAGCGGTCAGTGCGACCACATTATACTTTGTTTCTTTCGAAGGACTGGAAGTACAAAATGTACCTTTGCCTACCAGTGTGCAGCATGTTGGTGGGCACACTTCCTTGCTGGTATTTACTGAAGTGCATTCTGGTGATGCGCTGGTATTGGATTTGATTGATGCTGACATTACACCTTTACCCGCCTATGGCTCAGTTAATATATGTACCGATCCAATCATCACTACCAAAACGGCTTGGCATCGACGTCACCACGGTGACTATATTGTTTCACTCCTTGATATTCAAGAGCCGGGTAATGAAGAAGTGACCTCAATTGTACAACATATTGAAAAGGAAGCCGGTGCACTACCCAACAATCAACCTGAGCTGCTCGTTAACTTGCAAGAGAAAGCTGACTATTTTAACTTAAGCGCTCAGCGACACTGCCAAGAGGATGAGTTTTATACCAGCGAATATTTTTCGTTACGTGGCGATGGCGACCCACTGCTTGTGCTCGCCGATGGCGGAGAACTTGTTATAGACGAAGCGGGGTCACGCAGGCTAACAAGCGCTGCATGGATCACCGATCAGCAACTGGCTATCAGCCACAAATTCAGCAAACACTCAGGGCTTCACCACCGTGTTAGCATCAAAGTATACGAGCCATTCGCTTCCTCTGAACGCTATGTTGATTTATCCCGAGGTGAGTTCACGGGAATGCAGTGGTTGGCTGCACGAGGGTTATTAACGCTTAAAAATCCAGTCTATACCGAAGGCTATTATGTTGGTAAGTATGTGTCAGAAATTTATCCTTTATCTGCACTAACCTTAGTCGAAGGCGCTGAGGTACTTCTAAGCGGTACAACTCCAAGCAACACATCAGTCACTTTTGAATTTCGAGTAAGTTACTCCAACGAAGAATACGCTCATATTCAGTACAGTGATTGGTCAGCAAATTTACCAACTACGCCCTCTGGTGCGCAACTCAAAGGCGTTCAATTTCGTGTTTTTGCTACTACAACCGATACCAATACAACACCACTCATACAAGGGTTTCAACTTAATAGTACCCAACACGCGCTACTTAGCGTTGGTTTTTGGGATCTACACAGAGCGAGATCTCAAAAATTTGTACCATCACTGCCATCAAGCCAAGATTCAATAGATTTAACATCAAACTCTCAATGTGTGAGTGCTCATACCTGCGCACACAAAACATATGCTAACGATGGCCAGAGTAGGAGTATGGGTACTCATACACACGCTTATACTTTGGCGGAACAACTAACAGTGCGATGGCAAAACGCACATTATATTTTACGGCGCACATCAGCGAACTCTCAGCACGGGTATACGCGATATAAAATAAGCCCCACACAAAAGCAATGGGCAACAGCCAAGTTTCATTTACAAACTTGGCTCAGTCGCGTTAACGACGTTAACCGAGGTCGTCTCTACTCTACGAATGCCCACCATGGCCCTAAAATAGACATGATGAGTGAAGGGTCTAGGCAATTACACGAAAACGTTCTTAGTGCCTCTGGCTTTGTTAGTACCAACGCCACGTCACAGCAACGCGTATTTAGTCCTCATATGCGTTCTTCGTTCAACGTCAGTTCAACCTACACTAAAGATTGGCACTATCGACTGGCACTGGGCGGTATTCAGCGTTACTTAGGACTGCGACGATTTGCCTCTAAAAAAATTGGCAAGCGTTATACTTGGTCTGTATTTAGCAGCCCTATTTCGTTGGCAAGTGATAAAACACAAGGAGTGGGCTACCCTTCACAAGCGAGTGGCTCGCCACAAACAAGAGCGTTCTCATGGCATGAAGGGATCAGCCCAAGAGTCAGCAACGGCATGCAACCTGTACGCGTAAAGTTACCGCTTTTTGGCACCCAAGAGGTTGACGGTATCAGTATGTACAACCACAGTGGCGTGCTAGGTTATGATAATGAGCTGTATCAAGCCAACACTAAGGTTAATGCCACCGTCGCCTATGACACACTAACTTCCCTCACATTGCAAAGTACCAAAGGAGTTGGGCAAACCGAGTCTCGGCACGCAACATCACAAAGTGCACTCACAGTGGATGAGGTGCTCACCGGATCCACACGTCAACTTAAGCACTACCTAGTAGCTAGCCAAATTTATTCTTGGGCAGCGAAGTTACCTTTTAGACAACCTGCAGAGGCAAGGCGCTTTAGGCGAAGTATTTGGGCTATTCAGCATGCTGTTGATAGCTGGAAAGCCCAACCCGTAGAGGGGCAGCGAACATTAAGCGCGGACAATATCAATGCACTTGAGCTAAAGCAGTTAAGTGCATCCTTAGGTACAGATTTAACCGCACATAGAACAAAGCAACAAAGCCTGCGCTTGTGTGGCTCAGTAAAATTAAGATTGCTCTGTCAGAGCAATTTAGGCACTAATTTTATGACGAGCTACCCAATACAAAGCTATCATGCCTTAAAACCTGAGATGATGAATTTCAGTATTATTAGTGGATTAAAATCAGCCAGTAATGACCAATTAATCGCGTTACTAAGCCAACCAAACCAACGCGTAAACGTTGCACAAACTCTCAGCTTTATCATGGAGTCGAGTACTCGCATCCAGCGTTTATATGAGGCAATTCAGTATGCAATTAGTTGGTTAGCACTGCACCCATCTGGCTATAAAATGGAGTACTCAGCGACCGGTGCACATTCTGGTCCACTTGCTGATGCTATGAATGCACACTTAGTGAGTATGTCTAAAAGTGAAGCACCAGACGTGCCCTCCACAGCCGCACACACTAAACAGTTAGAAGCGGGAACTTCGCAAGCCAACACGGCACAACCCCAAACTTTAGTGGGTAATATTAACTACGATAAAGCGAATGGACAGGATACCTCAACACCCGCAATCATCAATTATCATTTGAGCGGTCAGCAGTATTTACTTGGTCGCGCAATTTACGATGTGTTGTCAAATTGGATAGGAAAAGAAAGTGGCAGCAGGATCCAATTTATCAAAGGTGTGCTGTCATCTTCTCACACCTCGGACACCCACGCTGTTGCGGATAAACTCAACAAGTTTGTCGCTCAACTGCTTAAACAAACAGCCTCGCAACAAAGTGCTCAAGTCGCCGATGTGATCAAATATTTCATTGCGTCATTCTTAAATGAAAATCAGCCGCAAAAAGCAGAGTTTGCCGTTGAACCACAATCATCATTAGCAACGCTCGCCAAAGCCATTTTTACAACCGGTGTCAGTAATGCCTACTCTGATGATGTCGGCTCAGCGGTTTATAATACGCAACATGCCATTCAAACCATAGCGTTACGTATTTTGCTCAAGCAAACGGCCGATTATCAAAAGCTGACCTTTACGCAGATGCAAGATCAGTTCAGACAATCTCTTGGCGCACCTGTTTATCAACTTTATCGCTACACCAGAATAAGTTCAGATAGACACAATATTGGCTACACGACGACCGTCGTCTCTAAAATTCAGGTCAATGCGCCGCGCTATTTAAAAAAGGCTACAACCGGTAAACCTATCAGCGTAATTGCCAAGTCTATTGCTAGCGGCCCTTTGTGGACTAATAATATTACCATGTCGCCTGACAGTGCGTTTAGTGGCGGCGAAAATATCCTATCTGAAATACAGTATAACGTGACTCAATACCGCACGACACTTCGTGCACTGCAAAGCTTGTCTAGTATAGCTAAGAGTTGGCAATCACGGGTGCATGAACAAGCATCGTATTGGATGGCAAAACAAATCAAACATATTCCCGTGTCCGTACTAACGGCTGAGTCACCTGCCTATTCGCATGTCATAAGCGATATGATGAACTACCGCTTCTCCAAACTTGGTCTCACACTTGGAGAGCTCATTCAAAGTACACCGCAAAGAGAGCACAATATTACCCTGTTTTCGGTGAACTTTTTAAATAACCAACAGGGGCATGCCTATCAATCTAGCGGCTTCACAGGTAGATCTCAGCTACCTTGGCTGATCACAGGTAAAATATTGGGCGTACGCGCCGCTGACAATGCAAGGCCTCTAAACATTAGAAGCACAGCGAATGAGAGCATACGATTTTGGTGTTCACGCTTAGAGGCTGCTGACAATCAGCAACCAACCTTTGCTCAACAGCATATACCACTCGTAAAGAAAACGGGTATTTCCAGTATACAGACCAGCGCAAAAATAGTACGCGGGGTCTTTAAACAATGGATAGAACAGCAGTTCACTGCACGCATTATCTACCGTGACGTAGCAATTAACGACGGATACTATATTCAGTCACCGAGCTTTCAATTTAAGCTGAATAATCAAGTTAACGCGACGCCGTGGCAAAACTTATCCATAAATATGCTCAACGCGGCTCCGTCTCGCTGGTTAAGCGCAGTACACAGACTCAGTGATAAAATATNCACAGCCATAGATAAAACCCTAGCTCAAGAGGTCAATGTGGCTTTTAAAAGTCTCAATAGTAATAATGCGCTTGAGCTGCTCATCGTCACAGTCACAACTTTAAATAAATTTGTACAAGGCCTAGGCCGGTATTCAAAATACGCCTCTTTGGAATCAGAAACACTTTCTGCCATACAATCTAAAATTAACAAAAATATGGCTGTTTTGTGCTCTGATGCGGTGAAGTATGAACGTTTATATCAAGCACAGCAATACCTAAGTGTCGTGTATAACAAAGCGCTCGCCGCGTTGTCACACACGGGCCAACAGACACAATTTTTGCATCAATCTAGCGCCAAGCTCATTGTCAAGATGGTTGAAGCAAGCGTACTCAACTACGCCCATTACTTGATCCGTGCCAATGGCCAAACACACCGACCCACTCATTTGCTCCACGCAGTAGAAGTAATTAAGAACTGGCAGCAACAGCTTGCTGTTAAGCAAACCAACAGCATAGCATCGACGCAGGAAATTAAATTAGTCAATGCAATATATGAGGTTATTCAACCGCTGATCACTTTACCAAAAGCAGTTTTTTCTATCACCGCAGGAATGCAAGCAGATGCGCTTAAGCTGATCAATTTTTCTTTGCAAGAATCATTTAAAATACATCCGATCAAATCGATACTAGGCAAGCATTTACCAAACACTTTGCTGATACAAAATAAAGCCTTGTCGAAGCACGCGTCCGGCGCAATTGAAATGTCAGGCCGCATGTATGTTGATTCGTTGAATCAACATATGCAGCTGAAGTTTATACCAGGCACTTGGGTAAGAAATCATTATGTCTTCAAAAAAGCACACCTACTTAAACAAGCTGGAACCAAAGTGCACCTGCCGGCAACGATTAAATGGCAGGTGGAATCGGGTTATTGCCAACACAATCAACTAGAAGTTGCTGCTTATCTACTATATCAGCCGTGGTCAAAACGCTTCAATATGCTTAATTTTAAGCCCCTAATTAATAAAACCACGCGCCTATTGCAACGTGTGGCTATTTATCGCGAAGCTGGCAAGCGTGTGCTACTTTCTCAAAAGCCTCAGTACTGGATGCCTAAACCGCGTTATATATTTCCTCATGGATTACCCGATTTCCTTCAAGATTTTGGGCCGTTTTCCCCTGGCCTGCACTTGTCACAACAACAGTATATTCAAGAACTGCCAAAGCAAGATACCGCGGTGCTAAGCACTCAAAAAGATGCCGGATTATACGCCCTTGGATTAGAACACACGCAGCATGTCGTGCGTGACAAGCGAAGTGCTGGCAGTGTACGTCTCAATTATGAGCGTAATTACGCACCATTTTCTGCAGATCTGCAATTATTCGTGAATGATTTCAAGCAGCTATCGCAGGCGAAAAAAACAGTCAGCCGAACAATACGTCGCAGTGCAGAGCAATTCTCGTTCGGTTACAGCCGACTAAACATGCGTTATGTACAAAATCGATTAGGGCATGAGCACACAGAACGCCTATTTAGCCAAGCGGTAACTAATACGAGACTGCTTATTGGTGCCCCAAGTTGGCTACGCGCTAGCACTCATGCTCAAGCCTATAACAGCGATAACATTGCTTGGCGCCAAACTAGTCAGGGGATAGGTAAACTGACGGTAGATAAATGGATCAATACGCACTTATCTAATAGCACCACTGGCCTTCTCTACAAACTAGCCACGCCATTGAGCACGCACAGCTTCACCACGGCATATCGGGCTTCACGTTGTAGCGACATCATATTTGCTCACGATACAACGACGCGTGCATGGCAAACAATCGGCACGGGAACAACACGCTCTATCAAGCATAGTGGCGACCAACCGGCAGTTAAGCATGTCGTCATTAAAGAAACACTGACCAACCCGCTCACAAGGACAATACAATGGGAAAAGCTCGAGGCGCTAAAGACCTCAGCAAACATCCCTGCATTAGTGAATCTAAAAGTCACCACTTTGAGCTACAACGTTACGCGCTTGCTAACATTACGCGTCACCGACGTTCATACTACTAAGCAGTCTATTAGCTTGGCGAAAGCACACAGCATGATGCGCTCAACCGAGCTCACTTATCAGCTCGTTACCCCAAGTGATGTGCCGTTAGGTAAGATAGTACAATCACCTTATAAATTATTAAAGCAAAGTATGCCTGACAGCGTATTTGTAGCCATGCGTCATGCAAAGGGTTTTGACCTATACGGCACAGTTGATTTAGGTAAGCGTACGTTTTGCGCGCCAATACCAATCAAGATCCAGGAAATGGACAGGCTAAAAGCAAGTACCGTAAGCCATTATGCACTCAAAATTAATACCATATTACGGGACTCTCTATACGCGCATGCAGACAAGTTAGATTACACTCGATTGTCGCCAGATAGCTACATACAGAGCTTAATGCAGTACACGGCTGAACTCACAGCAGTTGCTATCGATCACTGGCAAATGAAACAAACAGCGCCCACAATCAGTACCAAGCTGCACAAAGAAATTATCGAGATCTTAGAAGGGAGCTGGCTCACAGATAAAAGTTTTAAGCAGTCACTTAAGACGCGAGGCCACTTGTTAAACCGCTTAGCTCAGGCCATGGTGCTCCCACCTAGTGTGCGACAACATTATCGTCAAGACCTACTAAGTGAAAGTACCTTGTTAAATGCCTTGATCCAGGCTAATCACATTGACAACGTCGCACAACATGCACTTGCACAGGCAGGTCTTTCCGCTTCTACCATCCACACACTAATGGCGCAGTCACGTCAAGGATTAGCTGAGAGGTTAGCTCTACTTAGACAAAGCGAGCTCAATGAAGTGGACGTTGAGCGCATATACGACCAACAAATGCTCGGTGCAGCTAAGCTGATGAACACCCTCACCCAGTTGGGTGTCAACACAGCGCAATTGGAGTCTGCCTATAACCAGTTACAGTCTCCGCTCGACGCTGCAAGCCCAATCATCGCACAATATGTGGAATACCCTAACCTCGTCATGGCTATAGGCGCTGCATTTGAACAATACCTTGCCTCTGATCCCCGTGCATATATGCACTATCGGATGAACAAAGAGCAGGTAGCCAACCACCAACGACAATATCGTTTCATGACTCAAAACTTGCCAGAGGTAATTGATTTTTATCATCAAACACACTCAACACAAAGGCAACTCGGTGCTAACTTCGCGGTGGATATGACATCTATACTCGATAGCATCGATCATTCTGCTTTACAGACAAAACCATTCCATGATCGAGTAGAGCTCAATTTACCACTGAATTACCGCAGTGATGATTACCGCCGTTACAAAGCTGGTATTGTCGCTATTGATCTGATGCAATGGTTACGGGATTTACGCACAGATTACCGAGAAGAGCTCATTGCAAAAGTGCAAGCCGGAACCGCGCAAGGTGCGTATTCTCCCCGTGCAGCAATGCTTGATGCTGTCAGGAACATGGTCGTAGAGCCTATCCTTTATCGCCACCCTAAAGACGGCTCTTGGATGTGGCGCGCCTATTCACCGTCGGATACACAATACAATTATATTGTATGGGGTAGCCTGTAACAGGCACACCCAACCAAGATCGGCGTATGGCTACTGTCACTGAGCACAGCCCATGCGCCAACATTACACAAAAGGGAAAAGTATGATCACAGCATATGCCAATGTAGAGCCCAATAAAAGACCGGCCTATGTGCGTTTACATGGCCCAAAACAAACACATATCGCAAGAAATCAAGAAACCTGGTTTAGTTTTTTTGACCACACCAAAGATCCCCGCTTTACCAGTAGCGATGTCTTACACCGCACCATCGATTATTGGAGCTATGACTATCAGCGTGAATATTATGATCTGCATTTTATTGACCAAAAAGAATTAGAGAAAGACTTTTCTCAAAGGTATCGTTGCAGTTTTGAAATACTGCGCTTTCCGGAATTTGGTGTCCTCGAAGTCGCACCTTGGTTTCCTATGTATGATAAACTTATTTACCGACCTGGTCGTGGCTACGAGGGCAAGGACTCCTTTTCTGTTCGCCCGATAGTACCAAATAGAGGTTACACTGGGCACGGTTACACATTTCATCTATATGTTGGTAATCCATTCACCTAAAATGACAGTTATTGTACAATAATATGGTTTGATAACTGCAAAGAGACTTGTAAATGCTATATCCTAATATTGAATCTGCCATCAGTCGGTGGAGTGCCTCCATGTTCCCCACCTTGATCAATATGTTTGGTGTGGAGGTCAAGGTATCTCGCCAAGTATCAGTTGCGTCATCGCAACCTCAGACGCTTAACCCCCAGTCTGCCATCGCCAGTGTTTATGGTGGCCATACAGGGCCCATGTCAACAAGACCCAATTCGCCCTTTGAAATCAAGGAATTTCGCGCAAAAATAATTCCTCCCTCTCGAGGCTGGGTACTTGAGGGCACACATGCTTTAGGTAGTGCTAAAAAAGTCGAGGTGTACGCGCAAGCAGATATCAAACCAGGAGACAAGCTCACTTTTGAGCGTAGTGATGGGAAAATATTTTCCTATAAGGTCAAACAATCCCTCACACTGGGAGTGACACAATGCTTGATGAACNAGCTCGCGTTATTGCCTATTGAGGCGGAGGAACTTCATGACTGATCCGCAAACCCGTGTTGTCGCAACCCCTTCGTTGGTAACCTATTATCTACTCAAAGAAATAGGTAACTACCTTCCTAATGTCAACGCGATATTCACGCCATCACTTGACTATCAAGATGGTTTGCGCGCCTTTCGCACAGCGAATCAAAAAAAACAAGTGATAGACCCAACCGCGCTGCCACTGCTGCTATTTAACCGCTCCACCATCAACAATAATGACATATATGCTGGGCGAAGTGGTCACACATTACTGGCAAAAAAATATCGCTCTGAAGATCCACTCAATCCGCATCAGTGCCAAACCGCTCTGGACAAATACCCCGTGCTATTCGGTGACATGACTTTTAAGTTTATGTATATCACCTCTTCCATGGAAGAATTAGAACGCTTTGAAATGCTCTACAGCGTGGCAGGGGGCTTGCGTGAAATCAGTGCAGTTAGTGTTGATATTCCCGATATCGGACAAATTGAATACAAACTTACTTGGAAAGCCCTACAAGACTTTACTGTCGACGTTGGTGAGAGTGCAACCAAATCCATTGGTGCAGAAGTTATTGTGAGGGGGCCGTTCATTGTATCAAAGAATGAAACTCTGGCGTTAATCACCAATATTTTCGCTTCTGGGGGGGTAAATCTCCATCTTCTTTGCGAGTCTAAAGCACAGCCTGCAAACGATTAAATTAGCGAATTATTTTAATCCAGTGATGACGAACCTTCCATCACTGTTGTACAATAAAGTCGTAACTTCCTCGTTATCCTGAAGTTACACCCTATGAGACGATGAGCTGTGAGATGAGCGCCTGTTATTCAGGCATTGAGACACCTAAACCAAGATTACACCGGTAACTTGGGACTAATTTTAATGTCACATTAGGAGCAAACATGGCTTCACGTAAATCTAAAACCGACAGTGCAGCAACGGAGCTTGCAACGTTAGTTTCGACGCTAAACCACCCTGTCGTTATTTCATACGACGGTGATGCAACGACACTACCACCACGCGGACGTATCAATAACATCAACCCTAAAGCTTTAGGCGCATTGCCAAAAGGCGTTCGAGTAAGCTAAGCGTTTGAATACGCAAGCTTCATTGAATTAGTAAAGGAGACACATAATGTCATCTGCACAAGTCATTCTTAAAGAATTAAATTTATCTCAGCGTGTAGGTTCAGAAGCCGGCATGTACGCCGCAATCTTATTACCACAGGCTGAAAGAGGTTCTCTAGAACCGCAACTATGTACCAGTGAAAACACTTTTCTAAACCGTTACACGGTTGATGGTAAGGTTAAAATTGGTGCTGACAACGCACACTACTCTGCACTGACTTATCTTGGCGGCGCAGACAAATTGTACATTCGTCGTGTACTTGGTGATGGTGCAAAGTTCGCAGCAACCGCGATTGGCGAAATGGGTTCTGAAACAGAGTCTAAGCCAATTGCAGATGGCTTCGAAGATTTCTTAGATATCAAAGCTGCTTCACCACAAGCATTCATCCTGACAGCTGCAGATCAAGGCACTTGGGGTAACCGCCTGTCAGTAAAAGTACACAACTATCGTACAGCAGAAAAAGTTGCGTTTAATACAGTTACTGATGAAGCTGATGCTGAAGTACTTGATAGCAGCTTAGCAGTTACGCAGGCTTGGTCTACGGGCTCAGTGGTGCGTTTAGCCGTGATAAAGCAAACGGAAGATGACAGACTACCAACCGGCATCTCTGGCGATCGCGGTTACTATGTCAAAAGTGAAGAAAGCGGCAAGATCCGATTGGCAACCTCTGCACAAGCATTAGCTGACGAAGAGTACGTAACGTTTACCGATGCTGGTCAAGGTGACATTGTGATGTCATTATTCTCACCAGTGGCCACCACGCCAAATACATTCGTACTAGAAGTCTATCTAGATGATAGCGCCAATCCAGTTGAATCATTTACCTGTGCATTACGTGAAGATGCGGTAGATGGATTCAACAAGAATATCTTTTTGGATAACGTACTTGAGCAGTCTAACTACATTCGTGGTTTCGCAAACCCAAGTTATGTAGGAGAGCCGGCTGATCACGTGCTTAACGCGATTGGTTTTGCAGGCGGTGATTTAGGTGGCGCAGTCATGGCGGGCCACATGATGCAAGCGCTAAAAGAGTTTGAAAACTCTGATACTTACCCAATCAAGCTGTTTATGGACGGCGGCTATGCGGTACCAAGTTATCAAAAAGCATTACTTGCATTATGTGAAAAACGTATGGACTGTTTCGCTTTTCTGTCAACGCCTTACAGCGCTGAAGCAAGCAGCAACTACCTGAATGAAGTGGTTGATTATCGTAACCTTGTATTAAATGCAAACAGCTCATTTGGCGCAATTTACAGCTCACACGTTAAGATATTCGACAAGTTCAACAATCGTGCTGTCTTTGTTTCACCTGAAGCTTATGCGGCACTTGCGGTATCACGCACTGCAATGAACCAAGAAGCTTGGTACCCAGCAGCTGGCCTTAACCGTGGTGTGATCAAAGTACTCGATGTACGCCGTCGCTACGATAAAGGCGAAATGGATCGCCTATACGCCGCTGGTATTAATCCGCTGCGCTTTGCAGCAGGTAAAGGCATCTTGATCTGGGGTCAAAAAACCCTGAGCTCAATGCCAAGTGCACTCGATAGAATCAACGTTCGTATGATGTTAATCACCATAGAACCGGCGGTACGCGATGCACTAGAAAACTTCTTGTTTGAATTAAACGACGAGTCATCACGTGCTATCGCAAGTGCCATGGTTACGTCATACATGAATGGCATCAAGGCACGTCGAGGCGTATATGACTTTAAAGTCGTTTGTGACGACTCAAACAACACACCAGAAGACATTGATGCTGGCCGCATGAACTTATGGCTATTTGTTAAACCGACCCGCAGTATTGAATATATTCCATTCACCACAGCAGTACTACCAACCGGTTTAGATTTTAGCCTAGCAGAACAGTTACTGGCTGCATAAGCGCCAGTTCATTTGATACTTTTGTAGGGTACATACCCTGCACCAATAAAGGAGGCCAATATGGCTGGTTTACAAATTGAACAGATCCGTAACTTAGACGACTTTGCTGTTCTGTATAAGTGGGATGTTTGGTTCACGCCCCCTCCGGCAGTTGCATTCGACCGTAACGACTTAAACGTACGATGTTTATCAAGCTCACTGCCAACAAGCGCCGTGCAGAGCATTGATATTCAAATCCGAGGTCACCATATCAAGCAAGCAGGTATTGTTGATGATGATCACACAATCAATCTCACGTTTGCTGAAACTGTCGATAACACTATCCACAATATGCTTCACAACTGGCGTGAAGCGTTGTGGGAAACAGGCATAGGTAAACAAAAGAAACGTGCGGAATATCAATGTGATATGCTGCTAACGCGTCTAAATAATCAGGACGAGCCAATCTGGACCTACAAGCTATTTGGTTGTTATTTAGAAAGCGTAGACTGGGGCGGTGAACTAGGTGGTGATACGTCAGATATCATGCGCCCGAGCCTAACTTTATCATACGACTACTTCAAAATGGGCGCTGGTGCTTCTGTACAGTAAGCAACCATAAAGTAATATTCGTGTGGCAACAAAAAGGGTGGCGAGTGCGCCCCCTTTTTTTAACTTTGTACAATATAAAACTTGCTTTAATATATTGTACAATACATAACGTAATCGTTGTGTAAATACGGAGACTGGTCTATGGCTGATTTTTCGATGGAATCAGTACGTAATGTTGATTGGGCTAAAGACTACTTATGGGACTGCAGGCTCATAGACCGCAGTAACTCTGGGCCGGGGCAGTTCACGAATTGGTTCCCAGCTACAACAGTCAACGAAAATTTAGCAACAACACAAAGCTTTACCTTTGAAGCTTATCTTTCATCTTACAGTGTGCCACAAAGTACCAGTGAGACCACTGTAGATATCAGCTTTATTGATGATAGCGAGCATTCGATAAAGCACTGGATAAGCGACTGGGTAAACAAAGATATTTTTGGTGAGGGTAAATTTGTGCGCACCGCCCATGAATGTGTTCGTTATCTACAAGTAAGAATGTTAGACGCACAAAGAAAGCCAACCAAAGAGACAGTTTACATGGTAATACCTGATGGCGACTTAAATTTTTCAGGCACAAGTGAAAGCGGCAGCCATGAAAATACTATAAGTTTCAAGGTACTGGGTATTTTAAGCCAAACAAAAAAGTGACGGTTCAGAGCCAAACACACACTCTGATCACACGTTGATTAAATTAGACGCACCCACCGATGGTGTACAACCTGTTATGGAGATCCTCATGAGTAAATATCGCTTTATGATCGACACCCCACACGGTCGTTTTAAAACGACCAATGAATACGCATATCACGGCTTGGTATTTAAGAGTCGCAATAACGGTGCTCGAAGCGAAGTTATCTGGATGATGAGTAAAGAAATCGCCCAAAAAGAAGCGATAACACTTGCTAAGTTAGGCTTTCTTATTCAAGGGATTTATCCAGCTGTAGAGTACAGAACCAGTATTTAATACCAATTTACCTTACTACATATTCAATTTGAAGGCGTAAATCTGACACTGACTGCATCAAAAATTGCTATTTAGAGCATCTAAGTAGCAATATTTTTGCTTTGCCTATATGGATGTAGCTAGCTTGGCGACAGCACAACAAGATAGCGGAGTTATTGATACGAATATACCGCCTAAAAATAGCTCACGTAGTGACACAAATTAGTACAAACGCGCGATTATCGTAATAGAAGATTAAAAGGTGTCGCCAATAGATGGTGGCAAACTGAGACTGAGGTAATGATACGATGAATGAATTACAACAAGCACTAGACAGAGAAAGCAACCTACCTGATACCATGGTAAAAGTGGCACAATTGCCCTCTCGTGGTTTAGCTTATCCTGTTGGAACAGAAATACACTACAAGCCATATACATTTGGCGAAGTAAAGATGTTTTCCCAGGCACAAGGCACAATGTCTAGTGCAAAAAGCACAGAAAAAATCCTGAATGGTATTAGCGTAGAAGGAATGGATCGCGAAGACATCACATTTTTTGATTTTTTATACATTGCCTTGTTACGTCGTTTGAGCACAATGAATGCCGTAGAGTTTAATTTGAATGTTGAATGTCCACAGTGTCAACATAGCGTGCAACATCAATTTGGCTGGGAAAATTTGCAATTTGAAGACCTAGCGGCACCTAAATTACCCGTTATCGCTGATTTATGTGGCATGACAGACGTTAAATTTAAACCCCTCACGGTCGGCCAGTATTTAGAGTTGACTCGACGCAATGCCGATGAAGACCCAGTCGCTATCGCTGCAATGCAGTCATCTCTTGATTACAAGTTGGCATATAATTTATTTAACAATGCCATTGGCGATGACGCGGCCACACTAGAGGACATCGACAAGTTTTTATATCACGATTTAAAACCTATGGCGGTAACTTGTGCCAATACTGAATGTGGCATTGTTTTTTCAGCTTCTCTAGACGATGAGGCGGCCCTTATCAATCCCTTTCGCAAATCTGAACCAACTACTGGAAGTCGAGTTCGGTTTGGCAATTAAGCAGATATTGTCTCCCACCGAACTGGCCAAGTTCGATTTTGGTATGGCAATGCTGCTACAACAACGATTACGTAAATACTTAGACTCGGGCCAGTAGACCGAGTCATTACATTTTGGAGACTTGTATGGCTAACATCGCTGTGCGCCACATTGACAAATTACGTCAGTCAAATGCGCTAAGCCTCCCTAATTTGGGTGACGTCACAACTATTAACAGCACGCAGCCAAGCGGTATTCGCATTTTTGAGCCGCGCCAAGCGCAGCCTCAAGAGTTCGCGGTGCTGGCAAAACGCTTGCAGTTAGCTTTTGCTCGCTTCAAAAGCCCCTCCCCCAATACGAGACAGGCTAATACTCCTATCTCCAATGGGCAATCACACCCAACTCTAACTACACTCCCCAAAAATACAGCGACCGGTTTGATCAATGCCGTGGTCAGGGGCCTTACTGTCCAATTGCAAGCTCTGAACCTAGATGAACTAAAAACGGCTCAACATAACACAGGACAGTCTCTACAAAATGTTCCCCATGCGCTGAATATAGATAAGCTCCTTCTAGGGCAAGATCTGTCAATTGAGGCATTGCGCGCCACAATGAAAATGCTTGGGCCAATGATCAAGGCTTTTAATGCCAAGCAGCAAAGCGATCATCCAATTTTAGTTCAGGATATCGCGAGACAATATAGTGCACAGTTACAATTAAGCAAAGATCAAAGCCAGCGAGCACAGTGCCACTCGGCCTTAGATTTATTGTCACAAAATGCCGCTGCTGATCACGCACAGCTCAATGTATTAACTCATATGGATAGCACGCTCACAGAACTTGCTAGCCATATAAAAGCGCAGAGTGAGAAGCAACAAAAGCAATCTCAACAATCTCGGGCATTAAAAAGCGCCAGACGAAGCTCAGATCTGAACAACAAAGAAGATAACTCAGACACCACAAAAGACAAGCCAAGCTTGTTCAACATCGACAAAAAAGAGTTATTTAAGGTTGCACTGGGCACAGTTGGGCTTGATGACTTACCAGAACTAGTTAATTTTGATGCGCTTTTCACCAGTCAAAAAGGTGCAGGAAAACAGTCATCTGACGTTAATCAAGTCGCACCAAATAGCAGTGCAGCAACCGTTGCAAAACGCGCTTCACAAGCGGCTGTTATGCTTGCACCAACTGACACCACAATGATGCGGGGCAATACTAGCAGCACCGTGATTTCAACAAAAGCTGCGCTCATTGACGTAGGTACCGCACAAGCCACCTTTGATCCGTCAGTGCCCAAACACCACAGCCAAAACAAAAACACTCGACAACTAAATTCTGAGATACAAAGTCGCTCACAGCTCCCCGTGAGTGCAGCAAAAGCCGCCGTGCCCACTCAACAGCACGCAGAGGAAACCCACGCGCTACTCAATTCGGCATTACGTAGCCTCAGCACGCAGTTGCAGGCGATTGCCAAAATAAACGGAACAAAGCCGAGCGCGCTTACCTCTGTAAATATAGACACGCTACTCAAGGGACAGCGTTTAGAGACTCACTCTCTTCGTCAGTTGCTGTCCGATTGTGCGCCCTTGATTAGTGCATTTAATCAGCAACAAAAAAGCACTACGCCGATCACGCAAGGGCGTATGACCAATAGCTATAAAGAAATGCTAGTTAATGCACCAAAGCCACAGCAGGCGATATTACAGACACTTATTAAACAATCAACCTCACCACGCCCACAAGGGCAAATAGCTCCCCCAGCTCTAGCTAAGCTCAATATTCTAGGTACAGTAAATGAGGCCTTTGCACGGCTGCAAACGCAACGAGTAACAGCAACTAGACAAGCGACAAAGCCGCGGCATAAACCCCAGGTTAATCGCGAGGCTTCAAATAGGCGCGCAGAGCAGCAGTCGATTTTGAACATTGACAAGCATGAATGGTTACGTGTCGCACTTGGTACACTCGGTCTTGATGACCTACCAAATATACTCGATCTCAAAGCATTGTTTAGTGGCGGTAACCCTCAGACTGCCAAACTGGATAAACGTATTGCCAAGCCACAAAACAAAAGCTTGGCTAAGCGTGTGATGGGGTCAGTGACAGAGCTNTTTGCGACCAGGCAACCACCTAGCAACACGGCCAAATCTACCCAAGGTCAAAAAACGATTGCACCACCACAAGGTCGCGTTAAAACCACCGCGCTGTTGGGAGGGATCACTGCGAGCGACGTTAACCCCAATGCGTCTGTCTCTACAAAAAGTGTTGCAGCACCCAAAGCACTGCGCCTGAACAATGCCCAAATTACCATTGATAAAGGCAGCACGCTAGTTATTCAAGGTGACAAACGAACTTCAGCTGCTCACCAGAATATTGCCCATACGAACCAACAAAGAGCAAACCAAGCACGTACGTCAGCTCAAGGTAAGCAAGCACATCAAAAGCGCGCGCGTCAGGTGAAAGCCAATCGCACTACTTGGGCAGCCGCTCCTAAACAGTCTTTAGCCAAACTAGCAACTGAGTATTTGCCATCACATGTCACCCACGTAGCAAATCCAGATAAGCGCCCAACAACAAAACAGTCTCCCCTACAAGGGAGGATGAGTTTGCGGTTATTGTCAGATAACAGCAAAGCACCAACGCGCAGCAACACACGACCTCGATTAGCGACGACAACAGGCTTGCCGAACAAGTATAAAGTTATCACTCAGGTCGCCAGCCTGTTTGGTGCATCATTAGCCCACGACACTGCTAAAAACGCAGCCAGTCACATGGATCCACGCTCTACTCGAATTCAAGGTCAACAAGGCAATATCACGGGCCGACTTCTTAATCTGGGCGCTTCGTTATTCGCTGAACAAAAGGAGTCGCTGTCAGAACTGAATCAAACATTACGCTTGTTCAAAACCATACTTCCAAAGGATAGCTCAGCGGATAATTTATTAGGTAATTTACTAGACAAGCAAACCAGCAAACGAGAGAAGCGCACTAATCGCAAACGGCATGGCCGCAGCAATAAAGCGAGGTCTACGGTAGTGAAGCGTATCGGCACTGGTCGCTCCTTTATATCTACATTATCAAGAGGCGCAAGCGCTGCGGTTTCAGGCATAGCATCATTAGCGACAGGCGGAATGGCCGCACTCAGCGGTGCACCGGATACTAGCCATAAAAAAGCGCATAGAAGAAAGGCCAAGCCTCGTCTTGGATCTGAAGTAAAAGCGCAAAGCCGACGCAGGAAAACAACCCTGGGTAAATCAACGGCGAGTAAGGCTCTATCGCATACCAGTAAGTCTATTTCAAGCCGACTCCCATCAATGAAAGGGTTGGGGCGAGCAGTACTTGGAGGAGCTAAATTTGTTCCAATAGCAGGTCAAGCACTCACAGCGGGGTTAGCTTTATTAGATGGCGCAGCTGGATGGCAACGTGCAGATGAAAACTTTGCACTGCAAGCAAATGAAAAAGCCAGCACAGGTCAGAAAGTCGCATCAGCAGCTGGCTCTATTTTGTCCGGGATCTCATTTGGTCAACTGGATGAAGGAAATACCGCGCGCACTTTGTACGATGTTGGCTCTAAGGTGGTTAATCTTGGTAGTCACCTATTTTCAGGGCTTTTTTCCAACGACCCTCAGGGTACAACGAAAAGTTCAAAATCACAGTCAACTCGTTTAATCAAAGCCGCCGAAATACCGTTGACGATGATGACACAACCACACACTCAGGCAGCCACCACCCCAGCATCCGGTCAGATGATGGTACAGCAACACATACCGACGCATAGCTCACGCGTTCACACAGCAGCCAAACACGAGCAAAACAAAGAGAAAAGGGAACAAACAGAAGTTGCCAACCTTGCATCATCACTGCAAATAGATACCAAAACATCGATACCAGAGCCACTTAACGACCAAGTTCTGCGCAAAGATACACTCTCGCACGTGGTCAACACACAGGCCACTGCGAAGAAATTGCCAGCAAGTAGTACTGTAAAACCGGTGTCTGCATCACGCAAGTCGGTGCAATTAAATCGCCCAGCAAGTCGTTCAACACCAGCTCAAAGTAGTTTTGGCATCGATGACTATGGGATTGCGATAATGAACAGTATCTTATTCGATTAGAGGTTATATGAGCGACTATACACTAGATTTAGAAGCACTCGAGTCTGGACAAGTACCAGATGCTAAACTGTATATTGTGACCCCAAACGACTCAATCACAGGCTTCCTCACCGAAGCAGTGACGGTTGCGGGCGCCGCACAATGGGAGGGCAAACAACCGGGACATTTAGAGTCTGCCGATGAAATCTCCAGAACTGCGCACAGCGCGTTAAGCCTGTTTGGCATGGCACCCTCACAAATGTCGATGACATCTATTGCATCGACACGAAAGCACTGGCTATCAAGTGAGTCGCCCTCCATTCCAATCAACTTTCTTATTGTCGCATATAAAGATGGTATGGATGTAAGACAAAAGGTAGCTGCGCTTTTAAAAACGGTTTACCCATCAGGGCCAGCTGCGTCCATTGCGGGCGTTGACTTATTCTTAAGTGCACCTAACAACTACAAATTTACTGGGCTGGACTCAGCCTCGGGGCTGATAAGCTTAAAAATAGGCCGTTGGTTTGAAGCCAAAAACTTATTAATGGAAGATGTCTCCGCCACTTTCAGCAAACAGGTGACACAAAATGGTTACCCGTTGTATGCCGAAGTGTCGTGCACTTTAACGCCATGGAAGTTGCTCACAGCCGATGAAGCCATTGAAATGATACAAGTGTAAAGGGAGAAGTTGGTTGCAGCATGTTACTTACTGCAACCAAAATAAATGGTTTAACGTTGCTGCTGTGCGCGCAGCTGGCGGGGTTTGACATACAGGGCATAAACCGACAAGACGATGATGCTAATGGTGATACTGTTTAGTATATTTTTAATGGGCAGATAAAGATCGTAAATAAAATACATATTCCAAAATGGTTCGGCGATTTGCCTGCTTACCCCTAACTCGTGCAAATTTCGTAGCAAATTTTCTGAAAAAGCAGCAACATCTATAACTAGAAATCCTGTGAATACAACAACTAGACATGAGTCAGTAAAGATTTTATAACCCAATTCTTGTGCATATCCCTGCTTTTTCAACACATAGCGAGATATTTTGTCACGATTATACATCGCCCATATTACTATAGAGTCGAGCATCGAATGGATCATATAAATTACCGCATTACCAAAAAATGACGAATAGGCCCAATACTTAAAGAAAATAAAGAACACTAGATATTCAATGAGTGTAATGATTAATAAGATACAAGATATATGTGCAATATTTATATTCCGCCAATTGGTCACTGTCACAATTAATAAGACACCAATTAACACATTTCTTGATACCGTAGCACTATCAACCATTGCAAAAAGTGCAGAAACAACTACCACTACAAGTATATATAAGTGATTACGGCTCACTTACTTTCTCCCTTTTATTATTACAGCGCTGATAAGTTCCAGTATTCAGCTACTTAGGCCTAACTTCCTTTGGAAGTTGATCACCACCACTACCACCAGATACGTTTTTAAGAGTATCATAACAAACAATTATTTTAAGCTGTTTACGTATATTCTTAGCCATCCAAATATCCTTAAGGTTACAAGTCAAATAAATTAAATAAAACACATATGCCTAATATTTCGAACCACAACGGCACAGGTAAAAGCGGGGTTAATTTGGTTTTTGTACAACATTATTTATGAATAAGGCGGTCACAGCGTGTTGTCTTTTTTACGCGCACGGATCGGCCTCTCACCCATTGACTCTTTTAATTCCAAAAAGGGTTGCCACCAACTGTGCTTAATTAGCCCAGCCTGCTTTAACCAAATACCTACGTACTTATGATCGACAGTCTCAGTAATTGAATTTTCTAGGGTCCAGTAATGATTTTTAGAGATACCGACTAGATCAGCCATTTGAGCCTGCGTCAAACGCATCCACTTTCGGAGTCTCCATAAATCATCCCCTGTGAATTGGTACTTCAAAAGGCTCTCCAGTATATAAAAACCACTACTAGCGTTCCAATGCTTACACTCAGCACACCTTCAGCTCAATAAATAGGATAACATTTAAGCTAACTCTAATTAACATAGGTAGATTAACATAACTGAATCTATCTCTGTAGCCTTATTTATCTGAACTAGAGGACATACTATATGTCTCAAAGAGGTCAGCAACTGCTCACACTCTTCGTTCTAAAAAACCACAAGACCAAAGAAAACAGGTTTACCATGTACGCGTCGAAGAATACACGTAACATAAGTAAATGGAAAGCCCAACACTATGTTTCAATTAAAAAAGTTCAAAAATCATGGATTCTTTAACTTTTTTTCATATAGGCTTCCACTTGCTACCAACTGGTGCGCCAAACCGAGATGTAGCGCTCTAGTTGGTGAAATAAAACAACTCTGAGAAAGGAGTACAATCTCTATGTATAAATCAGATTATCTTAATACATCAAGTATGCTTACAAGTCTCGCTGGTCAGCACGCTACCCTAAAGGTTAACAACCACCACAACGTGTTTCCTATCTCGACCATTAAACGTGACAGCCAATCACAGCTTGACTCTAGTTTACAGCACACGAATGTGACTTATACACGAGCCTTAAAAGGTCTTATTCAGGAGCGCTTTTTAAAAGACTATGAGGCGCTATTATTCAATATATTAACCGCGTTTAATGGCGCTCCTAACATTGTTAACACACGTTACAAAGTAGCGCTTGTGACAAACCATGAACAACATCTGAGTGAGTTTGTGTGCGATCAGCATGGTCTCGCTTCATCTGCCATTATTTTACTTTATAAAGATAATGCACAGGGAAACATAGTACCCATAGCAAAGTGGCTACCAGAGAATGATTTGCAAAATCACTTTTTGAAAAAAGTAGCGCAAACATTTATCCGCCATTATCAACCATCTGTCGGTAAAAAAGGCCAAGCGATAGTCAGAAACTGCCTCGCTTTTAATATCGGATTATAATGAAACACAGCAGAGAAAAGCCCTTGTAGAGCCGCTCTCTGTTATACCTGTTAACATCAAGGTCGACACCAAACACAATTATTATTCACTGACATAATAAAGCGGAAACAGGTGATCCTTGGTAACAACTATTGTACAATATAAATTACTATCCTTATTCAACGCAGTAAGCTAGCATACAGACGAATTAATTCACACAGTTGGTTTTCCAGCACCTAATGAGACTTGATAAGTATGTTGAAAATTGAAGGTCAATACGAGTTAAACCTCGAAATTGGCGGTGTATCTTTGGCCGATTCTCAAGGTAACCTAGATATCCAAGAAATTGAGATGATAGAGACCGTAGGTACCGCCTTACCAACAATCAGCGCAACGCTGATCTGTCGTGATAAAAAAGTCAGGGCTTTGTTTCACGAAGGTAATAGACTCAATGTCATGTTTCGTCGCAACGAAGATGACAGTGATGGGGTTGTGACGTCATTTCAAGTCACTAACGTCATGGTAAAGCGCATCGCGAGCCACTACCTTATTAAATTTACCGGAATTTATGCAGCAATGTCCTATTTGGCAGAGCATCGCCAAAGGGCGCTAAAAGAAAAATCGGCAATAGAAGCAATTACCACGATTGCCAACACGCATTTCAAAAAGGTAGATAGCAATCTCGCTAAGTCACAAGACCGACAAGTTTGGTTGCAACCAAATGATACCGATAAAAAATTTATTTCTGACATCTGGCTTCATGCTAACTTACCAGACTCTATGCTCNTGCTTGCTCCTTGTACCAACGGAGATTTTCGTATTCGAGATTTAAAAACCTTGGTCAGCAAAGCACAGCCTAATTGGGCGTTTTTACCAAACGTGAAGGACAATGCAGACGACAAAAACATTTGGTATAGCGGTGAATATACAATCAATACCAATAGTGGTTTTATCAACCATTGGTTAGGTTATGGCAATCGAGTAGACATCACTGATAGGGACTTGGGTGAATACGAGGAGTTACTCGAAATGCCTACTCCAAAGCTCACCAAATCAAATTTATTTCCGCGACGCTCAGATATCGATGGTAGGCGCGGCACACCGCAATGGCTGAACGACAATGTGCACCCCAAATATTGGCATGCACACCAACAAAACATCACATCGCTGGCGCTATTTAGTACCGTCACCGTAACGCTTTCGTATTCTGATCAACTACACCCACAGATGCGCGTACTGGATCTTGTCTCTTTCTTAGAGCCAGACAGCACCAATGCTGCCACTGACGAGACCCACACAGGTTTATATATTATCAGTAAACTAAGTCGCAAATTTGCCAACAATCACATCGTCACGACCGTTGAGCTTAGCCGTGAGACTCATGAAGATATTGCTGGAGAGATACGCTAATGGGGCTAATAAAACAATCTGATTGGCTACGTCCGAGAAATGCCCTTCAACGCCAATACGAAGGGACTGTGGTTGATGTAAAAGACCCCAGAATGTTAGGTAGAGTCAAAGTTTCTATTGAAGGCCTCATAGATAGCAAGTTTATCGATATCGATGATTTACCTTGGTGCTATCCTCAATTACCCGCACACCTTGGCAATAATGCGTTTGGCAGCAGCATGTATGTACCAGAGCTACACTCTACGGTATTAGTTGAATTTCCAGAAAAGAGTATCTACCACCCGGTATACCGTTGGCGCGTCAGTAACCGCCAAACGCGCCCAACGGATTTTCAAAGCGAGTATCCTCACCGATATGGCGAAGCAGATGCTCATGGCAATAAATCTATTACCAGTCACGCACCAGGTCTATCATTTAAGGAGTCGCGTCAGCAAGATGGCAGTCAAACATTTAACGATAATGAACGCAGTGTCACTTTACTCAGCGATCCACATGGCACCTTAGTTGAGTTTGATAGAGAAAACCAAAAGCTTTATGCAAGCTTTGCGGGGGTTGAACTCACTATAACTAAAAGCGGTATCTTTCTTAATACACCTTCTTTGATGATCAACAGTGCGGATGCTATTTCATTGCTAGCAAGCAACGGAGTGGATGTCGCAACGGCACAAAATGGCATTGGTTTTGAAAACATAATCAATCAAATCATAGGTCAAGGCAATCCAAAAGGAGATAAATCATGACACATCCCAACAGAATACTGCATCGTAAGGATGTAGAAGCGGGTGTCATTGACAACAATCCCTACCCTGCCGATCTCAAGCCTGCACAGCTTGAAACAGGTAACGCCATTGATCATCTGACAACAGGAATATTTAACGAACAACAAAGCTCAGATCCCATATTTGCAACTGAGCGTTCACTTAAATACCCAACTTTCAGTTTGCACGGTAAAGCCGGTAATTTAAATATAGATAAAGACGGCACCTATCAACTCAATGGTTGTACAATACAATCATTAAATTATGAAGCGCCGGCAACTATTATTTTGCGTAATAGCTCTATTGCCGCTATTCAAGGGAAAATGAAAAACCAAAGTCCTGATGCAAAAATCCGCTTTATTTTCATTGATAGCACATTAGAAAACATCAAAGACAGCGAGCACTTTTTTATCAGTTTAAATGGTCTGTCTAGTTGGAACGGCAACATGTCTAAATGCCGCTTTGGGGCCGTCACTATGTTACAAACTAAGGATTGGATCACAGAGCATAGTGTATTGGATTGTGAGCACATTACCATGAGCTTTTCCATGGGACCTCATGCCAAAGTACTGCCTGTGGGGACATTTTTTGCCAAAAACTCAAAACACTGTCGCTTTCAATTCCATGGAACTGACCTCACTATGAACAATAGCCAAGCGATATTGTTCAACAACTGTAGCCATATATTATCCCAACATCATGGCGCAAAGATAAATGCGGGTGCAACCGTTGCCAAGTCCGCCAACCAAGTTGCCATTACGCTGCATTCAAGTAATTTAGAAGTCGATAAATGGCTCTTTAAAGATCTGCAAGGTCCAGTGTTGTCGGCGATCAATTCTACTATCAAAGTTAACTCATCAGCCGATAGTGGCATCATGTCAGGCTGTGACGATAGCAAAGTGTATATCGGTCACAACACGCAATGCAGCGCCAGTAATGTGTTATCGGGTAAAAATGGAGTGTTGCAGGTGCAGCATGCTTCGATAAAAGCGACCCAAAGCATTATCGATGGGACAGCCTGTAAAGTAGAGCTACACAATACCAATTTGGAAGCTTCAGGGAGCAACACTGCAATCATATTATCCAACAACAGTTCCTTGTTGAGTTACAATAGCGACGTAAAAAGCCAAAAAGTAGCGTACACAATAACAGAGAGCATTGTGCGCATTGACGGCGGTAAAGTGCAAGGTGACACCAATGCCCTAAACCTAACCAAGTGCTCAAGCGCGCTATCGATGGTAAATACAACCAGCTCAGATACTGATATTTTGCTCAACCAAGGCAGCTTGAGCATAGAGGGCGGATCTTTAAGCCAGTCATTAACCGCATCCAAAACCTCCTCGTTAACAATGAGTGGTGTCAACGTAGGAAAAAACATTAGCGTTGCTGATGGTGCAAACACTACTTTACAAGGTAATACCGTGGGCGGCGATCTCACTATCAGTGGTGGCCACTATCAAGGTTCTGGCAATATTTTTTCAGGTAAAGGTAGCGTTTCTGCAGCGATGGGCACTATCGGAAAAGATAAATTCGGTAAGGCACTGTCTCTCAAGGGTGTCCACATGCTCAGTGAAGTCAACGCAGCTAATGTGAGTAATACCGGATTTATGCTACTTGAAGGTGGCAGCGGCTCATCGAGTCTTGCTAAAACCAAACGGGGCTGGCACGTAACAGGCTCGATGGACTGGGTCATAGATAAAGATCTCTTTATGAACGTGGGTAAGAACCTCGATTATCGCATAGCACAAAATGCAAACTATAAAGTTGGCAAAAATCTTAGCTACAAAACAGGCAAAACAGAAACACACAATGCAGGCACACAAATCGCATTGAAGGCACCAAAAATTACTGAGAACTAATGAAATGAGGATTTATCCTCCCTTCTCACTATTGTACAATATATAATTAAGCTGCTCATACGCGAGCAAAATCGATGTTAGCATAATTACGCTTTTTAAATGAGACTTGAGAAACGACTATGACGGATCAGCTACCTGACGGCATCAGCCAGCGCTTAAATGAGCTAAGCACGCAAGTGTTGAACGCCCATCCAGATTTACAAACGCTTTGTGACATCAGTATTGTCAACACACGACAGCAGCTCATCGCAGATATTAATACAATCAGCAACGACATGAAGTCGCAAATGCGCCAATTGGGCACATTTTACACAGCCATGAGCACCAATGGACGCGCGGTAGAGGTATCCAATGACGAATTTCTTTATCAAACGATTGGCGGAATGAGCCGCTTATTTGCTTCAATTGCCAACGGGGAGTATTTCGAGCCACTACGGGCGCCGCTTTTCGAACTTACCCAACTGTCTGATTGTAATGCTATTGCTTCGCAGCTCACGACTATTCGTAATACTTTGTATTCATTAAAAAATATCACTCAAGAGCTGCTCGATTTTGCAAAAATAGTCAATGAGTTGCTGTCAACCGCCATGCAGCATTTAGCGCAACTAATGATGGAAATAGGCCAGCTCACGGAGCCTAATTCTCCATTTGAGCACTGCTTCACTGCTGTGGCCACCTACAGTCAAGACATACAGCAAAATTATTTTAATATTCAGCAACTCCAAGCAGGACTTGAAGACGGTTCAATTGACGATGAAGACATTGGACTCTGGGCCACCAATAAGGCAAGACATGCCACCCAACTCTCAGAGCGATTGATTGAATCAAAGCAAGCGCTCAGTGGGCCTGCACAGCAAAAACTAGAGACCGAGATTGAACGCTTTATCGCTAACGACTCGGTGCAGCCTAACGAGCCAACCCCGTCAGTGGACTTTTCATCTCATAGCTGGCGCGCTTTGCGTGGTGAATGGCAGTGGCTCGGTGAAAACGAAGTGGTGCTGAGTGATTCGAGCTACTATCGACGCGGATACTATTTGTATAATGATATTAACGATCCAGATTGGCGAGGGAGTTTAACCGTGCATCTAAAAAGCACGGCGCTGCATCGATACGCTGCCGGTTTTTGCCTAGGCTATGACCATGAGGAACAACTGATCAGTATTGTTAAAAGAGGCATTGGCGGCGTAATGAGTGTGGCTGTTGATCAAGTCACCTTCAACACACCAACCGACTACGTACCTTTGGAAGATAATAGCAGCGGCCAATCATTTCAAACTTGGTCAGAAATAGAAGGAGTAGAGCTGAAGCTCATCAGCGATGACTCAGGCTTCAGCGTGCTGGCAAGAGAGGTAAACACTGACACACCGTGGGATCAACTCCATTTTGATAGAGCCGCGTTTGCAGAGCTTGAGCTTGGCTTAATTACATTTGGCCAAGAAATTCAGTTTGAGTTAATTTCCCGAGTAGACGCTCAGTGATTATTGTACAATATTATTAACTTTCCGCTACGAGAGGTTTATTATGGTATTACCAGCACTAAACAACGCGCGACTCGGTGACAGGTGGGTTGGCATTTGTGTATGTCACCCAACCCCCATTCCAATGACAGGGACAATTTTACGTCGAGGCGCAAAGACCGTCATTGCACAGGGTAAACCAAAAGCACGGTTCGGCGATATCACCTCATCTTCATGTGGTCACAAGGGCGTTATTGTCACAGCATCGGGGTTTACTAGAGCTGAGAAAAAAAATGATGCTCGGATCACTGACTTGGTGACAGGGTGTAATATTGGCGTCATAGTGTCAGGTGCCAGTAAAGTCAAAACAGCCTAGATAAACGCGCCAATCAGATAAATTGTACAATGTGCTTCTAATGAGACTAGATATTGGAGTTTTTAAATGGCGTTATATAGTGACGTTAATCAATGTGATATGTTTACTGAACATCTCGTCTCTGACGAAGAGTCCGTACAGCAAGCATTAAATAACCTATTTAATACACGTCTCGGTGAGCGCGTATTCCATCCAGAATACGGGATGGATATTGAACATCTATTATTTGAAATAATGGATGACGAGATTGCTTTTAATATTCAACACAGGCTGAATAATGCCATCACCCAGTTTGAACCACGCGTCGTTATCATGTCTTTAAACGTGGAGATGATACCTGACGAGCATATTTACTCTGTGAACTTACTTTATAGTATCAAAGGCTTAGGTGATAGAACCTTTACCTTCACAAAAAAACTGCAGACCAAAGATTAATACGAGGTAATGCCCCATGTCACAAGACTTGATCCAGCCTGACTCGTTCAGCTACGAACAAATACTGAACGATCTCACCGGCAAATTAGAAGAAAAATACTCCGAAACCGATGGTGCTTGGCGCGACTTTTACAAATTTGGTACCGGGCAAATTATTCTAGAATTACTCTCTGCAGTCGGTTCATTTACCACATATTCTGCACTTGCAAATCGACGAGAGGCATACCTACACGAAACTCATTTAGAAAGCTCAGCTCGCGCAATCGCGGGGCCTCTTGGCTACTCTGCATATCGTGGTAGCAACGTGAGCCTGCGTTTATCCATTTACACCTCAAGTGTCACCACTATCAAAAAGTTCGACAAAGTCGGTGAATACGAAGATGAGTCTGGTGTATATGATTTACTCTCATTGGGAGATTATACGATTTCTCCGCCAAGCAGTGAAAATGCGCTACCGACACAAATCGATGTTGCCATTGGACAACTTGCCACAACATCTATCATATTGCCTACCTCTAAACCACAAGTATTTAGATTTACAGAAGAAAATGTCAGCGAGCACTTTGAATTAAAGCTCAACAATAAAGCCGTGCCGCACAGTGAAGATGCCATAGATCTGATCAATGGCAAATATGTTTGTATCACCAACACGGTGGGTTCCATTGATGTAATGGCTATTAATGACTACCTAGCAGATACCGATAAGTTCAGAGCCGGATATGAATTGTCACTACTGTATATTCAACTGCATGAAAACAAGCGCGTGCAGTTGACCAATATTAACCTAGAAGTCGGCACGTTAGAGAACGTGGCGATCGCGAGTCGCTATCAAGCTCCAGATACCGTCGGCGAGATACAGGTAAAAGGCCCGCTTCGCCACGAAACCGGGCGTGTGATCAGAGGCCGTCACGACTATATGAAGCGCATCACTGAAGTGCTCCCAAATGCCATAGATGTGCGAGCTAAAGATTTAGATTCAGCAAAGCAAATGATCGCCTACATTATTGACACCGAGCAGCCTCTCACCGAAGCAGAAAAAGAAAACGTAATAGCACAGGTCGCACCGGAAGAAAATCGCCCGATGGGTGTAACACCGCCAGTATTGGTAAGTGGTCGTGTTGTAGAAGTGATCTTAGAAGTACAGATCATCCCTAAAAAAGGTAATCAACTCCCCTCTTCGATTGATATCGATGTGCCCTTACGCCAAGGCCGTGCGCATAGAGGTGCTCCCAGCCCCCGATCTCAGCGATGAAGAACTGGAGCAATGGCAACCACTTAACATTGCTTGGAGTGAGTATTTCAAATTCATGCCACGTGTGTCGCTATATGACTCAAGTAAAAGCTTTGAAGCGACTTCAGGCCCCGCTCAGCGTTAGTGCATATGGAGAGTGAGATGCAAAATTCTTTTATTGATATTCAAGGGTTAGTACCGGAAAAGCTGCGAAATAAGCCGCTATTTAAAGACGTGATCGACGCCCTAGAACATATCTATTTTGAGCGGACAAACAATGTGCAAGAGCATTTGGAAGCAATTAGGGATAAGTACGCCACTTACTTAGTGTTAGCCAAACAACCTGCCTCAGACATATTTCAAATCACAGGTTACCCAAACGACACCATCATTGAACCCAGTGTGTACATGGATGAACCGCTGATTAAACGGCAAGTCGCCGAATTGAGTTTTGGCACAGGTACACATCAATTCATCGCACAAGCACTATCACTAGAGCCCATCAGCCACATCGTTGCCGATGAGGCAGTCGAATACATCAAGCAAATTACACCGTTACAACGCAACATGAAAGAGGGCTATTTCGAAGAAAATGCCCTATATGAAATAAAGTGTGCTGCACCTGTACGTTTTGAGTATTTGGGTTTGTCTCATGGCCATCCAGTTCCAATTGATTCCATCAAATGCGAGACACTGGGCTTAGTGTACCAATTCAACGACTTACGAAATTCCGATTTGTATGCGTTAGAACCGGGTTTTAAGTACCGAATTCAATCAGCTGCCGAAGGGTTTGAGTGGGTTATTCAAGGCAAAAAATACACCCAAGAAGACCTTGACCTAAGTCGCAACCGAAACAGTCAAATTATTTCTGAGTTCGGGTATCAATATCTCACCGATGCGTTGAACATGAGTCCTCTAGATGTAGCACTGGTGCGCTCATTTTTAACGGCCATTCACCAGCTAAAAGGCTCCAGAAAAGGGGTTGAGCTGATGCTCGATTTGCTTGAGCTTAAAGAATACGTACAACTGTTTGAGTGGTGGGAAGATGATCCGACAGGCGAAACTGCTGATGAAATGACCTATCGCGTGGAAGTCGATCTGACCAAAGACAACGATAAGTTGACAGGCAATGCACTGCAAGCACTGAGACTCTTTTTGCGTCAATACGTTTACCCGGTGATGAGTGACTTTGCACTACTCATCAATTTTGTTGATGAAAAACTACGCACCGCATACAACATTCTACCTCATCAAACCCTCGATGGGACAGTACAATCACCACTGGTGTTGGGGGTGCATTATCGCGCAAATCATACGCTCGAAGGAAGTGTCGCCTCTCCAGTGATGCTAGATGTCAGAGGTCTATTGGAGCGTGAGTACTTAGCCACCATGACGAGTATTGTACAAGAGTATACTTGCTCAGTAAGTACAGAAATTAACACAGCCGTCAACGTGCTCACAGACCGAGAAATTCCAGGTGCCACATCAACAAGCGTGTTGTTTGGCATGGCAGGTGTCGGACTCAGTCAATTTTATGGCTACACTGTCAGCCCTATTGTTACCAGTGTGGTTGGCTTGGTTCATCAAGATTTGCTTGGCTACACGAAAGAAAGAGAACAGGAGCAAACCCTTACAGTCACACTTAATGCCAACATCGTAGGCACAAAAGGCATAGTAGCACAGACACTTAGAAGCTCTTTACCCTCACCTTTAATGTGCATGATAGTCGGACAATTGGACCGAGAGTTTTCGGGTAACATACACAGTGTGCCGCCAGACTAGCCGAATCATGTATTGTGAATGAATAAAAAGCATCAGAATTAACATGTTAGGTTCTATGGTACGTACATAAAATCATGACGATAACACATGGTAGCACTGAGACAAATTCGCTAATTGGTTTGAAGCAAGAGTAACAGTCTATATTCTTTTTTCACTCCTTTTCGCTTTACGCTAGCGCCACATTGTACAACAGTGGTAGTATTAACACAGACTTATGTCTTGAGACTTGTAGGTGGCCTATCCCAAACGCCACCAAAATGAAAATTGAGGGGATTATTCCATGGCTATAACAGGCATTGTGACCAATAAAGGTCTTGCCGAAGCTGTAAAGGCATCATCGAACCAAGGCTGGTCGATTTTCCCAACACGGTTTGGTATTTCGGCACAAGACGGGGAGTTGAGTGCAAAGCGAACTGATACAAATGTCACTTGGTATGACGCACACATCACAGATCAAACTGTGGTTTCTGAAAATACCATTCAGTTTGTTTGTACAATACCTCCACAGGTAACCGAAACAGATCAGCACATAAAAGAGATTTACCTGTTCGGTGAAAATCCAGACGAAGGGTCGGAGTTTTTGCTGGCGATCGGTCACCCAAGCGATAACGTCACTTATTTTAAAGATGGCTCTATCACGCTGCGCATGCACGTCACGCTTNCCAATATTCAAGCATCACAAGTATTTGAATTTAAATACACAGGCCATCGCTCGATTGAAGAACATAACACCGATGCAACCGCTCACCAAGAATTATTCGGCACGCTCACCGATCAAATTAAAGCGCTGGGTGAAACTATCCTAGTGGATGGTCAGCTTGCCAGTGGTGGCTCTATGTATATTGATCGTGCAACAGGACGATGCAAAGTAGATTCAGCGCGTTTTTACCACAAGGGCGTACTTTACACGGTGCCTGCGGGCGAAGTGATCATACCTTTGAGTGGCGTGATGGGAGTGGGTGTTTGGCTCTCAACCGATACAGACACACAAGAGAAAACGCTAAAATGGGGCACTCGCCATCAAAGCGCTGGCACACGTTACTATGAAATTCATGTTGTCGAAGATGGTTATCTCAAAACGGTTGTAAAAGGTGAAATTGTACAAGAGCCAGTGTCTAGCGCCATTGTTCGTTATGACAGAGATGCTAATGGCTCTTATGTGGTCAATGGTCTAAAAGCAACAATAACCGAAACCGACGATAGTTCTTATGTTATTCAAGTTTCTGAAGGCAAAGCCCATATCGACGGCACAGAAATAAAACAACATAAAACCGTTGAGATAAAAGAGTACTTTGACCCTGATACCGCGCCGGTTGCTGCCGAGCGACATACATTTAAGCCTGATGCTAAGGGGATTATGAGTGTATCTCTTTTTGAGCAACCCGTTGCAACTGATAAGCCTATTAGGGTTGATTACACCAAACAGCAAGTATTCCGAGTGCTAAGAGGCCAATTTAGCGCTACACGTGACTTTGTTGTAGAAAACCCCACTAAAATAATCGCCGTATATGGTGACGGCCGACAATACCGTGAAGGCGTACACTTTGACATATCTGGATCTTTTATAGACTGGTCTAGAAGTGGAACTCAAGCGCCTACGATGGATGAGCACTATTTCATCGAAGTCCAATTTACCAAAACAAAAACAGTGCCCACCAACGACATCAGTGCAGCCGGTTTTACATTGCAAGATGCGGTCGAAGATTCCCATTTCTTAGTCAGTTATGAAACGCTGCTACCAAGAAAAGACTTGGTTATCTTAAACCGCACAGGGCAAATAGAACGCGTTAAAGGCAAAGGGGACACTCGTTCATTGACTACCCCAGCAGTACCGGCCGGCGCCCTACAGCTTGCTGAAATTCGCCACCATTGGACTGCGGGAGTTAACCCTCAGATCGAAGACTCAGGCGTGGTGGCACTCAAAGCGTCCGAATTAAACGAAATGCGCAACCATATTTCACAACTGTTCGATATGTTGGCCGTTGAGCGCGTTGAACGCCTTGCGAACTCGGACGATCCACGTACTACAAAAGGTATGTTTGTTGACCCATTCATCAGCGATGACTATCGTGATGGTGGCGCTACACAAACCGCAATGGTCGATGCACAGAACCAAGAGCTCACCTTGGCATTTGATGTTAATACCATAGATACCAAGTCAATCAGCCAAGAAGATGCACCACAGGGTCTAGCCTGCTTACCGTATACTTTAAAAGAAATTGTCTCTCAAAATGCCAGTACAGGGGCCATGAAGGTCAATCCATATGCGGCATTTGACCCAATTCCACCGAAGCTGACAATTTCTCCGGCGATCGATAATTGGACAGTACAAACAAACCTAAGAACTTCCATTAGTCGTACCGTCATTGCGTCGCGTCAACGTATGCGCGCCTCTGATTTCAGACAGCGTTTTGGTAGTGGTAGTGTTGCCACAGTCACTAATTCTCGAAATGTGAGCTCATCCACGACCATGCGTGTCGAAGATTTGCCTAACTTACGTAGTCTGCGCGTTAGCTTTGACCTGCAAGGCTTTAAGCCAGGTGAAGCGGTAAGAAATATTCGCTTTGGGAGCAAAGATGTAACAGATTCTGTTGGTGAATACGGCCTCCCAGCGGTTGACAAAACACTGCTAATTGGCGACAACAGACGATTAGATACACGCCCACTGTTTGAAGGCGCACAGCATGCAATCCTTAACTGGGAGCGCAGCAACCCTTCTACTAATGGGCAAGTTGGTAATGAAAGTTCTGCGTGGTCTGTATCGAACGGCCATCTTCAATATCGATTTAATTCAACCTCTTGGGCAATGCTGCTTTCAACCAATACATTTGATAACTTTGATGTAACCGCCCGTTTCACAGGCCTTGATAACGACAATGACCGCATGGGTATCGTTATTGCTCGGATCAAAGTTGACGGTAAAGAGCATACCCTCAGTGCTGTTCGAAACCAAGACAAAGGCGAGAACGATTTGCGCTGGGCCATTATTAAAGATTATCGCTCAGCCGATGCCACTGAGATTTCTCGCTCAAAAAATACCGATGTACGTAACAATAATGGGGCGGCTTGGTCAGCATTCCCTGAAGGGATGTTAGTCCGCGTGCGCCGTCAAGGTGACATCATTGAATGTTGGACTAGCGAGGCTGGAGAAAGTGAGCTAAAAGCGTCATCTAAATATCTGATTGATTTAAGTAAGGACTCCCGCCTAGCGGTATTTAGACGTCCTTGTTCATGGGGCCTGGGTTCATTTAGCCAACAAAACCGTGCTGAGGTTATCAGCCACACAAACCATGGCAACTTAGGCTAATAAAGAGAGAATGAGACATGTCTAACACATTGATAGCAGATCACAACGGGGCTGTACGCGGCTCATTCCAAATTCCATCAAATGTGCCCGCGGGTACCTATGATGTAACAGTGGAAGGTAACAAAAATAGCAGCGCAGCGACGACCTTTACCGGACACGGGCAAGCTGAGGTTACTCAAGTACAAGATGTGATCACCACATCACTCACACAAATTACGCGCTACGACCCATTAGCACAAACATTTACTTTTGATCGTACATTGTATCTAGCTGCAGCCGATGTCTGGTTTACCAAAGTAGGTGAAACCGCACTAACGGTGGACATACGCACGACAGAAAACGGCATTCCGACACAAACTGTATTACGTCGCACACGTGTTGAAGCTCATACGATCACCACACAAAACAACACTGCAACACGCATTACCTTTGACCCTGTGCTGTTAGAGCGTGGTGTTGAATACTGTATTGTGCTGATGTCTGATGATCCGAACTATGAAGTTGAAGTGGCCACATTAGGCGACTATGACGAAAGAGCTGACGCATGGGTAACAGCGCAACCATTTCAAATTGGTGTGCTATTGAGCTCAAGTAATGCCGTGACTTGGACGCCGCATCAAAAAACCGACCTACGTTTTACGCTGCATGAAGCTGAGTTTACCTCAACCACAAGAAGCTATAACTTGGGCGAGTTTGATTTGTATGAAGCAGATCTGGTGCAAACACAGTTTAACGCCATGCGCCAAGATGCAGAAACCGACGTTAACCTCGTGATGACCTTGCCGAGCAACCGTGAAGTGCGCTTGAAAGAAGGCTCATTAATCACCCTAGGCGAGAAGGTAACAGGTCGTGCGAAGGTCAAGGTGGAGCTATCAGGCACCAAAGGTAAAACTCCACAAGTTCTGGCACCGATTACTATGGTGGGTGCTGGTGTAAAAGAAAAAGGTATTTATATCACCCGTCACATCAGCTTAGGCGAGCATGTCGATGTTCGTGTTGGATTTGATGCTGCGACAGGCCTGGACTCAAAAGTGACAGCGTACTACTCAACGGGTTCACAATGGCTGGAACTGCCACTAGTAGAGCAAATGTCGCTGGGCGGTGGTTTTAGCGAGCGACGCTACGAATTAAATGATATCTCGGGTGAAACTATACGCATTAAGCTAGAACTTGAAGGTACCGCAAATGATGTACCGCGCGTACGCCCTTTACGTGTGACCGTAGTTTAACTCACACACATCCGAATGAGACTTGTATAAAGGAAAATTGAAATGGCAGTTATTGGCGTCATAACGAACGAAGGTCTATCAAAGACGATTAACGCAGCCAACCAACAAGGTTGGAACATTAACCCAACACATTTTGCTATCAGTGCAACAAAAGGTGATTTAAATTCGTCACGCGATGGCGAGTCTACCAACGAAACTTGGTATGAAGCCCCCATAACATCACGACGTGTGATCAGTGAAAACTCTATCGAATTCGTCTGTAATATTCCTCCGAATGCAACTACAGAAGATATGGATATCGGTGAAGTTTATCTTTATGGTAGCGTCAGCGAAGACGATAACATTCCAGCTGAAGAACCGTTTCTACTGGCGCTTGGTCAACCTTCAAACGCCTTAACGTATTATTTTGAAGGCTCAATTTCACTGCGCCTTGTGGTAACACTAACCAACATTAATATCTCAGAGTTATTTGAGTTTAAATATGAAAATACACTCGATATTGATGACCATAACATGGATGCCGACGCCCACCCTAAATTAATCTCTGCTATTGCCCAGTGGGTTAAGGGTCTAGGTAACGCGCTACTACGTAACGGCCAATTACTCTCTGGCGGTTCATTGCATGTGTCACAGCCGATTGGCGATGATATTAAGCTACGCGCCGATGCTGCTGCAATCTATATCAACGGTGCCGTGCTATACGTGCCGCAAACTGCTGAGCCAATTTCAGCGAGCCACAATGCTACCTTTAAATTTGGTGTCTGGGTTGATAATTCAGGCGCTGAGAATGTCGGTGGCTCAGAGCTTACTTCTCCAGACGCGTCAGTTAAGTGGGGACTCGATTATGTGCAAGATAATGTGGGTGACTTCTACCCTGTCTATACGGTTTCTAACGGTAAACTACTGGAAGAGGAAGCACTACTATCCGATGAAGCCAAAGAGTTAGTCGCACAAATTGTGCGCTATGATGTGGATGCCCATGGTGATTATGCCGTAAATGGCCTTGATGTGCGCTTACATGAGTTTAATACCGATGTAGATGGTGATCTCACCGACCCACTGAAAGATTCAACAACATTTGTTATCTCAAGTGGTCGTGCCCATGTCGGCGGCAGAGAAATTGATTTACGCCACGATAAACGTAGCCGCTTCAAAAACAATGCAGTTACTTACCTGACGCAAGGTGAAAGAATAGCTTTTCACCCAAACAATGATCCCGATAAGAATACAAACCGACTAGACCTAGACTTTGGTCCTGTATATCAAATTGAAGTTGTTTATGGTGAAGTGAGTTTACGCAACAAAAAAATAATCCGTACTACTGAAGGTATTGACCAGCTTGGTGTAAGTGCTGTTACTTCAATTGAAAAGATATACATTGGTTCTGGCGAAAGCGAAGTTATCTTTGAAGAAGGTACACATTGGGACTTTCTAGGTAACCAAGAAAGTAACTCGACGATAAAATGGCGTTCTGTTGACGGTGTTCCTGGTCCTCAGGATTCGTATTATGTTGACCTAAATCACAATGAAGAGATCACCCATGCAGTGAGTATTTCCGGTGACCGTAAAGCAATAGAGATCCAAAAATCATTTACAACTGATGAAACTCCAGATGGCCTCGAAACAAGCCTAGTGCCTGGTACAGAAGTTCAGATCGACTACCAATGGCGCGTACCTAGAATCGACCGTTTGTATTTAAACAAAGATGGTGAGTTGATAATGAAACGTGGTGTATCATCACCTTTCGCCAAACCAGCATCTCCAGCGCTGCCTGACAACGTGCTATCTCTTGCTGAAATTTATCACACTTGGTGGGAAGAACCAGATGTTAAGCGTGATGGTGTAAAAGTAGTACATATGAGCGATCTAAATAAGATGCAGCAAAGTATTGTTGACTTATACGATTTGGTGTCATTAGAGCGCTTAAAAAATGATACAAGTCGCCAAGCACCATCAGCCACTCATGGATTATTCGTTGATCCTATGCTGGATGACGACATGCGTGACCGAGGTCTGGAATCGGATCTAACAAGCAATAAAGTGGATGGTATTGAACAAATAGCACAAATAAATCCTGCTCGTGAAGAGCTTGTGCTGCCTATCAATATGAAACCAAACTCTTTAAATACATCTAAAGAAACCAAACCATGGACTCTTGATTATCAGCATACGGTACTCATTGATAAGGGACGTCCTGTCGAGCAGGTTGAAAAAACGGGGAGTATGAAGGTGAATCCTTACTCGGCGTTTAAACCTATTCCGGCAAAAATGACGCTTATCCCTGCCGTTGATATTTGGACAGAAAGTAAAATAGAACTAAAAGATGGTCCACCGCTTAATAGTACTGTTGTAAACCATGGGGTATATGGCTTTAAGTTTAGAGGTAATGTAACTTCACAAAAAGTAGGCTCAACTTCTCGTGCCGCTGAGTTTTTACGGGAGCTGGACGTCGAATTTACACTAGAAGGCATGCTGGAAGGGGAAGGAATTCAAGCCTTAACCTTTGATGGTGACGTATTGCCAGTTGTCTCTATTGATGGCAGTACCCCGACGATTGCAGACGCTTCTGGCGTACTCAAAGGTAAGTTTAAGATCCCAAAAGAGACGTACCCTGCAGGTCGAAAAGCAGTAACAGTGAAAGGCACAGGTATTGGTGGCAGCGAGCCAACTGAAGCAGAAGCGTCATTCACGGGTAAAGGCACCATTACAACAGAGGAGTGGCAAACTAAGTTCTCTGGAGGTTTCCAACGCTGGGATCCATTAGCACAAACCTTCACACTTAATGAGAGCCACTTTATCTCAGGGGTCGATATTAAAATTACTAAACGCGGTGCTAAGCAACTCGTGCTGCAATTACGTAATACGACTGTTGGTATTCCAGATAAAACCTTAGCTGAAGTACGGGTAAATGCTGATGAGTTAATTGAATACGACAGTGGACTTTATGCTTCTAAAGAAGATCCCCTGATCGATGGTAAACCGCAATCTTATAGCAAACCTGAGGATTATGGCTGGACACGTCTGACTTTTGACCCAACTTATATTGAAGCGGGCCAGGAGTATGCTTTTGTCGTATTGACCGATGATGCTGACCACGAAATGGCGATTGCGGAGCTAGGCGGTGTCAACGAGAAGCAAAAAGTGATCACGGAGCAAGCTTACCAAATTGGTGTCATGTTATCGTCATCCAACGCAACAACTTGGACGCCACACCAAAAAGCAGATTTAACATTCCGCTTACTCAGAGCTGAATTTACCTCTTTGGAAAAAGAGATTAATTTTGGCGAGTTCGAAGTTGAAAAATTGTCTGATTTAATGGTAGCAGGTGGTGCAATTCGTCCTTCTGATAAATCAAATATTAAGATCAACTTCACGACGGAAGAGAATGTCACCTACGAACTCGACGAGAATGTGCCGTTCCGCTTGCCTAATTCATTTACGGGTAAAGTTAATGTTTCTGCGCGTCTATCGTCAGACAGTCACTATAGATCACCATTAATGTGGCCAGAAGCGCTGATGATGATTGGCTCACAAGCATCTAAAGCCCTCTACTGTACACGTACCTTTATGACTGGCGCTGCCGAGTCAACGTTGCGAGTTACCTTTGAAGGCCAATTTAAAGGTGATGCAAGCGTACAAGTATTTTACGCTGTGGATCCAAGTGCCAGTAACATCACTTGGATTGAAATGACATCCCCTGATGAAAAAGCGCTTGGTATAGACAGAACTGAGTATACCTACACGAAAGAGAACTTTGAGCATACCTCAACGCAAATAAAGTTAGTACTTAATGGCTCGGCACTTAACCGACCGGTAGTATCAAACTTACGTGCAATGGCTTTCTAAATAAAGCCCCGAGCAACGCAACAACTGGGGCGTCTCACTGAGTGAGCCGCCCCTTTTTGTCTAGAAGCCACAACGTGAAACACAGAGGCCTGTCATGGCATTATTGAACGACTTTAAAATCCTCAAGGGCGGCGGTGGCGGTGGTGCCGCATATCGTCGTGAAGATATACTCACCTCAGGAGTCATAGCGCCAAAACAGTTTGAAAGCCTAAGCGTCAAAATGGGCCAATCAATCACGCTCACCAAGCTTGAGGTCAGCGCGCCATGCTTGATCAGGATATTTGGTAAAAAAGACTTTTCTGACCCAAATCCTTTTGAGTTTTTAGCTTACCCAAATTACTTAAGTTATGAGGGCGCGGTATGGGACACACTCGGCACTGTCTGGGGTAATAACCGCTACCCGACACTCATCAACAAAGATGAGTTCCCAAATAACAAACTCTATTGGCACATCGCCAACCCCAGTGACGACCCGATACAGATCACGGTTGACTTTGGTTGGTTAGTTTTAGAGGAATAACGCATGTTTTATATTGACATACAAAGAGAAACAGAGCGCCGTTACTCAGCTGAAAAATTCATGCCCTTTAAGCACCGTACCGAACAAACAGGAAAACAGGGCGGTGTATATGATGTCTTAGATTCATATATGTTTGCAGCGATAAAAAAGCTGCCGATGGCCGGTACGTATTTAATCGTTGAAGATGAGGGCAACCCGCCATTAATTTCATACCGCTTGTATGGCCATACCGAGTATTGGTGGATGCTAATGACCTACAACAGCCTCGTTAGCCCCATGCAACTCAAAGCGGGTGTTAGTATAAAGTATCCCATACTTTCAGAATTAGAAGCTTTATACGCAAAGCTAGCAGCGCGAGAACGTCACCCTAACGTTAAAAAAGTTGCAGCATCGACACCGCAAACCACAGGGAAAATTGGTGATCCTGATTCGCTCAACCACATTATTCCAAGTGGTAATGGCAATACCAACGCCATGTTACTTAGAGCGTACGCAAGTTTTGCAGCCCAAAAGTACGATCTCGCTTATGCTATCATTGATGATTTTCAAACAACCGAGGGGATCAATATTGATAGTTCTTCTGGTATTGATCACACTCCCTATAAGGTTGATATGTCTGCAGGGGGACGCCGTGCGCCGGTTTTGACGACGGTAACCCATCATTTGCTTGATGCTGCAAACGGGAACGCAGTTCATATCGCAATGCTACCCGACACTGAAGGCCTGAACATCGAATACAGTTTAGATGGCGGCACAACTTGGGAAGCGTTTAACAAAGGCGTTATTTTCACCAAGGGCGGTGATCATATTACCCTGAGGTTTATCTATAACCCTAGTGCTGGGGCGTCAATGAAACGTGCTTTCAACGGATATGTTATTGTACACAATTAGTAATGTATTGGGAGGCAGTACAAAAGCCTTCATACTGCAATAAATATGCAATTCTAGGTATTTTTCAGCAGTGACTATCGCCTTAGAATTAGCTAAAATTGTACAATAGTAGAGAATGAGACTTGTAAGTTGGATATCATTTAAAGATGACCATACATAGAAAGACGATAACTGTTCCCGTTAAAACAGGCAGTCGCGATCACCGTCATAGTAACCTAGATGTGTTAGACGGTTTTCGTACGGATCAATACGGAACATTAAAATTCAACAGTAAAACACTGATTGATAAAGAATTTTTAGAGAGTTCATTACGTAAAAGAGAGCTGTTGCAGCGGCCTTATGTCGTCGTCAGCTATTCAACTCACTTGTCACTGACTTCAGGTTTACCTTATTTAAACCTACTCACCTTTAAAGAGGGTAATGAAGTAAACGGGCAAGAAAGCCATAATTGTACAATAAGACCATATGATGCGGTCATGCATATTAATCAAAGTAACGCAGAGCTGGTCACCAATAGTGTAAACATCACCAGTGACAGTCAACCAGATGGAAAAGCCCATCAACTTTTGATTACGACCATCCCATCGTATGAAGATCAAATTGTAAAAGTGTCTCTTGATAACACAGACAGTTGGTATGTCGTTGCTCAAGACACGCCAATTGACATACCCAATGGTGCAAGTTCGTTACGAGCAAAACTATCGATGCCTCAAAGCAAAGACCCCGCAGATACAGAACGTCCGATCTACGGTATCTACATTCTGTATCGATGAGATTTGAAGGCGTTCAAACCACCGCCAGATGTTAGAGCAGTGGTGTAACGCGAGCATCCAAAAGTGCACGCTAGAGACTACGGCCCATGGTGATGGTAAACGCGAATGCTAGCTGTGAGTGAGACAAATAGCGAAAATGATTAATTAGGAGTTTGATATGGTGATCTCAACACACCGTTTAGGGCTAGCTGCGTTCATGAAAATGCAAGGTTGTAGCCTAGAAAAATTTGAAAATCGTCGTTTTTTCTTTGCAACAGAAAAAACACTGACCGATTGGGAAATCGAATATAGCAATTCTTGCTGTTATCGACATGACCTTGAGCTTTGTGAACTACGTAAGCTCTACCCTACAAGCCCTCGAGGTTAAGTAAGTAGGCGCTGGAAAGGTGGCAAGTATAGATTGCCGCCTTTGTTTATGAGCATGCGTCACTAAGACGCAAAGTTGAGTGAGAGTTTGCGAGATGACCACGCTAGATTACGGGAATCTAAGTTCTCAAATTTTGCAAGAGGAACGAGCTGCATTAATCGCGTCAGCAACAAAGCAGCTTAAAGAGCAAGATCAAGAATATTTTGGAACCCAAACCTATCACAATACCGTTATTTTCAACCTTGATGTTGATTTAGGTGCACTCGAAAATGCCAAATACGCGGTCAACGCGTATAGCGTTAAACAGTATGTAAATAATTTTTTTAACCAGATACTAAGCCCTACCGCAAATATTGAGTACAAAGGACATGTTACTTTTTCAGGCGTCAATCCAACTCAATTTGCCCAAAGCCCTGTTATTCACAACGCGTTATCTCTATCTTCGATAGACAATTTAGCCAATTTTCCAGAGCCTGAGCTCCTTAAAACTCCCGCGCTTGTTGGCGATGTAAAAAACTATATAGACGAAACCTATCGTTTAATAAACCTAAGCTTAGAGTACACAGCTGAGCAAGTAGTTGAAGCTAGGCTCAACCAAATACTACCAGATGCTATTGATTATTTTATTGATATATCGCTTGGCGAAAAATTAGCTTATTTTTCTGATGAATACGTATTTCCTAGAGTTGAACAACAAGTCAGTACTGCGTTAGAGGTTCAGGTAGCGCCAGCTGTGTCCTCTGCAATTCAAGATGACTTAGCGGCGTTTGCACAATCAATCACAAATGATTATACAACCGCAATCGCTCGAGCCATTGAAAGCATCGATCAAGGTAACAGTTGGACCGAAGCGCAAATTCAAGAAATTGCCGCGACAGTGGATAACGTCACGGTGCCAGAAATCGTCGACACGCAACTGAACTTAAAAGTTGCGCCAATGGCTAAAGCCGCCCTTGCCGACGACCTCAATGCTTTGCAAGCCAGTGTCACCGACGCCTATCAGACAGAAATTGCCCAAGCCATCGCGGGCATTGACCAAAGTGGCAGTTGGAGCGAAGCACAAATTCAAGAAATTGCCGCGACAGTGGATAACGTCACGGTGCCAGAAATCGTCGACACACAACTGAATTTAAAAGTCGCGCCAATGGCCAAAGCTGCCCTTGCCGACGACCTCAATGCTTTGCAAGNCAGTGTCACTGACGCCTACCAGACAGAAATTGCCCAAGCCATTGCCGGCATTGACCAAAGTGGCGGTTGGAGCGACGCACAAATTCAAGAAATAGCAGCAGCGGTTGATAACGTCACGGTGCCAGAAATCGTCGACACACAACTGACTTTAAAAGTCGCGCCAATGGCCAAAGCNGCCCTTGCCGACGACCTCAATGCTTTNCAAGCCAGTGTCACNGACGCCTACCAGNCAGAAATCGCTCAAGCCATCGCCGGCATTGACCAAAGTGGCGGTTGGAGCGAAGCACAAATTCAAGAAATAGCNGCNGCGGTTGATAACGTCACGGTGCCAGAAATCGTCGACACACAACTGACTTTAAAAGTCGCGCCAATGGCTAAAGCCGCCCTTGCCGATGACCTCAATGCTTTNCAANNCAGTGTCACNGACGCCTACCAGACAGAAATTGCNCAAGCCATCGCCGGCATTGACCAAAGTGGCGGTTGGAGCGAAGCACAAATTCAAGAAATAGCAGCAGCGGTTGATAACGTCACGGTGCCAGAAATCGTCGACACACAACTGACTTTAAAAGTCGCGCCAATGGCCAAAGC